ATACTTTACCCCCTTTGATACAAAACCACTCATACATTTTTTCAGTAAGAGTTGCATCAAAAATGGAGACGGTATTTTCTTCAGTATCCCAAAAGCGAGATTTAGATATTGTGTTCTCTCTACCTAACTCTGATTGTATTTTGTAGGTATTAATCCACCATCTCTTTCTATCTTGCCATTCTTTTGTTCTACTATCTAATATTGAGAAAGGTTTAATCATGGTTGTGTGTTCTCATTCCGTAATCATCAAATTCATCTTCATCTAACTCTTCAATAGAATTATGTTCAGCAATTGCCTCATCTAAATCCTCAATTGAAAACATTAATTCACCATTCTCAATTCTCTCATCTTGAATTGTAGAAGCCTTATTCATTATCCATTCGGTAAGAGAATCTTTATGAAACCCCATTCCAATTATTAAAGTTTGCACTCCTTCCATTACTTCATCCAAATCAGTATCATCATGATCAAACTCAACTGATATTTTTGTTCCATAATGTTTTGCGGTAAGAATAGTTCCCACATCCTTTACTCTTTTGTTATTACAACACATATTTTATTTTTTTAATAATTTTTTTCTAATCAAAAGTTTTTTAGCGAAAAGCCAAATTACAAAATATACCGATATACCTAATATGTATGCGAGTAACAAAGTGATTGTTAATAACATATACATCAAATAAATTATTACTAATTGTATAAATCTCATTCTACAATTTCCGCGTTTGGTATGTGTCTGCAAAATAATATGATTTCACTTTGTCGTAACGCCACATCACACATCCAAAATTCTTTTAGTGCGGTAGCATCTGCAACCTGTTCTACTTTCACTTTACGATAAACCCAATAGAGTTCATCATTGTATTTAACCAATTCTTTATTTAACATCATAAACTATTAAATATTCCAACTACACCTACTACCAACCAAAAGAAGTTTAACATCATATATGGTCGGTTATGTCTTTCCCATGCACACCATGTTAAGATAATCGCATCCACTGAATTGATTACCCACATAGTTAATAGTGGAGTATCTTTGCCCATTATTGCCAACATCCCAAATGAGAATATTCGCATTGCAACTCCGAAACCTTCTAAAAATTCAATCCATTTTTCCGATTGAATCACTTTGAATTTTTGCATAACTTACTTTACTCGCTTTCCGTTTTTATATATCCACAATTCATCTACACCTTCTTTATTGGTGACAATGAATGTGAAGATTTCATCTTTCTTAAATAATCCTTTTATCCAATTCCAAATTCTTTTCATAACTTAGTTTAAGCATATTGGACCGAAGCGGTCTTCAAATGATGGATGTAATAATTTATCAACTTCATCTTTAATAATACCCATAACTCTATCGTTCTCTTGCCACTCATAATCATTCAATCTTTCGGTTGCATATAAATGAACGAGTTTGATGATTTCCTTAAGTGCAATATCCGAATCCATTAAGTATGGAATTAAGGTTTGATTAACCTCTTCGTTTAATTGCTGTTGAGTTATTTTCATACTAATAAATATTATTTAATCCAATCACCATATGCCCATTCATATGCTTCAACTGCCGGAGTTCCTTCATCAATATACTTTTGAGCAGTTTCTTCTACTTCTACTCTCAATCCCCAAGCTGATGCTTCGGTTAAAATTAGTTCAATACTTTGTAAATCTCCAATTGTTAATGTTTCCATAATTAAAAAGGTAATGAAATTAAATTATTAGTAATAAATGTTTCTATAAGTGTTGTGAAATCAGATGGAGAAGCTAAAGATTTTTTACTAACATGCCTTCTATCTTTTATCAATCCTGCTTCAAAAGTGATTAAGTATCCATTCCAACCTTCATCAAAGCTTCTTTCAATATAAATCTTAAACATTTGAGAATTATATAATCCTTCTATATCATAAGTTCTAACATTCTCTTCTACTTGAGTGATTTGATAATCAGTTGAATCTGCTAATATGTATTTACCCAATAACTTTGAATAGTTTTGAATAACTAAGTAGTGAGGAGAAGCTTTAATCTTATCATCGTTTAATAATACGGCAATTTCTTTAATCATATCTTCCCATGCAATACTTTGACCATATTTATCATATATTGAATTGTAATCCAATCCCATTTTATTAAACAACTCCTCTATATGTTTTTCTCCCATTAGATTTTATATTTTACATTTTCTTTAATCATTCCGTTTGTTGCGGAAAACTTCTTTTGATAATTCACTAACTCAACTGATTTCGCTGCCTGAATTCTATCAATCCAACGGAGAATCTTTGGGTCATTGTAGTCGCATAAGGTTGATACTCCCACCGCCTTACACCAATTATTAAATTCTGTCATAAAACAAATATACGAAAAATTATTGGATTTTCCAAATATAGTTTAGAAGTAAATTTTACGAATTGAATAAAATTGCCCATTTGTAGATGAAAATGTTTTTAATAGATAATCTTCAGCTTCATTCATTGTTTCAAATTTCATTAACTGATTTGGATCTACTTTTTGACTACCAGGAGTTAATAGTATTTCATGTTCAGTATCTATCACTTCTATTTGTGGTAAATTTGGATTGTAGTTATATCCTTGACTTATTTGAATTGCATGCTTTGTTCCAATTGTTCGTGAATGATAATCCCTATCCTTCACCCACATCACCCCTTCATACAACCATTCATTCTTTGAACATTCGTATATACAATAATATCCTTTCATTATTTTATCTTAAGGGTTTTATATATTAACTTTTTATACCAGGGTAATGAATCATATATGCTCTTTAATACAATTTCTTTATACTCTTCACATATCTTTTCCATTCTAACTAAGAATATATTTTTATATCCAATATCAGTTTTACTAATCTTACCCAACCTTACCCATATGTTATCATCATTCATTACATAGACCGTATGATACACATCTGAATTAAATGTTTGTGGGTCATATAACATAACTCCATCTCTATCCAACTTCATTTCAACGGAACACTTAAAATCTTTGCCCGTTTTACTCCACATAATTTTATCAAATAAGAAACGATATGAATCCGGTTGCTCAAGTGATACTCTACAAACCCATCCCAAAGGAGTTTCGTTGTGTTCTAACCTTTCATAATTTGATATTGTTAATGGTTTCAAAGTTTTAGTTTTAGGTGGAGGTGGTGGTAATTGAATAGAACCACCACTATAATTTCCATAATAAGCATCTCTTTGTAGTGGTGGTGGCATTGGTATATGTGGCATATATTATCTATTAAAACCTATTGGTGAATATTTTTCTTCTGATTTATATTCCGTTTCATCTATGTTGTAGATTTCGGTTAGTGTCATTCCATTTTTTACTTCCACATCTTTTCCTAAATGTTTAAGTAATGCTTTAGTATCATCTAAAGGTAGTGCTTCAAATTTATGTTCGGCAATCAATCTACCTTTTCTTAGTAAGGCAGTATCAATCTTCTTCTTATCCATATTAAATGTTGCGACAATTTGAATATTAAGAATATCACTTAGGATACCATCAGTTAAGTTAAGAATGTTTGATACACCGGTAGAACCATTTGATGTTCTATCCGTAATAACATTTTCCGCATCTTCAATGAATAACACTGAATTAGCATTCTCAATTAAGAACGGAGTCATTTGTGGAGATGTAATGAAATCTGCTAAGTAAGGTGGAATGAATAGAACTCTCTTATCTTTAATCTTTGAAGCAAGATATTTTAAGTAGTGAGTTTTTCCAGTACCAGGAGTTCCGTGTAATAAAACCAATCCTTTACTCTTTTGTTTGTTTAATTGCCCAATGATTTTTTCGTGAATAGGTTTGAAATCCTTACCATAGTTTAATTCAATATCCAACTTCTGCTTTGGTAATTCAAATGTTTGAGTTTCATATCCTCTTTGTGTTTGGATTACTAATGCAATGTTGTTTGATTTGAGAACTTTTCGTTTGCAAGCATTTATTATCTTCTCCGTAATTTCTTTGTATGTAACATTATTACCATTTGAATGAATAGCAATGTTGATTCCTTCATGATATTTGCTCTTACTTCCTTTAGCCCAATCATTGAATATATTATATATCGTCAAAAGTGTTACCCCATCTCTATCTCTTTTCTCAAATATTTTAGATGTTGAATGATAATCCGAACCATAATAATCTCTTTTATGGATTTCTTCAAAACTAAAATCGTCTATGATACTCATTATAGAAGTTACATCTATCTCATATACATTTTGAGAAACTTCAAACACTTTATTGATTGGATTGCCAGTGGTGGTCAAAACATAATGTGCGTGAGGAAAAGATTCAACATCAACCAAACGATATGGTTGCCCACTTAATGGAGGGTTACTACTATTACCTGAATAACGGAAATGTTCTTCCTTTAATATTCGGATTTGCTCACTTGATAATTCTTCGGTAGAATCTAAATCTAATGTTTTTATATTACTCATACTATAATGTGTCTGGGTATGTTGGATTAGGATTACAATCAACTTCTCTCATTACTTTGTAACTCCATCCTGGTTTGAAATCTTTACCACATAGGTTATCCTTTATGAACTTAAGAGCTTCACCATATGTTTTGAATTCTAACCTTACATCATAACAATCACCATACCCACACTCTAAACGGGTTTCATACTTCCAATATGGAAAGGATAAGAAACTCTTCTTTGTTTGTACGTGATATACTTTATGATTCCGATTACCATAATCATCCATATAAGTTGCCTCAATGATTCTATGTTTCATAATTTATTGTTTGAATAGATTTATTAATTGCCCTATCGGGGTGCCTGAAAATATTAAGGAGAACCATCCTCTCTCTTTTCTTTTTTTCTTTAATTCCGTTTGATATTCTATAACATCCAACGCTTCTTGCATTGAAACGGGTTCTCCCCTTCTAACCATATCGGAAAGCATTTCTAAATGTGGATTCTTCATACTATAAAAATTTATCTGTCATTCCTTCACTAACAGCAGTTGATGCGGATAATCCAATCCATAGATAAGCTATTCGGGCTATCCAATGCCAGTTAAGTGGATTCCATTCACCGGATACAAATGCGAATATTAGATACCACATTCCAAATGAAATTAAAAGTGAGAATACTATTATTACTAAAAATTTTAACATAGGGTTTATTTTTCTATAATGATTACTTCACCTTCCATTACCCCAAAGCTAGATTTCTCTTTGAATGAATAGGTTGATGGTTTAGTTGTATCTTTTTTAGTTAGCACCCATAAAGAGGTTGAACCCTTATCTCCTTTCCAAGTTACATTTACTAAACGAACACCTGATTCTAATTGAATGGTTTCCGTTCCACCCCAAACTCTTGCTCTATTGTTTTCAGTGCAGCCATATAAAAGGGTCATTAATGTTATCCCTCCAATCATCAATCCTAATACTTTTTTCATTTTCTTTTATGTTTTATTTATCTTCAAATATACGAAAAATTATTGAATATTCCAAATATTTTTTATTGTGAGCATATCTTTGCGGTTTGTATGTGTAGTTCCAATATAAAATTCCTTAGTGTCAAATTTGCCGGCTTTACATAAACATCGTGTTTCATTGATGTCGATGTCAATACATATCCCCTCCTATTCAATAAAGCCTTATTCAATTTATATACAATAGCATCTTTGATACTTGCTATATTGTTTATTAGGGGAAACACTCCAAAGGTATAGTGTAAACCCTCATCTTTAGCAATACCAATTAAGAACCTTCTACCACCAGTCAATTCAAACTCTTGGCCTTCTATACTTATGAAGTTTTTTATTACTAACATACTAATGGTTTAATCGGTCTTCAAATATTCGTTTCATATTATCCTTATTTTCCAAATACCCCATTGTAAATAATCCACCCCCACATTCATATACTTTTTCCATCACATGGGTATGAAACTTCCCAACTCTATTCATTGTAATCTGCCTCCTTTGGACAAGATTGCCCCTATCCTTATATTCTCTTCTGAAATGAAAAACATATTCCGTTTCACTCATATCGTTTATATTAATAAGTTCCCACTCATCAAAATGCTCATCAACCCTACCATATCGGGTGTTTAATATTTTTTCTATGTTCTTAATTGTTAGCATTGCGGTATCCATCTTATTTTATCACATATAACATCAACAAAGGCATTCGGATTTACCAATTGTTCCATACTTAATCTCCCAAACATATTATATTCAAATAGAATATCATAGTATGTAGTTTCTTCACCCAACACCATCCTTCCCATCCTACGAATTGAAAAGCGGGTGCAATAATCAATCTTACCATTGGATTTAAATCTCTCAATGATGTAATGGAATCCATCAACGGATTTTCTCGCATCGGTAATCTTCCATTCTCCATTCTTCAGACTAAGTGTCATTCCAACGATTCGTAAATAATTTTCTATATTCAACATAAGTGTTTAATTTGTCCCGTCACTAAAATTTTTTGATAGATTAAATGTTTTGAGTCCTAAACCCCTATACTATTTAGATACATCATTAATCTACTTACAAACTCACTACGGGTTTCCATTTCCTCCATATACAATTCTATATAATCATAATATCCTTTTGCCTTTTGTAATCTATACATCCCATTCACATCCACTCTACTTAATATGACGGTTATCGGAGCATGAGCCGTTACTCTCACATCATTTTCTATTCCAATTAGATATTCGTTTGGATGGGTGATGACGGTTTGGATTCGGAAAGGATAACCCTTTATGACAATTGGATACCCCATCAACTTTTCTATATTCTCAATCGTTAGCATACTAAATCTTTTTGCATTAAAAATTGTATTGAACCAACAAAGTTTATCATATCCCTTATATCGGCGGTTGGCAAATAAACTCGGTTTTGTGGATTGCTATTATCATATAGAGCATAACAACCATTACAAATTGGTTGGGAGTTACCCACTTCTTTTTCTCTCAACAATATCAATATCTCATCACTTCTCCACCCACCCATACAACGCAAGATAATATGATAATGGTCTTTTAACTCACGAATATTTTTTACATAGTATTCGGGTTTGCCATTCGGGTCGCAAATTCTTTTTTGTAATAATCTTTCTATATTCTCAATGGTTAGCATAGATTAATAAGGGTTTTCTATTGTTCCATTATCTACTAACCAATCAATGATAACTTTGGTGGAATACATAGTAAGAGCGGATGTGAAAACTCCCATATCACTCATCTCTCCCTTTGTGGAAAACCAATCACCATCCATAAGGTTATTCTGCATTAAATACCTACCCCCTTCTCTCTCCTCTCTATAAAGGTAGATACATAGAGGTAAATCATTTTCTTTATCAGTAGAAGAGAATTCAAAACGATAAGCCTCTTCCATAGGGTAGGCAGAATCAAATTGGCCAGGATACTCTATTACTCTATCACATACCCACCAATTCCAATCTGAAGGAATAACTCCCTTTGGATTGTAGAGAGTGATGGATTTACCGACCATTTTATCCGTACCATTTATTTTTAACATATACTATCTATTTAATTTTTTCATATTAAAACCAATTATCATCTATCACACTTTTTATCGATTCAATCATTTTATTCTTATCACTAATGTAACCCGCCGTAACCGAAACCCTACTATCTATTCCATTCCAAAGTAAATCATATGTTCGTTCACCCTTAAATTTGTCTTTAGAATGGCGATGAAGACCGACTACTGCCGTATAACCCGTTTCTACATCCCTAATAATGAAATCATAGAAGTTTTTATGCTCATCTATTCTTTCTATTATAGAATATAAAGTGGGTGAACCCTTCCCTAATCCCTTATCTATACGAAAGGATTCACCTACTATCTTATCATATTCTTTTATTTTTAACATATCTAAGTGTGATAATTTAATATTCTTTCTACTGCTTCTACAAAAGAAGAGAAACTCCTTACACTCTCCTCATTAAGAAGAAAGAGTTGCCCCGCCATCTTATCCATACTAAGGGTTAAATCCCTTCTATCTAATGTGAGGCGAGATTCTCTCCCCGTCCTTTGATTCCTAATCCAAAACCAATATTGATAACGGCCAGGATAATCATTAAACGAATAGAATTCATACTCTATCTCCCCAACTCTAAACGGAGAGCCAACAATCTTATCTAAGTTCTCAATCGTTATCATTATCACAATTATCTATTAATTCCGATGTTATCAATAAGAGTCCTTCGGGTCTTTGAATATCCGCTTCCCAAAAGTAAAGTTCTCCCTCATATGTTTCATCCCATCTCTCTAAAAACATTCTATAACCATCACCCCATTTCTTCCTTTCTATATAGATGTATTTGTGTTCACTTCCCCTCCATATCTTAAGGATGTAGTGATTCTCCGTAGTTTCCACAAACCCTACCAACCACAACCAATGTGCCGTCCGCCCCGATACCTTCTCAATCCCTTTTATATTTAGCCATTTCATTACTTTACATTTTCATTTAAATAATCATTTACCCTCTCCCAAAATAGTTCTCCATCCTTTAGTGTAGATAGAGATACATCCTCTTTATAGATTATATTATCCATCGTCCCACTCAAAATCCGAACGGGAAAACAAACCTCAACCTTCATAGTTAGTGGTGAAGGGTTTCGGTGAATCGCAATACCGACCGTCTTATTATATCCTCCCTCTTTAGGTCTTAAGAAGTATAGATACCAATCCAACTTCCAATCCTCATTTGATGTTGTAATATCCCCATCGTAGTATGTTCTATCGTATGCATCCCAATCCTCCATTTGGATGTTAGCCGTTTGTGTTATGTTTAATCTCATATGTAGTAAATTTTTTTTGCCAGAAATTTTATGGTTTATTCTTATGTGGTAAAGGTTTTCTATATACTGAAATCAAATGTGCTATATCTGATAGTAATAGGTTCATATTACTGATAGTACCCCATGATACTCCCTTTATCTTTGTTGGAGAATATCTTAGTTCCCAAATCAATCCTCCCTCTCTGCTTTCCTTCATCAAATCTATTTGGAATCCTCTTCTAATTTCATTATCTCTAATATAGAAACGATATGAATCTAATGTCTCTACAGTAATATCTACTTCATACTTTCCTCTTTCCATCCCATCCATCTTATCTAAGTTCTCTATCTTCAGTTTCATAACCATATAGTGTTTTTTATTTCCCTTTGGAGGGATAATATATATTTTTTCCGTATGTGGGAAAGATCAACCCAAATATATTTGTCACCCCCACGCCCTCTCACCACCAAAAAGCATTTAGCGTTTACATAAAACCTAACCCCTCTTTTTGAATACATACTCACTCATAATCTCTCTTGCTTTTAATCTGCCGGTAGGGTCTTCATACAGTCTACCCACATTTAACTCTGCCATCCATTTTACGAATTCGGCCTTAGACATAGTTTCTGCCCTCTCGGCCTCCACTCTCTCTAATACCTCAATTGTTACATTACTCATATAATTGGTTTTTAACTTAAATCACCTAATACTACCCCCTTATACCTTCCTCTACTCACTCTATCTGCTCCTACATATGGGGAAAAGTTTTCTCTACTCTCCTCATACAGGTACAATTGGAAGTTTTTACAAAATTGTTCTATCTTCTTACTCTCCCACTCATAGGGCATACTGAAGGGTTCTTTCTCCCATGTCCAATATATCCAATCCATTACATCACATATGTTTAATACTGGTGTATTCTCTTCTAACTCTCTTACTACTCTATCTCTACCTTCTTGTAACCTTTCTCTTATACTACTCATATTTTAACTAAATTATTTTTTGTGTCCGCTTTGATTATCTAACCACCTCACCTCTCTCTAACCAAAATGAATCATTTCTTCTGGCATTCATCTCCCACTTCGCCTTCTCATACATCTCATCAGAAATCAAACCTCGCTCGAAGCAATACTCCATATTCAACTCAAATGGAGAAACTCTCAAATGCATTGCCCGACTCACTACGAAGTCACAATACTCATTAACACTCATACCTCTCACATCAACTAAACTTTCCATAATCATTATCTCTTAGTACATTGTAATATTACGAAAAAAGTTTGAATAAACCAAGCATTTTCTCAAAAAAGATTTCGGAAAAAGAAGGTTGTTGTGGATATATGGCCTCCACATAAGCCTTAATTGCTCTACTCATATAATGTTATTTAGTGTCTTTACCATTCCATTCAAACCCATACTTCTTATTCATATACTTTACCCACTCTAAGTCTGTCTTCTTAGTCATCCAATCGGGGTATTGACCGGCAAAAAAGATAGCATCACTGCCGGCATTAGATACTTTGGGTTCTTTTACTACTTTTGTTATTTTCTTACTCATATTACTTATTTTTTGATTCTAAAATTGTTTTAACGAACACATACCCTATAATACACACAAAGGTGAATAAGGTAACTAATAATGTCTCTCCGATTGTTATTGTCTCATTCATAGTATCTCTCATTTGATTACATAGTAAAGATAGGGCAAAAGGTAACATAACCCAAGCATATAGGTAAAAATCTTTGGAAAAAACAAAAAAACTCGATTGAGAATCAACGAGTTACAAGTTGTTGGGAATCAGCGAGTTATGGAAAGGGTTAATGGGTATCTACTCCCGCCCTGCCGCCCTATAAAGGTAATAAAAAAGTATGAGAAATCCAAGAGAAAACCGATTTATTTTTACCGATTAACCTTACCCTTTATCTCATTCCAACAATGGGAGGTATATAATCTCTCTGCTGCATAGGCCTCCACCTCTAATGGGTTGGTCTTATATGAACCCTTCCACTTTTTGTATTTGGAACGACAAGGTTGGTTCTGATGTGTCCATTCGTGTATAATAGTTGCTACTAATTCTCTGACATCATCTATGTTCTTATAGTATATAGTAATTTCATTCTCTACATCATCATAATCTCCGCAAAGTTTAGAATCTCCGTTGTATGATGATAGGGACCAGATGGGCTGATAGGCCTTTCGTTGGTTAATTCCTAAGTTTTTCTTGCACCAAGTGATTGTCATATGAGCAATTCTACCCAATGTTCTCCTTCCTAATGGTTGTGCCGGTGTTTTAAGGTATATTCTGCTCATAATAATAGGTTTATACTCTACAAAGATACGAAAAAACAACCAAAAAACCAAAATTATCTTTGTTCCTCTATAAATAGAATGGGACACAGAAAAACGGAGGCTGTCTTCTCAACCTCCGTTAGGTATAATGTAAGAAACTTTATTGTAATAAAAGAGTAAAAGAGAGAATAGAACTGCAATTGAAGATGTTTCCTACTTACCCACCCTTAAAGTAATCTTTATTATCTTACTTAGTAGCGATTGTGTCAGCAGCTGCTGGTGCAGTTGTTGAATCAGCTACTACTGCTGTTGAATCGGTTGAAACGGCTGTTGAATCTGTCTTTACTTCAGTTGAAGCACCACCACAAGCCACTAATGATGTAGCGATTGCTACGATTGCTAATACTTTTTTCATGTTTTAGTTGTTTTGTTTTATATAAATATTAAAATTAATTGTATTTTTTTAAGAAAAATAGGGAGAATCCAAAGGTTTCCCCCTATTTGAGTGGGATTAACCCAATAATTCTGCTCTAACAGCCTTAGCTTTCTTCAAAGAAGGAGCATATTGAGATAATACTTCACCATTGAATCCTACTCTTACACGGTAGTTGATAGTACCAGAAGGAGAAGTGATTTTTTGAATGTTGTGAGATACTGTCTCATACATTGTTGTTGCTTTCTTTTTTGACATTCTTGCCATGTTATTGTTTATCAGTTTGATTATCCCTACTGATGGGAGGGTTTGTTAAAGTTTAGAGGTCTTATATTAGGGAGCCTCTATTCTTCCCTTTTTTTACTTCGTAAAGATAAGGAAACTTTTTCAATATTCCAAATCTTTTTCAATATTTTTTTTAATTACCAAATACTACTCTCAACTCCTACCATTCTCTCCTTCTCTTTCCCCTTAAAGTAGTTCATCTTCTCACTGGCATAGGCAGCTTTCTCATTCCAATACATCCCACCTTTCCTATTACCTGCTCTATAACTCTTAATACCTTCCTCTAACGCCATATAGTATTTAGCTTCCCAATACTCAATCTTTGGTTTGTACCCTTCTGGGTATCTTCCGTTAAGGTTTCCGTTGTTGTTTCTGTTTATCATAACTCTCATCTTTTATTACATAGTAAAGATATGTAAATAAATTGAATTTTCCAAGCATTTTCTAGTCTATTAAGAAAAATTCTTAATAGATTGGAAAATCCAACTAATTGATAATCAATGAGTTATGAATTACCAGCACATCATATTGCCGGCTTTATCCCATTCATTACTCCCACTCGCCGTAGCTTTATGGAGAGTATCGTAATTTACCTTCAAATTGGAGTTACCAAACTGGCGTTTTACCTCCGCTTTGAACTCTTTAAGGTTCTTAGCCCACACATCATTGAACCCTCCACCTACCCAATTGAATAGATATCGGTACTGACCGGCTGAATTCTTTAATAACTTCTCTCTTTTGATTGTAGCTCTCATATTAAATTAAGTTTAATGCTTTCTCAATATTACTCTCTGAATAACCATACCCTTTAGCCTTCTCAATCGCTTTCTCAACTGAAAGGGGACCGAACACATACTCACCAGCAATCAATCCTTTCAAACACTTAACTGCTGAAGGCCAACTTCCATGCGGAGCAGAATTGTTAATATGAACATACTTCGCATAACTTTCTAACTTAGTACCATTATCGGTTTCACCCGCCGGTCCATACTCATAGATATCTTCCCATCCGTTGTATTTACCGCCGGAAAGAGAATTAACGAAACCAGCAATAGTTTTCCATTCCTTGCTTTCGTAATCCAAATCTGAACCATCTGAATTACAAACATTTACGGAAACGGAGTTACCATTAGCAAATACCTCTGAACTAGCCCACACTAACACATTGGGAAAGTTCTTTTTAACAAAGGCCTTACTAATAGAAGCAACCTCTTTACGACCGATGGAGATGTAAGGGGTTTCTAAAGGTTTACCCCAATAATCAGTGGTCTTTAAACAAGCGGCAGGAACTTCAAACTCCATACCCGCATAACTAAATTTCATTTTGTTTTTCATATCTCTTATCTTTTATTACTCAATAAAGGTAGGGAATAGGCCTGACATATCCAAGCCTTTTCTCAATTATTTTTTGATTATTTTCGGCTGAAGATGTTAGCTATATCGTTAGGTCTCCACCCACAATCCAATACATCGTTTAGGGTAGCGATACTCTCATAAGTTAAGTTCGTCCAATAATAATGATTGGCTAACTCATTCATTAACCATCCGCCACTATTAGGGTACTTAACACAATAGCTTTCCAATTTCTTTACATTCTCTTCGCTCATCCTTTCAATTAAAAACTTGATATTCATATTACTTATTTTTTACTGAATAAAACTTCTCAACCTCTACTTTAGCCTTCTTAATCTTCTTCTTAGCCTCCACTCTATTACCATTGAATAGGAGTTCTAAAGATTCCATCATTAACTTACGATGTTTAGGAAGTGACTTTTTCATAGTATCTCTCATTTGATTACATAGTAAAGATAGGAAGGAGTTGGGACATATCCAAGCATATACTAAATTATTTTTACTTTTCCTACAAAATTCTCGCTTGATTATCAGTGAGTTACAATGGATTGATTATCAGTGAGTTACGATGACCGGCTGCTATTGGTATATACTAGCCTCCCGCCCGCCCTACTAAGGTAAGGAAAAAGTATCATATATCCAAGCAATGTGGATAACTTTATTTTCACTTTATTTTAAAAAAAGTTTGGAAAATGCTTGGATATGTCGTAACTACTACCTACCTTTACTATGTAACAAAGAGATAAGATATGAATAAGATAAATGAATTAAAATCGGTTATTGGGAAAGAGACTTCTCAAAACCAATCACCAACTTGTAGAGGTAAGTTGATTAAAGTAGGTAAAGAGTATTCAATTTTTGAATCAGTACCATCACCCTATGCTAAGTTTATAGACTCCGGTCTTGTAGGTGTTAAGTATCCAGTACCTAACTCTATTGCTTGGAATAGTTTCTTTTATTAATAAAACTTAAAATATAAAACAAATGAAAGATTTCAAATTAGACAAAGCGGGTGTGTATTTCACTAAACATTCTAACTTCCGTATTGAGTTATTCCCTCATGAGAAGTTCGGAGAGATGGTCATCATTACTAAAGGGCCTTCATTCGGTAAGGAACTATTCGGTAAGAAGTTCATCAACTATGCTAAAGCGGTTGGAGCAATCGATATAGTATGTGGAGAGAAGTTAATCTCTAAGGGAGCAAAAGAAGCCCAAGAGGAGTTAATGGAGTTAGGTTTAGATTCAGAATAAAAAATTATTTTCTATGAGTACATTTAAAGAACTTACTGATGAAGAACTAAAAGGTTTATCCGATGATGACCTTTTCAAATACTTAGATGCCAAAGCCGCTCACTTAAGAGCCACTCACACTATTAAGCCGTTAGGTAGTTATCACACAAAACAATTTGCTGCAATCACTAAGGGTGAAGCACTTACTACTGAAGAATTAAAAAAAGCTAAAGAGATTGGTCGTATCGGTGATGAAGAATATTCTAACTCTATCCGTCAGGCGGCAGAGAAGTTAGGTGGTGACCCTAAGTTGAAAGACCCTGGTATTAAGAATATAAAAACTCGCAGAGACCAATGGTTTGAGTAGTTTACATTTGTGAATACATCAGTAGTATCCCTACCCATTTGTAAACATTTGTAAACCGAATTTTATTCTGCTCAGCCCGACACCTCGCAGAATATTTTACTGAATATGGTGTATAAAAGAGAATAAAATTTTGTATTTAGGGCTTTGAAATATGGATTTTTTTCCGTACCTTTGTGCGTAAAAAAAATTTCTCCGTATGTGTGTATGTGTATATCCCACTACTACCCACTTTCTCCCACTTTTTCACCCCTCTCTTATCTATAACAATAAGTCACTAAAGTGTATAAATCTACATTTTACACTCTTTTCTCGCTTTCAATCTCCATTTCAACAATCCGTATAAAATGGGTTTAAACAATAGGGCGGATACCGCTTTATTTCTTCTTATATAGGGGTGGATTTTGATTAAAAAAAGAATTAGGTATCACTCCCTTCTAACCTCTCATATCTATCTATTATTCCCTTAATTTGAGCACATATATGGTACTCTTCTAACTCTATCATTACCTTTAATAACTCCTTTAACTTCTCTATCTTTTCTTCTATAATCATATTTCTTCTATTTGAACTCTAACGGCTTCATCCCCTCTTATACCCATACTCCATACTCCACCTATTAGAATAACCATTGGCTCTCCTCCTCTTTTAACCTCTAACTCTTCCCCTATAAGGAAACCAAATTCTAATAATCTCAGCCTTAAACACGGAGTACAATGTTGGCATGGGTCTCCTTCTCTTACTCCTACTACTCTATACCTCTTACCCTCTACTCCCTTATCTAACTCTATCATAATGTAGTGTATTCTTATATACCCACTCTATAAAACCTTCTCTTCCTTTTACTATCCTTCTATCTACCCATACCTCTCTACTTAGTGATTCACTTAAGTTATCTATTCTACTTCTATGATGTACTTCTCCCTCTACACTCTCTCCATCTATCCAGTCTCTATATAGTATTACTCTCCATACCTTATTATCTAATACTACCTTCCAACTGTAGTTATCCATACTATCTAATAGATTCCTTCCTTCATACTCTATATGTATATTATTTAATTTAGTAGGGTCTTCTATAATAAGTCTTTTCACTGAATTATTTTTTGTTTCCGCAACTATTTCACTTCTACGGGTCTTTGTCGGGTCTATTCCCTTTAAGACCATATCATAATACAATTGGGTTAAGTGTGCTTCGTTATTCCACTTCGCTTGCTCCAATGCCATCTTCGCATTCCGAATACTCATTTCCCTAAGTTCTCTACTATCCATAACTTTCTCTTATTTATGTAACATACCCATTATTATATTCACATCATCTCTAAGTTGATGCATCATACTCATTACATCCCCTTCTACCTTTGGTTTACTCTCTCCACTATCTTCTACTTCCGCTAACCTTCTCATCACCACTTCTTCTAATCTCTTAAACTCCCCCATTAGGGAATCCATACCTTCATCCCCTTTATTTTTCTTCACCGCATCCATACCTTGCTCCAAAAACGATATTCTATTCCCTAAAGCATATAAACGATTCTTAACCTCTTCCATACCCCCATCATTTCCTTTCCTCATATTCAACTCACCCACTTCATACTCTACTCTACTCAATTTCTTTTCTAATCTTCCCAACTCTCCCTCTAATACTCCTACTTTATGGAAATCATCCAATCTTCCTTTAACCGATTCACCTCCCAATAGGATATCTTCATCCACTCGGAGGTATCCCATTCCTTCCATTGCCTCATTCTCTCCTCCCGTTCTATTCCTAACCCATAAGTTACTCGCAGTTATCGCTCCGTTTATTAGAGCCCCACTACCCGTTATTGGTCCTCTAAGGTAAACCCATTGGGATTGTTGTACCGTCAAATTACCGGTGATTGTCAAATCTCCGCTCAAATCTCCACTCTCCATTCGGAAAGGTGGGGTGTGTTGGGCTGCCTCTTCCCTTTGAGGTAGGGAATACTCATAGCCCCAATTATCCGTTATCTTTCCCGTTAGGGTATCCCTATATAGTATTATTTCCTTTCTCATATGTTTCGGTTTATCATCATTGCATCTATTTCCCCATCCCATAATTGGTATAGGTTCTCTAACCCAAATGCGGATTTTGGTAGTTCTAACCTCTTCGTATCCCCATTTACTACAAAATCGGTGTTCCAAAGACCATCCTTTCTCATTATCCTATGAATGATAATGGACATCTTTTTTCCTATTAGAGTATATTGTGTATCCGTCTCTACGGCAATCCAACCTCCATCTTCTCTACTATCCCAATAGTCTTCTATCTTCTTCCAACCTTTTATTGTTAATTTCTTAGCCATTCGTTACTATTATCATACCACTATTGGTAATACTCTCCATCCATTCGAATCCTATACTCTCTATTATACTCACAACTCTCTTTTTCATTTCCTTTGAGTTTCCGGTGATAATATGTAGAGGTAGGTTCTCTTGCTTAATCAATATCCAATTTGCCAACTCACTCTCTACTACATCGTAGGTTTTATTGTGGCAATCCCATTCGGGCTGAACCCATTTGTCTTTTTTCCTTTTCATTACAAATCCATTTTGTATCCTAATGTATAGTTCTCCTCATAAAGAAGTTTTATCATTCTATTGTATAGGTCTCCGTGATCAGATTTTAGAAAGTCTCTAAATCCTCTCGCTTCATTCCTATGATGTTGTGTTAATCCTACTAAGATGAACGAATATAATGCAATGATATGAAATTTATCCCATTTTTCCAAATCTATTCCCAAATCTTTGAATATGGGTAATTGCTCATTGAACTCTCCACCTTCGAAGAAATTGTGAGCCATCCCCTTCCAATCTATGTTATCCGTTCCCTTCCACTTTTTATTCAACTGATTAAACCCAATGTGTATATCTTCTAAATGATAAATTTTACAATTGGGATTCTCTCTTATATCTATCCCATATTTTTGAAACTGCCATAGTTGTGAGTAAATGTGAGGGTCTTCTATACCCTCCCCATATTTTTCATAATGGGTTAGAAATTCTTTGAACTGATTAAGGATTAAATTGATATGTGTTTTCATGCTCACCTCCCTACTCACTTTACTATGATAGAACGATGAAATGAATCTATCTATTGGGTCTCTTACTACTAATACCAAGTCTCCGTGTCTTAAATCTACACCACTTTTTATTTGTATTCCTTTCCAATCACATACCGCTTTCATTAAGGTACTAATAAGAGAACTACCGCTCTTTTCAAAAACGATTAAACTCTTACTACTATGTGGTAAACTTAATACTTTCATACAACTTTATTTTAAAATAACTATCAAAAAATCTTATCTCCGAAATTTTTTTCGGACCGGAGGACAAAGGGAGAACGATACCCCCTACCCCCGCCCCGCGAATCGGTTATAGGTAATAGTTATCATATACCCTAATCTATTGATATACAACATTTAATCCCATCTTCACTTTCAAACCACCATTGGGTAAATAAGTATTGTGGGCCATCTACTCCTTCTACAAATGATACTCCTTCAACGATTTCCTCTTTCATAAACTGAAATCTACGAAAACCTCCCGTCTCACTATTATCTATGTAGAATTGTTTCTTTTGGTTGGGGAATGCTTCGGGATGAATATTACCATCAGGCATTATACATTCTAAATGAGGTGCTTCTCCGTAGAATGTATTATCTTCTTTTCTCCAACGAAATTGGTTTACATCGTATCTATATTCCATATTATTTATTTTCATTGTCTTCAACCCAAATATGCATATCTTCTGATAATGGATTTGATGTTCGGAAATCATAATTAGGGTTGTTAATCGTTTTCCATTTCATACCACATCTTTTACACACACACTTATTAGGCATCCACCCAAAGTTGTATGAGTATTTGTGACCTAATATTTTACAAATCCATTTTTTCATTTAGTTCTTAATCTTAAACTCGTTGTTGTATATGTTTCGGGCTTTGATGAAATCTATCACTCTTCGTATCTCCAAAGCTCTTAGTGTTGAAAACTCTTCATCACTATGTTCTAATATATCTGCCTGTTCTTGTAGGTCTCTAATCGTTACCCTATCTATTACTATGAACTCTTTGTATCCACCAATTATTTGATCCATATACTAAATTTTATTCAGTTTCGTAAGTTATTGTTTGAATTGTCCCGCTCTTCACATCCACTACTCCGCTCACTTCAATACTCCATATTGAACCAGCATCAAAGATATATTCTGAATCATTGATTTCACTATCAAAATATAAATCACTCAAACTCAATCCTTCTTCTTGCTCTTCTGTCAGTTCAGGAGTAAATGTTTCATCTTCAAAATCCGTATCACCATCACTCATCTCATTACACCATAGGTCATAAAAGTGTCCCGCTTCCATTGTTTCAATTGATTCTTTCTCAATCGCTTCAATAAAATCTTCTAAAGGCATTCCACATTCTAAACTTGCTCTCTTCCAATTAGTGTATGCAGTGAAGGTAAACTCACTACCATCATATGTTCCATAATGTTCGGTTCTTTCGCTTAAAGACCATTTTTTAAGATTTATGATAATTTGAGTATCAACATCACCTTTGTCTAATTGTTTGAGTTGCTCAATGAACTCAATTTGTTTCTCTGTCATTTGTTTCAGTTTTATCTTTAATAATAATATATCTTATACCATTTTTAGTTTCCTTAACTTCTCCATTTGCTTGTCTGAATAATTCTTCTGCTCTCATTGGGTCGTTTGCTCCAATCAACATAAGAGTTTCTCCCATCACAATCATATCACACATTACTCTCCAACTTTTATTAATGATTTGAAATCAAAACTTCTCCATCCATTTGATTCAACATCCCAAACAGTAATTAAATCAGATACGATAGGATTACCATTCTCATCTAATTTAGGTTCTACATTCGTTTCCGTTTTTGGTTGTTTATCTTCTGGAATGATGTTAAACGATTTAGTGCATTTCATCACTCTCTCACTACCATCTTTTTTCTTAAAGGTTACTACAACTTCACCTTGCTTCAAACTTTCTACTAATTCTTCTTTTGACATAACTTTATTTATTTGATTCTATTAAACATTTCCAACATAGTCCATCCTTATCAGTTATTACCGATTGACATTTTGGACATATACTATTCACCTTCAGTTTCTTCTTCTCCTTCTTCATTCTCTTCATTTTCAGCTAAACTATTAAGAGCTTCTGCCGCTTCAGCAAAACCATAGATATATCCTTTAATCCATGCATCTTTATCAATGCCAGATTCGGTATCATATCCGCCTTCGGCCTGCTTCTTAACTTTACCAATCCAATCTAACTTTTCTGCAATTGATTCTAACTTTGTTTGTTTACCCCACTTGCCCATATTATTTACGGGTTCCATATCAACTGCTTCTTTCATAGCTTCAAGCCATTGTTTTTCTAAATCCATATATTAAGTTTTTTATTTACAAACTCTACTAAATTCCACCTCATCTTCTTTCTTAACATCATCAAATGGTCTCCAATCATTGAATCTACCATTTACTCTTGGTAACATATGATGTTCTCTATGACCACACCATTTACATTCTCTCACTATCACTCTTATACAATCTCTTCCGGTTGGATGCCCTTTTACATTATGTTTCTCTCTACGATATTCCCAACGATGAATACCAAAATGACAAAATGGGTTTTTCATTCTTACTTTAGTTTAGATAATATTTGTTGTTTTAATTCTAAAAATTCTTTTTCTTCATACACCGAACCATAACATTCAAACTTAATATCGCCGGCTCTATTTCCATCTCTAACTACAATAACATTATATTGGTCTTTTAATTCATCTCCTATTCTACCATAGAAATGTTTATGAACTTCATTCATTTCTTCATGATCAAAGTTATTCGGACATCTAACTATGAATATAGGTTTATGCATTTGCCATTGTGTAAATGGTAGTGGATTGTTATTAGCCCCTATCACATTATTTAAATGAGCCATATTATTCTATTGTCGTTGTTAATCCTAAATCTTTTAACTTTTGTGAATATGGTTCTAACTCTTCATACCAACCTCTCTTAACATCACACTTACCTTTATGATGAACCATATAAGCACATTGCTCTGCCTGAAGTTTGTTCTGTCCCAATACTCTAACTAAGCAATCTATTACCCAATCAAAACTATTCACTTCATCATTCCATAAGATTATAGATGATTGTTGTATAGTTTCTTCACTTGTCTTTTCTAATGTATCTGTCTTATTCACTATCTAATGATTTAATGTGTCTAATATGTTCATTTAATTTATCACACATATCCCAATACATTATTCTAATCTTATGTCCCAATTCAGCATCATTTGAAGTTTCCTTTATTATATCAGCTGGTATCTTAAAGTAAGTTTGTGCTTCTTCTGCTGATTCTATAATTTGTCTTCTATAAATTTTAGCATCGTTGTTGTTCTTCATTATTCTACGAATTTGTTTTTATTAATGTAGTTATCATTTTTATACCCTAAGAATGTTGCTTCTCTTTTTACTATTTCATTTATCTTTATCAACAAATCAACATATTCTGGCTTTTGTCGTAAGTTACTCATCATATCTCTCCACAAATTATTATGATGATTGTTCGTATCAAATGAATTCTCAATAAAATTATATAAGAATACCACATACAATTTTTGATATGGATCCATCAACTCATCTAATTCAGTGAATTGCCCCATAGTTTTTTTATACCAAATCCCTTCCGGAATATCTATATCTAATTTCTGATAGTATGGATAGAACATCAATTGTGTGCACATACTTCTCAATGCCTGAAAGTTTTGTTTGAATGGTTCTACTTGTACGAATTTGATTTTAGCGTTTGGAAAGAATTTTCGGTAATCATAATTGATATATTCTTCACAGGTCAATTTAGTTCTATCATTATCTATAACTCTCTGATGTTTCATTAACTCCCACAATTGTGGCAATAAATGCATATCTTCGGATGAATTCATTTCATTTGATAGATTCTCCACATATTTTGTAAACTTATCAATTGGGAATTTATCCGCTTGAGATTTAATATCAAATGTTTTAGTCCAATAGAAAGATGTTACTGCTCTTTCCAATGGATTACGAACAAACATATAAACAGTCGGACAGTTTTCATACACTTCATTTAAGTTTAGAATCTCATAATCCAATTTTAACCATTTCAACCAGCTCTCAATGAAACATAGATAGAGTGAACTACCTGATTTATTGAAGAATAGGAACGAAACATTTATTTTTCTTACATATAGAAATCTCATACAATTATTTATTAATAAAAGGTAATATTGCCAATTCCTTAGCTTTAGCTTCCACCATAATATCTACATCACACCCATAAGTATTTGGTAATGAATTAATATAATCAGAATGAGCTTGAGGTTTTTCTTTACTATTGTTTTCATGCAATGCTTTTGATTCTGAATAGTGAACAATAGGTTTAATACCTTCAGGCCATGTTGTTATTGCCAACTCTAATGCCGCTTTTTCACTAAAACCACCGGTACAAAATTGGTGATGATGGTAATCAAATACAATAGGTATCTTTATCTTATCATGAATATAAAACAAATCACTTACTGAATACATACTACCTTTATCATCATTCTCTATTGTTAATCTCTTACGAACTGATGGTGATAATCGTTTAAAGTTCTCACAAAATCTATCCATAGCAGATTGTTTATCACCATACACACCATTACAATGTATGTTGATTTTGTTGTATGGAGATTTTTCTAATCCCATCATATCAAATATCTTACCATGCAATTCTAAATCCGATATGGTATTCTCTACAACATTTTCATTTGGAGATACTAATACATTGAAAGGGCCTGGGTGAGATGTGATTCTCATACCCCAAAACTTAGCGAAATCACCGGCTTTCTTTAACTCACTCTTAATCTCTTTGTAATCTTTGAGTTGCGTTAAATCTAACTTATCACCCCAAGGAATTAAAGCGGATGATAAACGGAATAACTTAATTCCATTCATACGATTCCATTCTAATATCTTAATGATATCGGAAGCATTTTTAAGAGCAAGTTCGGATACATAATCTAATCCTTTCAAATCAAAGGTTTTCTTAACCATTGTTCGGTTGGTAGATACATTCTTACCCATGCTCATATTAATACAGGCATAACCTAAGTTCATATTTTGACTCTTTTTCATACCCAAATATACGAAAAAAGGCTTGAATTACCAAGCCTTTTTCACACTATTTTTACCCTATTTTGGGGTTAGAATCCCATTTGAGGAGGCATTTGAGGAGTTGAATCCTTATCTTCCTTCTTTACACCAATTACACACTCTGTTGTTAATAAAAGTGATGAAATAGATGCCGCATTTTCTAATGCCAAACGGGTTACTTTGGTTGGGTCAATAATACCCTCCGTTAATAAGTTACCATATTGTTCGGTTCTCGCATTGAAACCATAATCATCTTTACCAGCTTTCACTTCGTTGATAATAACATCAGCACTTAAACCTGCGTTTGATACAATCGTTCTCAATGGTGCTTCAATTGCCTTTTTAACAATCTGAACTCCAGTTACGAAATCAGTATCAGCATTTACCAAATCAATCTTAGTTGGATTCTCTAATGCACTTTGTGCTCTAATCAATGCAACACCGCCTCCAGGTACAATACCTTCTGCTACCGCTGCTCTAGTTGCGTGTAATGCATCATCTACTCTATCTTTCTTTTCTTTCATCTCAACTTCCGTAGTTGCTCCGATATATAAGATAGCCACACCACCACTTAACTTAGCTAATCTTTCCTGCAACTTCTCTTTATCATAATCAGATGTAGTTTTCTCAATTTGATTTTTGATTAACTGAACTCTTCCTTTGATATCTTCTGCGTTACCTTTACCATTGATAATAGTTGTTGTGTCTTTATCAATATTAACTTTCTCCGCACTTCCCAACATATCCAAAGTTGTCTTCTCTAATGTTAATCCTTTCTCTTCTGCGATGACAGTTCCGCCAGTCAATACTGCAATGTCTTCCAACATTTCTTTTCTTCTATCACCAAATCCAGGAGCCTTAACAGCCGCAACTTTCAATGAACCTCTTAACTTATTCACAACCAATGCAGCTAATGCCTCTCCATCAATATCTTCAGCGATAATCAATAAAGGTTTGTTTGTTTGTGCTGATTGTTCTAATAGAGGTAAGATTTCTTTTAGTGTTGAAATCTTCTTATCATATAATAAGATGTATGGTGATTGTAATTCAGCTTCCATACTTTCTTGGTTAGTTACAAAGAAAGGAGATGTATAACCTCTATCAAACTGCATACCTTCTACCGTCTTAACTTCAGTTTCAGTTCCTTTTGCTTCTTCAACTGTAATTACACCATCCTTACCTACTACATCCATAGCAGTTGCAATCATCTTACCGATTTCAGTATCATTGTTTGCAGAGACCGTAGCAACTTGTTCAATTTCAGTGTTGGTTGAAATCTTTTTAGAGATACTACCTAATTCTTCAACAATAACACTAACTGCCTTATCAATACCACGCTTCAAATCCATTGGATTAGCACCAGCAGCTACATTCTTATATCCTAAATTGTAGATTTCTTGTGCTAATACTGTCGCAGTTGTTGTACCATCTCCTGCTTGGTCAGCAGTTTTAGATGCAACTTCTTTAACTAATTGAGCTCCCATATTTTCAATAGGATTCTCTAACTCAATCTCTTTTGCCACTGATACACCATCCTTTGTAATATGTGGTGCTCCAAATTGTTTTTGTATAATTACATTTCTACCCTTTGGGCCTAATGTTGTCTTCACTGCGTTTGCCAACTTATCAACTCCCGCTTTTAATTCGTTTCTTGCTTCTACGTCAAATTTAATAATCTTACTCATTTCTTTTTTGTTTTAGGTTAAATAATAGCGAAGATGTCGTTCTCTCTCATCAAAAGATACTTCTGGTCTTCAATTTCAATTTCAGTTCCACTAAACTTTCCGAAAAGAATAGTATCGCCAACTTTCACAGTCATTGGAGAATCTTTAGTCCCATTTCCAACTGCTACTACTTCACCCTTTTGAGGTTTTTCTTGTGCGGTATCAGGAATGATAATACCTCCTGCTGTCTTTTCCGCCTTTTCTGCAGGTTTTACAATAACCCTGTCGTGTAATGGTTTAACATTTACGCTCATAATATAAATTTTATTTTTTTAGTTTAACGATATACTATATACAATTGTCATACCAACTCATTGATATTGACAGATTGTCAGTATTTTTGTTTGTGATTACAAATATACGAATAATTTGTGATAATTACAAATTTATTTTTCCTCTAAATAATTTGAATAATTTTCCATTTCACCCACTCTTTGGTATGCTTCTAATACTCTACCCAATGCCTCTTCTATTGTAATAGCAATTTCAGGGTGAGCTTCTGATAATGGATGTTGTAGGCAGTGATGGTCTAAATTACATGCTACTATATGTAATCTATCCATTAATTCTAAATAGTGTCCTGGATTTATATCCGGTTTAGAATTCTTTTTTTGTCTCTTTGATGACATCTGAAACTGATTTATCTGGATTATCCTTCATCTTTCGTATTGCTCTGATGATGAATTCACTTAGTTTGTCTTTCTTATCTAATTTTTTTACTAACTCATTAAGAGTATCTAAATCCTCATAGAATTTTCCCATGTTAGATTCCTTGTGATTTTAATCTTTGTTTTTCTATAAACTTTTTGTAATCAATTTGTTTATATAATCCATCATTTTGAATATCTTCCTCAATGTAATCTCTGAATAATAATTGAATAGTTCCATCCAATCTTACGCCTATTCCACTGAATCCAAACCCTTCACAAATGATAGGTTTGTAATGACCTTTAGGAATACCTTCAGCGATTTCTTCAATATCAAAATCCCAACCCATTTCAGGTTGATGTATCTCACAATATTGCTTACTAAATTCAGCCATAACTAATTTGTTTAGTATTGTATCAAACTAATAACCTTCTTTCCTCCTATAAGTATATCTTCAGAATGTAAATAAGTTAAATCTATTAGTGTGATTGCTCCCACTACATTGTATCCAGCACTATTTAACAACTTCTCTGATGCTTTCAATGTTCCTCCGGTTGCCAATACATCATCAACTAAAATAATATCTTGCTGAACAATACTCTCTTTCACCTCTAACATATCAACACCATATTCCTTTGTAGAATATGTTGCTACTTTAGGTGGAGGTAGTTTTCCTTCTTTACGGATTGGTACAAACCCATTGCCATTCAAAGATGCCAATGCAGCACCAATTAAGAATCCTCTCGCTTCAATCCCCGCCAATAACTTAACCTCTTCATCAAAAGATTCATCTAATAATAAAGAAAGGTCATCAATTACATTATTAAAAATTTTAGGAGAAGCCAATAATGGAGTTATATCTCTAAACATTACACCCTTCTTAGGGAAATCGGGAACATCGGAAATGTATTCTTTGTAATCCATTTGTTTTTTATTTAGGTATTGCTGTAATGGGAGGATTCGAACACTCCACGGTGCGATTCAATTAGTAACAAAGTGCTTGCAAGCTGGTGGTCATCCCCCGTATTACTAATCTATTTCGTTCTCACCACCCCCGAGACAGGAGGGCTTGTCTGCCACAGCTCTTTTTATCGAGCTTATTCCAACACATTACAATGTTTTATCCTTTTCTATATCAAAAGTCGCATTGAAAAATATTCTGATTTGGTCACTACGATAATGTCTTACAACACCACCTTCACATAGTACCACACACCAAATATCATTTTCAAACATTCCGCTATCAGTAACATAGATTGCATATCCATCTTTGTTTCCTTCTACTACTACTGGTATTGGTTTCTTAAACTCTAACATATTAAGTGCAGAGAGGGAGGGATTCGAACCCCCGAGACTTTTACATCTGCCGGTTTTCAAGACCGGTGTATTCAACCAACTCTACCACCTCTCTATTTTATTCTAATAGATATTACTTTTTTCAGTTTTGAAATCAGTTGTATCTATTTTACTATGTTTAATTCTAGCTTCTTCAGCGTTTTTCACCATTCTAATCCAAGTAATAGATACATCAATAGGTGCTAACACCCATGCCATAACTAATACCATAATTGAATCCAACTCTGGTGATGTTCCATATTCAACACCTCTATTATTATATTTCTTATTCAGTTGATAGAAACAATAAATAATACAAATGATGTAATAAACGATTAATGCGTTCATATTTTAATTTTTAGTGGTTTAATAAGTTTGAGTTTGTGAGGAATGATTCGGATTAAAAAGGTTATCCAGGTTTCAAAGAGGTTTGATGGTATTGAAATTACGCGACAAATGACCCTAATATTGTTGAAGTTTGTTAATTATTCATTATCTTATTCGTTCATCCGCTATTTGGTATCATAGTAGAATTGTAAGAATAAACTAATCAATCAGTTTCAAACCCCACTCACTCAATATTTTTAGATTTGAGTATTCGCATTATGAATATCCAATTCATTTTGCAACTCTTCAATTTTCGTAGTTAAGATATCAACTTTGTTTTGGATATCTACAATAGTTAATTCTACTTCTTTTACTGAAGCAACACTTCCATATCTTTCCACTTGCTTTCCTTCATCCGTTGGAACTTTCTTTAATTCCTTTACCAATCCTTTCAACTCTGCCAATGCAAAGATTTTATCATACACCGGTTGATTTGCTTTATGAATTTGTGCTTTTAACTCTACTAACTCATTTGATAAGTTAGTAATTTTATCCAATGTATCATTCATTGAATATCTACGAGGATTACCTTCCTCAATTGAGTTATACTTTTTCAAAATCTCATAACTAGCTTTCAATTCAGTTACTAATTTGTTCTTTTGTTTTAATGCCTGTTTTACATTCATTGTTTTATGATTTTATTTTTACAAATATACTATTATTATTTTACATTTCCAAATTTATCTTACATCTTTCAATCTGGTTCTCAAAGCACCAATTCCTTTATCCAATGTTTCATAAATAGGAATATCATATCTATTACATACAATATCAACATTACCCTTTCTCCAAAAACTATCTGGACAAACTACAATCATTTTCTTACTTCCAGCATATAATCCTAATTCTAATAAACTGATAGGTGATTTAGTATCCGGTGCAAAATACATAAAAATGATATCTGATTCGGTTAATCTATCCAACTCCCAATTAACTTGATAGTTGAATTGCCCATTTGATTCTTTTTGTTCCCAACTACTATCCCAATCATCTCTACGAGGATTGAATATCACTAATTCAGATTTATGTCTAAATGTATCTTCAATTACTTTCTGCCATTCTTCAGCTGCTCCCATCTCAATAGAACCTGCTAAAAATATTTTGACATTATTCTTACTATAATATAAGTTATCGTTTCCGGGTTTAACTACTACCATTATTTTAATCGGTTTTTAATTTCAGTTAATGTTGTTTGTTCTCCGAATACACCATCCACATAGATAGGTTTCAATAATCCTAATGATTCTAAATCCCAACCAACTTTATCATTAAGAGCAATGTTGCCAAATGCATCTCTTGACACAGCCAATAAACCTGTGGCAGATTTCTTTGTACCATCATCGGTAATTGGGTCTTTGAAGATTTCTCTTGCTTCACCATTTACTTCAACATATGTTGCTTTCATTGCGAATCCAAATGTATCTCTTGTGTTATACTGATAAGTGAATGAACCAATACCTAATACAACATTAGTAGATGCAAATCCTTTTCTTTCTAATCTTTCACAAATTTCATTTGCTCTATCAATTGTAATACTATCACCATAGATTGCACCGATATGAGAATCTAATACTTTATATCCTTGCTCATTTGTTGTTCCACCAAACGCTTCCCATAGTAATTGAATAACACCTTTACTTTCGCTGATTTGTCTTCCTGTCAATGTTGCACCTAATGGGAACATCTTACCACAAAGAATATCAACCGGGTCTCCACTATCAGGTCGTATAACCAATTTACCATCTCTTGCTAAGATTTCTTCTTTAAGAGTTACGATATGTTCGGTACATACTTTCCATAAATCCCATGTATCACTTACCACTGATAAGATGCCAGTTGGATATGTGTTTAATAATCTACGGAATGTTTCTATTTCATCTTCTTTACCACCTGCACACATTACACTATGTTCGGTAGCATTTACTGAACCTCCAACGAATCCTTCTTCTCCATAGAATTTTCTTGCTCCACCAATTGCAGGTAATGAATCCGTTCCACTAAATGATGTTAAGTGTCCCAATCCACTTGCAATAGTCGCTTCAATACTATCCATTCCTCTCATAGAGAAATCATGCCCTTGCCAATCAACAAACCAACCTTTTTCAGCATCTGTCTTTTCTTGCCACTTAGTCAATACCTTACGATATGTGTGTGCAATTGTAGCAGATGTCATTGGTTTCCATAATAGGTTAGAAATGATTGTTTCTAAGTAGTTTGTTACCCAATAGAACTCTGGCAATGTATTATAGATTGTTAATACAGGTACTTTCATTGGAACTAATGTTCCTTCTTCAATACCTTTAACATTGATAGGTAGATATCCTAAATCATGTAACTTCTCAAAATGTGTAACATCATATTCAGTTCCCAAATATAAACTTAACTCTTTCTTCATCTCACCACATACTTCATCCTTTGGTTTAGAGAAGAACTCCGTTTCAAATGCTTCATGAATTTGTTTCATAATCATTTGTTGCCCGAATGATACTACTTCATCACATCCTTTCGGTGCATATTTGTTAGAACGGGGTGTGAAGTTTGAATATACTAAAGTTGTTCCTTTAGGATATTGCTGATGATGACCTGTTTTGTAACCGTCGGTTAATAATAATGGGTTCATATTTTAGAATATATTTAATTGTTTTACGAAATCTGAACTATTTTGTCTTGATTGAACTTTAACAATATCAAAGTCAATATTTTTAATACTATTCGTGCAGAAGATACCATCTAATACATCACTTAACTTTTCAAATCCTCCACTGAATATACCATGAGTAACAACCAAATAAATCGGCTTATCCGTTTGTTCTTTAATTACTTTAGCCAATTCAATAAAGGTTCTACCTCCATCACATATATCATCAATAATAATAATTTGTTCTATATCAGTTAAATCCATCGTTGGTAATTCGGTTCTAACAATATTACCACTTTCAATATCTCTAACCTTTGATGCAGTTACTACATTTTTGATATTGAAATCTTTAGCAATATCATAAATCTTTTTTAATGCACCGGCATCGGGAGATACTAACATAGTTTGAGAGGAACGACCATTAAGTTTATCCAATGTATATTCAACTATACTATTATTAGTAAATTTATTAAAGTTATTCAAACACGCTTCCAACACATCACTATGAGGATCCACTACATAAACTTTTGAGAATCCTTGTGAATTAATAATCGGGCAAATAACATTCTTAAGATAGTTAGTTTGACCGGCTAGAAATCTTCTATCACTTCTACCTCCTAAAAAATAGGGAACATATAATTCTACATTCTCAACTCCCAAATCTTTCAGAGATTGATTAGCACAAATAATCAATTCAACATCCTTAAATGAATTCATTCTGGATTTTATACGAATTGTTTTATCTAGCTTTAAGGTAATGTCCGATTTGAAATCAATGGTAATAGATTGTTGCCCATCGGGGAATTGATTTATGAAGAACTTAATGTTAGATTCTTCAAAGTTTGTTAGATTTAATATCTGCATTTTATCTTTTTATTATATTCAAATATACGAAAAAGTGCTCACATTTCCAAATAAAAAATGGGTTATTTCTAACCCATTGATTATCAATGTGAATCCCCAATGTTATGTTTCTCACCATAGATTAAATAATCTGGGTTGATTACTTTAGCAATCTTTTGTCTTTCACCTGTATGGTATTTGATTACAATACCTTCATGTGGTACTTTTGTTCCTTTGATGAAGTTGTTGAATACAAACTTATCTTGAACTTCTTGTGACCAATCGCCATAATGTAAAACCTTCACATATGGTAATTCTAATTGTTTTTCAATTATTGCCCAAGCATTGTAAGTAGGTAAATACTCACCATTACCCTTTATATCAAATCCTACGAACTCAATCTCTTTCAACCCATAATCATATCCCTTTTGAATTCCAGCTCCGTAAATCTCACCATATAGGGTAACACCATCACCTATTACCGCTGGTTCATATGCTCGTACATATTTCCATAATTTGTTTTTGATGTCATATTTTTTTTCAATTTCATACCATACATTAGTATCATAGAAACCTTGTGAATCAGAACCCTTTTCTACATTATGAGAACCAACTACGAATTCATAATCAATCCACTTATCTGCTAATCGTAAGAATTTCTTAATCTTATCAAATAAGGATAATTTAGTTTTCTTAACAATTCCATATCTGGCATTTGTTCCGTGAATCTTACGAGTGATTTCAACCATGTCATCCTCATTAAACATTCCTGGCACATTCTTTAAGTTGGGGAATTTGTAATAGACATGAAAGTTTGGATTATCTTGATAACGAATCTTTCTACCACTTGCTAATTGAACGGTCTTAACAGGTGGTTCATATTTGTAGATATTCATTGCATACATCATATCCTTACCTTCATAGTAATTTTCCATAAATGGAATATGTTTCATAGGAATGATTAAACACTCTGAATATACACCTCTCAACTTTACAGTCTTAACTCTTCCTCCGTTTCTCAAATAGTTAGTAACTCCCATCTTTTCGGAAAGTTCAAAAGGAATTACCGCATCAGTTGTGGCAATCATAGTCATATCACCAACCTTTTGTTCTCCTTTTTTAGTAATACAATTCCATCCACCTGCTACTGCTAATTCAATGTTATCAGCACCATCAATTGCTCTAATCTCATTGATTACCGCAATGTAACAAACACTATTTAAGTTTTCCATCTTTTAATATTTTCATTAATATATTATTCACTTGTTGTTCTATTCCAAATTCAATAATCGCTTCTAGCTTTTTATTTTCCATAGATGTTTCAAAATAGAATCTACACATACCAAACTTTAATTTGATTTGATGTAATTTGAAATTAGGTAGATTCACTAATCCATAATCCATAATACTATCCAAATAATCAGTAACTTCTGGTATACCGAATTCCAATCCACCCCAACCTTCAGGTATGTATTGTTTGTATTTTGTATTGAATTCTTGTTGTGTCATAACTTTGTAAATATATGAAAAATTATTGAATTTTCCAAATTATTTTTTATCTATTCTAATTACTGAACCTTGTCCGTGCATTGTTTGAATTACATACGAACCCAAATAATATGCAACTCCGGTAAACATATTGTAATACTTTTTGTTCTTACATTTCTTACCATAAGTTTCTGCATATTCCATTAACACCCATAATAGAGGTTCTCTTGGTTCGCAGTTACATTTAAAATGTTCCCTATCACTATACTCTTTTGAATAATACTTATCCATCAACTTTTCAGTTAGTGAATCAATATCATTACCATAGTAGGTATGAATCTTTTCAACCCATCGTTGTCTGACAGTATATCTATTAGCCATCTTTTCAACAAATCGTTTCATAGATGCTTTACCCTCATCGGATTCCAAATGTTTCTTTAATGCTTCTAATTGTGGGTTCATAACTTATTTATTTAATGCCTCTTTTAATTCAGATATTCTTGGTTTAGTTTTCCAATGCCCTAACACTTTAATATTACCAGTCCATAATTCAAATGCTTCTACTTCCGGGTCTAACTCACCTAATCTCATTGTTATATCCAATTCAGGATTAGTTAGTATATCAGTATGCCATCTCATTGCTCTTTGTTTTTCAATTATATGAACTACTAATGCCTGATCCCATATTGTAAAATCCACAAACATACCATAGATAGGTCTACTGATTTTATTCTCTCTACATTTGATATACTGAAACAATACCCAATCTCCCATTTTCCATTTACCCCAATCGTATTTAGTCCAGAAATCTACAACTTCCTCATTCATTGGTTGATAGTTCCGGAATTCCTTTATTGCTTCGTATCTATTATTGAATTGTTTCATAACCATTCTTCGTTTATAGTTCTATATGGGCCATCTTCTTTGTATCCATGATATTCCCAATCAATATCACCAAAGACCTCTTGCTTTCTATCCACCAATACTTTCATTGCATCGGTAAACTTAATCGTTAAATATGGGTTGATTGGTTGTTGGTTTTGAATATACGCCATGGCTGAATATAATCCTTCATCACCAAATTGTTGAATATGTTCCACTACCCAATCAACATCTTCCGAAACTACATTCAACATTTGAGCACAAGCATAGTAGAAAAAATCACCTGCATTTAATTGTAGTTGAAAGGTATCATCTAACAATCGTTTATATGCTTCTAATTTTTGTGTTGGAATCATTGTATATTCAAAGGATTGATTAGGTGGAAAATTTGGAACAAAATCATCATTGAAAAATTCATCTATATGGTTTGTCATAACTTATTTATATTCCTCCATTGGTTTATTCATTATTAAAATTTCTTTGGTATCCTCTCTAACATATATAGCGATTATGGGTTTATCCAAACGATATTTTACATCTTCTTCATCACCACCCATATATTCAGCATTCTCTACTTCATATTCGTTGAACCTATCGGGTAACTTATTGATAAAATCTTTTAATTCCTTTAGTGTCATATACTATAATTTAATATTGAATCTTTCTTTCATTTGCTCCAACTTTTCTTTTGGTACTCCATGTCCATTTAGACCCCCATGTCTATTCTCAACAATTAGGGTAAATACTTTATATCCATACTTTTCACCTAACTTAAAGTAGTCTTCCATCTCCCACTCTTGTGTGAATGTATTAGATACTACAATGTTTGGATAGAATTGGTCATTCACCTGATTATCCTTCATAAATGTTTCTACTCTAAACTTACACCAATTGTGTGCTTTGGGTAAATCTCTCGCATTGAACTTATATTCACCAGTTTCTTCATCTACAAAGTAATCATCGGCTTCACAAACTACTAACTCACTCCACATAGTTTTAGCGAATGTAGATTTACCACTACCTGGCAATCCCCTTAATAAGATTAAATTTTTCATAACTTACTTTTAAATAATTCTTTTGCTTTTACCTTTTGTTCTTCATCTTCGCTTAATATACCCATAATGATTTGCTCTTGCTCCTCATCGGTAGTATTCTCATCTTCAATTATTCTGATGTATGTTTCTACATCTACTTCTAATAATTCCGCAATTGCCCCATCAAATAAATCAAATAAACCTAATTTCATATTTTTTTATTTATAGTTTTCCACAATTTCGTGGTGGTCTTGTTTGAATAAAGATTTAATAGGTCTATCTTTCATTATGTGTAATACTTCACCCATTCCAATTGGATATAACATATTACCATCACATCCCACATCCATCATCTTACCTTCTTGCAATCTCATATTAGGATTGAAATGAACATGTCCATGCAAATGAATTGCTCCCCTTGCCATATTGTTCCAACTTGCTATCGGAAAGTGCATCAATACAAAATTAGCATCGTGCATTTCAGGCCCTACCGGCCATTTCACATTCAATTCCATATATTTACTCACTGAACTGAATAACTTTTGGCAATCACCTCTATTGTTTTCAATGTGATGATCATGATTACCGGTTACGATGTGGATGTTTTGACAAACGATTTGATTTCTAAATTGTTCTATACTTTCAAATCCACCAAAACTCCAATCACCTAAGTGAATTAGGATATCATCTTGTCTAACTACTTCGTTGATATTACCGGCTAAATGTGAGTTCATATGTTCTAATGTTTTGAACTCTCTTAATGTAACCGGGTCTTTCCACTTCGTTGTAGCAGAACAAATGTTAGCATGGTTATAGTGTGTATCACTTGTAAAGAATAACTTTTGCCCTTTGTTTAATATAATTTTCATAACTCTTATTTTAAGAATTCTATAATCTTTTCTTTAATTCCACTTTGTTTAATTCCTTCACTTCCTCTTGGTGTTAGAACAAAGTTATCTAAACCCCAATCCAATTCCATATCTCCCCATGTATTGCTCTGAATCTTACCCATATTCAAATCATCCACTGCTACCCAATGAGTAATTTGTGGATTATCTTTAAGATATTGTAGAATTTCAAAGTGTCTTTGTTGTTCTAAATCAAATTGACGAGAGAAACTGAAATCTTCTGGCACTTCACAATCATTAATTGATTTAGTAAATCCTATTGGTTTAATTTTGATACCCTGTGATTCATAATACTCACCCATCTCCTCAACACTTGCCCATCTTTTCCAATCAGATGAGACAACAATACTACAATTTGTTTCTTCCAATATTTCATTTAATACATCAATTGCTTTCTTATTAAAATTATCAAATCTAACATCAACTGGCATTTCCATAATACTTTGAGACATCTTTCTGCCGTATCTTCGTTGTTTCTTATGTCTTCCTCCCCACTCTGATGATAAACATATCACACCATCATGATCTAAAAAAATTACTTTCATATATCTAAACTATTTGGGTAAAACAATAATGTTGGATTCTTTTTCTGAACATCAACATCAGCATATTTCTTTCTAAATTCCATTACATCAAATCTTCTTGTGATGATATGAACTCCATTCGGGGTTGGAATAGTTGTTTCTACATTATCACCTTCCGGTCTAATAGAATTGATAAAATTGATTACATCATTCACATAGTTAGAATCCTTTGTATCAATATCTACAATCCATCTCTTTTCACTTGTCTTCAATTGTCCAACTACTGAATCAAATACATTTTTCTGATTGATTTGACCCGATTGAATACGAGTTACAATTTCAGTAATCATATTCATCGCAACATCCTTATGGTTTTGTTTCTGAATATGAATGTATGCTCTTGCTTTGAACATCTCACATAATTGCTTAATTTCATCATACCTTTCTTCCAATTGTTCAATACCTCCAATACAATAAGTTTTGATTGTTCTTACCGATTGATGGTTTGCTTTATCAGTTGATTGGTCTTTCTTTCGTTTAAAGATGTACAACATATAAAAATCCCCCACTTCGGAGAAATTTAATAATGGTTTAATAAGTTCTATATTGTTAATCATAACTTTATTTGTTATTGTGTTAGCATTCTAATTACGATACCTAATAAGATTGAATAACCTATGAGAGTTACTACAAATCCTATGATAATACCATCAAAATATGTTTTTTCTTTTTTCATAACTTTATTTTTGTCTACACCAATTTTTACTTTGTTGTTTCTTCTTATCCGGCACTACTTTGTTTCGGAAACGACCATCATACATTCCTTGTGAAATTTGTTCATCTCTTTTCCTACCTCTTTGTAGTTGTCTTAATTCTTTACTTATATCAGTTCTCATTTCAATTAGTATTTTGGTTCATACTTTGGATATCCATTGTAGTGATTCATAATCATCATCAATACATTCAAATAGTGAATATATTGTTCGGATTTACTACCCTTCACCATTTTAATTGTACAAACGTGATAATCATCATCACCATACATCACATCAAACGGAACTTCTCCATCATTACCATCCCAATTTGGAGTGGCGTAAATACTAAGTTCTCTTTCTTTATCATACCATTCCAAAGTGCCAGACATATTATCAATACTACCTTTGAAATTACCAATCTCCGATACTTCTTTAAGGATTTCTTCGGAATTAATCCAATTAATGTTATTCATATTTCTTATCTTTTATTACATAGTAAAGATAGGAAAAACATTTGAATTTTCCAAATAAAAATGAAGTTATTTTAATGAAATATGTCATTAAGAATCAATGACTTATGGGAAATGTTACCCGAGCTGGATTCGAACCAACCCTAAATGCACCAAAAACATTTGTGCTACCGCTACACCATCGGGCAATAATCTCAAGCATTCTACTCCCCGCAGTACGGAATTGTATCTTACTTAGCCCATCGTTAGCGGTATGGGTACTTGAGTTGAGCAGATGATAGGAATCGAACCTACGTCTCCTACTTGGAAGGAAGGAGTAATGACCATTATACGACATCTGCTTAAAAATGATGGATAGAAAACACCTATTCTCTTTTCGGCACTCCATCGGATGCCCACTATTTTAACCACTTAGTTTGTGGGCCAGATAGGAATCGAACCTATTACCTCCGCATTATGAGTGCGTTGCTCTAACCGAATGAGCTACAAGCCCTTAATCGTTAATATTAACGATAATTAACTTTATCGTTTCTTTCAACGATAAATAAGGTGCCAGAGGAGAGATTGGTTACTCACACGATGTCCATTTCGGATACACCACCTTTCTAGAATTACGGGACGTCTAATAGTTTTTATTCGAATTCAAACTATTCTTTCCGCCACTCTGGCATATGTGGAGATGGAGGGAGTCGAACCCACGACCTCTTGAATGCAAATCAAGCGTTCTAGCCAACTGAACTACATCCCCATTTAAAAAAATATATTTTCTCTTTTCTCCGATTTAGAATAACATATTGTTACATCTTTATTCTTTTTTTCGGAATCAGTTTGGTTTGTCTGTCTTTTTGATGATGTTATTGAAAATACTCTTTGAGTTTTGTATTCATCGTGTATTTCTTTTATATCATCAATCATTTTCATTTTACCAACATTATGAACATTCCAGCAACTCCAACCATCTTCTTTCATATGTGATATTGCCAATTCAATCAATGGTTTTAGAAAATTATTAACCCACATTGAATAAGTATCACATCCTTTTACCGATTGAGTATCTTCATGAGAATAAACTTCTAAATCAAAATATGGTGGTGATGTTAATACCAAATCAAATTCACCAATATCATATTTATTCATTTCCAAAGCAGAATCATTTACAATTCTTACTTTATCTTCTATATTCAAAAACTTTACCAATCTCAATAAACCTTTATATGTTTCGGTATTTGGTTCAAATGCTACATATTCAGCCCCAGCTGAAATTGTTCCTAACATTCTACCACCCCAACCAGCACAAGGGTCTAATACTCTCTTTGCTCCCAAATTACTAACAACCATTTTAGCCATTTGTGGTCTATACATAGTTGATTTTGCTAACCCATAATTAAAATATATACCACGCTTTAACTCTGAAAGATATGGAGTTGTATGTGAGCTACGATTCCATTTTAATATTTTACCTAATTTATCAGATTTCCATAGTGTTTTAAAAGAATCTCCTTTTTTATTCTCTATATCATAGAAATTAGGAAAAAAATGTTCACATAATTTCATACCAATTCTTTGAGCAGATGCAATTGAGTTCACATTTGAATTCCACCCAACTAATTTCATCCAATCATCATATAAATCTTTGTCAGAAAATATTGGTATATAATTTACGGATTCTAATTCATTTGCTAATATCGGCAACAATGATTCAAATTCTTCTTCCGATAAATTTCTTAAACTATTTTTTATATTTAAAAATTTCTCTATCATTTGTTACTTAATAAATTATATAATCCAACTACCATACTATGTTTGAATGATTCAAAATTTGGTGAAATATATTTCAATTCAAATGAATTCTTCCAATCTAAATATGAAAAACTAGCAGAACGAACATATCTATTTGGCAAATCTCCATCTGGAAGAATTCTGCTTAATTTAGATTGTATTTTACTTTTAATATCTTCATATTTAAATTCAACTACGAACACTAATTTACCATAACAAAATCCACTAACCATCATTACAACTTTATCATTAGAATATTTTTCATCTCTTTTCCAAGTAAAATCAGTAAATTGACCACCTCCATTTAATTTTGTTTTTCCAGTAAAGTTTTTCGGCTTTACTTCAATTGCTTCAAAATCATCATCATATCCATGTTTACCTTCAGATGCTTCCAATCCAACAATCCATTTAGTAACATCTTCTCTAAATTTAGATGAATTTGAATCGTTAGCAGTTTCTTCAATCAACTGATATATGATTTTATCCTTTTCATCTACATCATTTAAGTTAGAATCTAATGTCCAATTTAATTTAAATTCTCTTAACATACTAATTTATTAATGAGTTGAAAATAAAAAAACATTTTGTAGGAATCAAACCTACTCCTCCTAACGATGTTAGGCAATGCACTTCATTACACCTTCCATGTTTTTTAGTAGGCATGGCCGGATTCGAACCGGCACGCTCATTACTGAACAAGAGATTTTAAGTCTCTCGCGGCTACCATTACGCCACACGCCTATTAGATTAACTAACCTTACGAATTTTTACATTCTTAAATTTAGTTTGTTTATCTTTTCTACCAATTAAGATATCAATTCTTTTTTTGTATCTTTTATTCATTACATCTCTCACTACATACTCCCCACTGTACTTTCCTGCACCACTGATTTTAACCCTTGTTCCGAACTTATACTTTCGTTTCAAATCTCTGCTCACCGCAATAATACGATGTTGCTTTGCTCTCTTTGGGTTAATCTTAAATCCACTTGCAGTAACTAATGGTGTTGAATCCGTTTCTCTTACTGAAGGAGTGTATGTTGTAGCGGTTACTTCCATTACTTCATACGAATCAGTGAAATCTGCTCCTTCGCCAGTTTCATTCGGAATAAACAAATTAATTACAAATAGAAAGTTAATAAAACTCATAAATATAACATTTGGTTAGTGATTCGGAAAGGATTCGAACCTTTGACCTACTGCTTAGAAGGCAGTTGCTCTATCCAACTGAGCTACCGAACCAAAAAAAATACTGCGGTGCTTACGAGATTCGAACTCGTGGTCTCTTCCGTGACAGGGAAGCATGTTAGGCCTCTACACCAAAGCACCGGTTGCAGGGGATGTTTCCATTCTAGTGGGACAACCCCCGATTGGTTTTCATCAACTGATGAATCCACTTGAGCCAGAGATGGGACTCGAACCCGCAACCTACTGATTACAAATCAGTTGCTCTACCAATTGAGCTACTCCGGCAGTTGTAGTAAGAGAGATGTTCCAGCCACCACCTCTCTCTTACCTATTCCATACACTAACGGCTCAATGTGGCTTGACCGAATGTGATGTATGTCTTGTACAGCTAACGGGATTCGAACCCGTGCTACATCCGTGAAAGGGATGTGACCTAACCCCTAGTCCATAGCTGCAATTATGGATTAAATGAATGAGATGAAAATGTATTCATAGAAGGAGCATTCATCACCCTTTGTGTCTGAATATCCCCAACCAATGATAGATAACTATATATCATACCATTTTTACTCAATTCCACTAACATATCATTCAAAAATCCTCTCATATCTATCAGGTCTTTTCTTCTAAAGACCCTTTTAATGTTTGGTGTTATTTGTTGAGGAAGCAATTCCACTGTCATATGAAATTCATCCCCAATCCCTTCTGCCAACATTACCTTTATTAAATCTTCTCCAACATTATCAGAATCACATAGAGTTAAAACATAAGTAACCTTTTTGTCTTCACTATTATCTACCGACCAGGTTGAATCAATAACTAATTTAGCACCAGCAACTGCTACAAATTGATATCTTAATTTATCCCAACCTTTTATTCTCATAACATTACAAATATACGAAAATTATCTGATATATCCAAAACTTTTCTCTATAATTTTACCAAATGGTCAGCACAATATGTTGCAATTGGGCCTAATGTTTTGTATCTCACTTTATATCCCATTCCTTCTACCATACCAACTGCTTGTCTTAACACTTCATTTGATTTGTATCTTGGGTCTGGGTTAATATCAATATCAATCCATTTAACTTTTGGTAATCCTGCTGCTTTCATTGCCTCTGCAACTTCTACTGCATACCACACTTCGTTTAGTAATCTGATATTTCTTGTCCATTCTCTATCAGTTTTCCATTTCTTATATAAAACATGTGCTCCTTTACCTTTATCGTATAGGGCTACAACAATGGCATAGATAGTTTTATCGGAAAAGTTTTGTGAATCACAACCAATCAGTATTTCTACATTTTCTTTTGTTGTTAAGTAATCCCCTACATATTGTATTAGATTTACTTTTTCTCCATCGTATAGCCTTTTGTATTCCATATACTTTATTTTTACATATTAACAATTTCGTTTTTAAGTGTCCATAGTAGGATTCGAACCTACACAAACTGGTTTCTAAGACCAGTGCGGTTGCCAATTACGCCATACGGACATTTTCAGTAGAGAGTAAGAGGTTCGAACTCTTGCGCCGGTTTTATCCGACCTACCTCGTTAGCAATGAGGCCCCTTCACCAACTTGGGTAACTCTCTATTTGGGGTGAATAATGGGATTCGAACCCATACTAACAGAACCACAATCTGTCGTGCTACCCTTACACAATAAACACCATATGTTGCGGGGCTAGGAATCGAACCTAGAACACTCGGCTTATGAGACCGGTGGGAAACCTCTCTCCCCGCAATAAAATGTGGAATCGAACCACTTTCCCAGCTCTAATGCCAGGCGATACATCCAGTATCCTTCACCGGTTGAGGTCAGTATAGGAGTTGAACCTATCTAAAAGCGTTTGCAGTGCTCCACCTAGCCGCTCGGACAACCGACCTTATTTGTAGCTCCAAAAGGATTCGAACCCTTACTTTTTGATCCGTAGTCAAAGGTGCTATCCATTACACCATAGAGCCATCCTTTTATTTCCATTGAGTCTTTCGGTTGTGTTTCCAACTTCTACACTCTCTTTGATTTACGATTTTACCATTACCATGTCTTTTTGCACTGAATGATGATGGATGACAATCGTAATACCAACTTCCATTTCTTTTGTTACAAATGAAACAATAACAATATGTTTCATTCATTTCTTTTACTTTTCTTTCTTTGTTTGTCATTTTACATTAGGTTTGTTTACCTAATGTTTGTCAAATAATTGTTTCATAGTTTACTTACTTTTATGTTTTGCTAATCTTCTATTAGATTTTCCACTTATGATTATAGTGGTTAAATCAGCTATCGTATTTACAATCAACAAAGGTGCTGCTGGTATTCCTATTGCAGTACCGATTACAATTGTTCCAATACTTACCAATGTAATCTTATTAGCTATCGTTTGTTGTTTACCATATTCTCTCAATGTACTATCGATTTGATTTATTCTAACCGAATCTGATTGAATTTGTGAATAACCATTCAAACTAACTACCATCATTAATCCTAATAATACTTTTTTCATAGTTTTACATTTTGCACCCCCTGAAAGATTCGAACTTTCATCTGCGGTTTTGGAGACCGATATGCTACCATTGCACCAAAGAGATAATTAATACGAACATTGACCGGGTTGTGGGTATTCTCCACTACTAGTCAGGTTTCAGCCACCCGGTTGATTCGTATTGTTGGTAGTGCGGGATTCGAACCTGCCACCTTCTCGGTATCAGCGAGATGCTCTAACCAAATGAGCTAACTACCAATTTGCACTTCCTATTTTCACGCATTGTCTAGTGCGAACCATATCTGTCGGAATAGCAGGATTCGAACCTGCGTGCTCCACATCCCAAATGTGGCGAGATAGACCGGACTCCTCTACATTCCGTTGGTGGATGGATTATTTTTTTAAAGTAGAATTCGCCAACCTCAAAACTACTATGTGAACCCGAATGGACTCGAACCATTGACTCCCTCATTAAAAGTGAGGTGCTCTAAACCAACTGAGCTACGGATTCATTGTGTGGAGGTGAGTGGAATCGAACCACTTCCTCTGGATTTTCAGTCCAGCGCTTCTACCAAGTTAGCTTCACCTCCAATTGTGGGAGTAAGTGGACTCGAACCACTGAACCCGAAGGAGCTGATTTACAGTCAGCCGCAATTGCCGCTATGCGATACTCCCAATTTAGTCTTTTCCTTACCTCTTAATAACCACATTGCCAGTCCGATGTTACTATCGGATGCTTACCATATTTCTATGGAGTGATTACCACATTAGTAGGAGATATAGGATTCGAACCTATGACCCTCGCCATGTAAGGGCGATGCTCTAACCGACTGAGCTAATCTCCTGCTTTTCCCATAATGTCAAAGAACCTTTCTTGCGTTGGTGGAAGGATTCGAACCTACAACCTACGGATTAACAGTCCGTTGCTCTACCATTGAGCTACACCAACATATAAAAACTAAAAAACCCCTAACTTTGTGAGTTAGAGGTTTTTCAATATTGTTCTAAAATTGTTACATTTTATCCTACATCAGTATCCTCTAACATCTTCGTGCTAATATAATCCACCTTGCCAAAATTCAAGGTTGCCGGATTCGCTATCACACTAAACATACGAATCCCCGTCCATTCACATCTTTGTGTTGGCAGTTGATTGATTGTATGTAATGTTAAAGTTTTCATCTTTAGTTTTCTATAATAAGTATAACAATATTTTTTTTAATAATAAAAAAAGTAATTTAATTTCAAAATACGCCACGTCGTGTCATGCACCGGTTAATATAAGCCTCATTAAACTACTTTCACTTTAGCTAAAAAGAAAGATTTTGTAGGGTGGTTCTTTCAAATGGCCTAGCTACAGCCGTTGTTACCATCAACACTAATTCGCATTGGTTGAGATTGTTTAAGGTAAAAATCCCCTACGGAAAACCATACCATCATATATTTGTCGATTTTATTTAAGTGGAACTTTCAGTCTCTAGAAGGTACATCTATTTTTCTGCCGTTAAACCACTACGAAGTTATCTATATTGGAATCGAACCAACTTTAACCATTTAGATAATAAAATAAGGATGAGAATACTCCATATTGTGAACCAGCTTTAGAAAGATTATTAGTTCCTTTCGTTTCCACTTCCTTTTGAGAAGTACCAATTCAATGTCGGTCGGTATAGCCAACCAATCTTAGAGTTATATCCTACTCTCACCATACTTATTTTCTTCAACTCTGCCGAGCTAATTCACACTTGCGGTGTTAGAAACCTTTCAGATGAATCACATTCCCCTTGAGGAGGTTTGTGGCAATGAACATCTCATTACTATGTAGACACCTTTCGGATACAACTGGCAAACTCTTTTTCTTACTTGATTTTATGATTTTGCAATCCAAATGCAAATGAGTTTGGTTTTGTAGATGGTTTCAGGTAGTGGTTTGCCATAAGCTCCGCTATCTTTTGAACAACGGAATACTTTACTACCCGATATGATATCCCTATCATCATACTTCAAGTCATCTTCATTTATAGGTTTTGGTAAACTCTATAAAAGGATAGTAACAGCACCACCTGTACACAGTCTTATCTTAAAGGGTTTCCCCAATTTGATGTTAAGACCACTTTTGTATTGAATCACGCAATGATTGAAAGGGATTAAGTTTCAACTTCTTGCATAAATTCTATGAGTTATTCTTATTGTTGTTCCCAACTCAACTGAACAATCTACATTTGCCCAGTCACTCCAACTCTTCGATGATAGTGTTACCCCCACCTACAAAGCCAAAGCGATATCTCACTTGCATACTTGAGCTCAACTCCCTTACGGGTGAAAAGCCGCAGAATGATTAAACCAAACCATTCCACTTTATCCTACTTTCGTAGTTTATTTAACGACCATATGCGGCCACTCTATTATGTAACACAAGGTTACTATATAGAATATAATTTCAATCTTTTAAAGAACTTTTTTGTTATTATGAATACCGAGTATCTTTCATCACCTATGAGTTTCATAATTACTTCGTAAAGATACGAAATGATTTTCACATTTCCAAATATTTCTTTAAATATTTTTTATCTTTTTTTTGTTGAACATTTTCGGATATCCTTTTTATACTCATCTCTCCAATAGTGGGAGAGTAGCATTGTTTAGACTATATTGCCTTCCTACTTCTGGTCAACTTTACAAATATACGAAAACATTTTCACATTTCCTAATTATTTGTAATATTTTTTACAAAATGTTTTAGTGATATCCGGCTTTATTTAACCCCCTGCATATGGAGGAAGTAGTCACACATTCGGTTTTATTAGATGTTGGCTTCAACCACTATCTCATTTTGTTTTACAAATATACGAAATGATTTTCACATTTCCTAATTATTTGTAATATTTTTTTAGTTGCGGAGGATGGATTCGAACCACCGACCTATGGGTTATGAGCCCACCAAGCTACCACTGCTCTACCCCGCGATATATGTTAAAGAACTTATTTCCTTATTGTTTTACAAATATACGAAATGATTTTCACATTTCCTAATAATTTTTCAATTATTTTTTTCTATTATATATTTGTATATAGATATATATAAAGTAATTTTACAAAACGATAAAAAATTAACTATTTTTGTAAAAAATATTTTACTCTTCTTTTATTACCTTCCAATACATCTTTTTTGTAATCACCATTAACATCCATAACTTTCAACCAAACAATCCAATCATCAGTCTTTGAACTAGCATTTGAAATAAAGTTATTAGTTACATCATTGCCTTCCGTTAATATTTGAATCTTATATCCTTTATAGAATGTAAAGTTTAATGGGTCACCGGTTCTATCCAATATAATTTCTTTCTTCCCATCATCATTTAAATCAACACAAACGGCATCTATTATCAATCCAAATCCATCTGAATCATTTGGCAATATCATAGAATTTGCTTCGGTGTAGCTGAATGAACTATTACCCCATAGTATTCTTGTTTTAGATGGATTATCTTTGCCGAAACCGGTGTTATTAGGTAATGAATTAAACTCTGCTCCATATACCAATAAATCTATATAACCATCTCCGTTGATATCCTCCAACATTCCTCCTATATAATGTGAGTTTGTATATGTTGAAGGTATTCTACTATTATCTAATGTAAATCCACCTTTGCCGTCGTTAATCATTATATTAACTGAACCGGCAGTGCATACTACTAAATCTATATCACCATCCTTATCAATATCCGCAGATGATCCTAAATGCCAAAATGCTGATTTTAGATTTAACTTGCTTACTATGAATCCACCTTTCTTATCATTCAAATATAAGTTTGGTATTTCTCCTGGGTTTGGTTGTAGTTGCTCATTGTTATGAACCATTACTACGAAATCAATATAACCATCTCCATTAAAATCATTTCCTATAATTGAACGAGGAAAGATATTAAGACCATCTGAAATAGTTGTAGATGTATTATCATTCCACATTACTATTGGTTTTGAATTTTCATTTGCAATAAAAACTTCTTCCTTACCATCCAAATTTATATCAGCATAAAAAGATGTATTCTCATTATACCATTGCCAAACTTTAGATTGTAATCTGATTGAATTTGTAGTTTGATTTTTATATCCTACAATTGTCTCAATTGGGTTTGGAGTTATGATATCATCTTTACTACATCCCAACATTGTCAGGATGCAGAATGATGTTATTATTCGTTTCATTATTTGAACTTTTTTATTTCGTTATTTAATAGGTAGAACATAAATGCTGCTACCCCCAGCAAACAAGCAAAATGGATTACTTCAACTGCTACAACTGAATAATCCCAAAAATCATATACCCTCATATTACCAAGAAGAACTATATTCAAACTCATCCGCATTTTCATCTTCTAAACACTCTTCAATAATTTTGATTGTGTTATCAATATCAGTGAAGTACCATTCATCATATTCAGTACCACCATAGAAGAATCCACTTTGAGTTGGCAATAACTTGTCTGCTTTAGAATGGTCATCTCTAATTTGCTTACAAATATCTAGCAACTCTTCCAAAGTATCTCTACTCACATAGTAGTTCCCACAATTATCGTTGCCTTCTTGTACTACATCAACAAACCATTTATGAATTTGGTTAGCTTTACGCCAATAACCAACTTCTTCCACTACATACTTAACTCTTTCGGGTTTGATTTTGGTATCAACCTCACCACCCTTCTTAACAATTACTTCTTGTTTGGCTTCTTCTTTAATCCAATCACCTTGCCAAATGTAATTCTTTTTATACAAATACATGTCTAATCCCATAACTTTATCTTTTAAATTTTAATGATTAATATACTAAATGAATTGGTGCTTTGATTTTCTTTCTACCACCATTACGCTTTCCCCAACCTTGATTCGGATCACCCTCACTTCGAGTTGTTGGAATATTGCCAGTGAAATATTTTTCTAATATCACCGCAATTCCATTACTTTCATCCTTATGGAACATCAAATCAACTACTTCATGCCAATCCATTTTCCACTCAAACGAATCTTCATAAGTAGAATCCGTAAACACTCTACCATACGAATCATAATGCCCACGCATTTCTTCAATTACTTTACCATCTTTCAATAGATACATTCTACAAGCATCACCATCAAATGAAGATGAAGCAACTGGCAAACCACTCTCTTTACAAATAAAACTGAAGCATCCCATAGTATTAAATTTTATATTTTATAGTTTAAATTACAATCCTTGTTCTCTTCTCAAATCATATTCTTCCTTATCATACTCCGAATACTCAACCACTTTTAAGTAAGGTTGAAACGCCGTATCATAATATCCATTAAGATTCGCCAAAGAAATCATTGAATCTATGAACGATTTACGAACATAAGTCATATCTGAACTACCAAACCCCTGGTCTTCAGGCCAATCTGAATAATCTTCAGCAACATCATTTAGAGCCTCAAAAACGGCCTCTGAATAAGTAATAACCCTTTTGGTAAATCTACCTTCCACAGGGAAAGCACTTGCGATTTTAACCCAACCTTCTACTAATTTAGAAGATTCATAAACAGCGTTCAAATTAAATGGTAAGCTCATAATTATTATCTCTTTTGATTACTTAATAAAGGTAGTAAATAAGTTTGAATTTTCCAAGCATTTAATCAATTATTTTCAGTATTTTTTTATTGAAAATCAATGAGTTATAGAAAACAATTACGATGGCATAATACCAACAACTTCAATACCTTAAGATTGGATGAATCTGCCCTTGTTATTGCCTGATATAGGTTATTCTCACATACTGCTTCAACAAACCCACCTCCAGGATAGGAACTCTTGTCTCTTGTCGCCATAATTGAAACCATAATATCAATATTATGTTCCGTTACTTCTGGAAATTCATTTTTCCAATCATTAGCGAATTCAATAGCTCGCTCTCTCATTTTTTGTCTAATATCCATAATTTTATATTTTAAATTTTATTAATCATTTTCTCCAAAGGTATTATTCCACTCCTCTTCAGTAATACCTGTCATTAAGAACTCTCTTTCACCCATAGTTAAGTTAGGAACAATATTCTGAATCAACTCTTTACTATGATAACGATTTTCTATTCGTATCATTTGATATTGATCAACATCAATATCCATAGTGTGTTCAATGCCTGTTAATTGACTGATTTTTGTGATTTTCATAACTTTGTATTTTATACCATTGGAAATCCAACGGATGAATTTGTAGTTGAAGGTTTCATATAACTTGAATATCTAGTGAGTGATTGTCTACCATACGGACTCATTTTGACTGGATTCGTTGAAATTGCATCCCATTCGGATTCCCATTTATCAGGCAACACGCCATCTTTAATAGAAAACGCAGGAGAATCACCAATCAACCCAATGGGTGTAATATCCTTTTTAGCAACCTTACGGAAGATGTTTTTACGATTTTCTCTATCCACTTCAATGAATAGAACTGAACGAGCCTTAACCTTACAAACTTTAAGAAATTTAGTTCCCTTTTTACCATCTTTGGAAACCACTACATGAACCATTTTACCAATTAGATTTTCCATATTCTCATCTTTTATTACATAGTAAAACTACAAAAAAGGCTTGGAAAATCCAAGCCTTTTTCAAAATATTTTTAAAAAATTTCTTATGTATTGATAATCAATGAGTTATCAATTATTAAATTCTTCTATGGAATCTACTATTAATCTAATTGATAAGAATAATCCTATGGTAAAGAAAAACATTGATATTGCTGAAAAGTTTATCCATCTCACTTCAAATAATTCATGAATCATTAAAGAAGCGTTTCCCAATATCAATGACAATAATACTAAATACTTACTTTTTTTAATACCGGCTGAATAACCTATTAAAACAAATCCTATTACTATTAATGCAATAAATGATAATAAACTTATTGAACTGAATCCTAACATCCATGAATAATCCGCAACTAATAATATTGGGAAAACAAATGATTTTAATAAATTATTTAACTTAAACATTATTTAATTATGTTTGCGTTTTTTAACTTTCTAGCAGTTTCAATCCATTTTTTACCAATTGCATTATACAATGGTTTAGCTATAAATTGTTGAATTGCTTTTCTAACTTGAGGTTGTAATGGCATTGATGCAGAAACTGTCTTACCGGTTTTTTTATGTTTGAAAACATAATCACCCTTTTTATATTCAGTGTTATCTACAATTGTAAATTTACCACCTCCAAATAGAGATTGGAATTTACCCATATTCTCCTGACATTCTTTCCAACTCCCAGTTACTAAATCTTCTGGTAGAGTTCTATCTCTTTCAGCATTTCTAATTAAAGCAACTTCCAAAGATGTATTAACGAATACCATATATGTATCATATCCCAATGTTTCTGCTTCTTTCTTTTGTCTCTGAATTTTATCGAAATCATCACCAGTTCCATCAATAATCATACCCAATCTACCAGCTTCATAAAATCCTTTCAACATAACCATTTGTTGTTTAGCTATATCTCTAGGGCCACCTTTTGATTTAGTAATGAAATCCCATAATTTAGGGTCTTCCTTTTCAATTCTTCCTAAATCCTTTGGGTCTATACCATTCTTCTTTAATTGGTTCTCAAATGCAGGGTCAGAGTTTACTACCTTTAATCCTGCTGCACCAAATGATGATTTTAATTGTTTATCTATACCGAATAACTCCTGTGCAACGAATGATTTACCGCTACCAGGACCACCTGCCATAAAGATACATTTTAAGATACCAGGATCATCTACCCCTTCTACCATTAATTGTGCCATAATAGCACTTTCTATTAAACTAATCTCTTCAGATAGATTTTCAATATTCTTTAATTCAGTGATTAACTCCATAATTTAATTATATCTTTTAGTATATAAATATTAGAAAAATTATTATAGGTTAATTTTGGGATAGTGCAGGAATACATTGCTTCTTTACAACATTCATTACATTTCTGATATCTCTCAATCTTTCAGATGCTGCATATTTAGGTTCTCCATCCTTCATTTTACGGATTCGTTGCATCAATACTGATTCTGCTTTTTGCAACACTTCAAGTGGGTAATAATTAGTTTCCTCCATTTTGTTCAGTGTTTTCTAATTCTTCAAATAATTTTCTAGCCGCTTCTTCTTCCTCAATAGTTGGATGATAATTTGATTTGTAATACTCATCATCATATTCTACTCCTTCTGGAAAGATAGAATCGGTTAAATCTTCTTCTGATTCAATAGACCAAATCTTTTCAACCATTGAACCCTGTAAATTTCCAATTTCGCCGATTGCAAAGTATTCTCTACCGGTTGCATCTTTGATTTGGTATGCTACCTTTTCATTCTCAACGAATACTCTATCATCCGTTAATGAGTAATCAATGTAATCAACAATAATGTTTCTTTTCATATTATAGTATTTGTGTTTTATCGTTATCGTTTTCTTCCTTATCGTTATTCCAATTTAACCAATCATCTGCTTTGTAATCCGGATGATTCTTTTGCATATAATCAATACCCACTACCCATCTCCATGATATTATTCCAACCACCAAACCCATTATTAAAAAAACTGGTATGTATTCCATTTTATTTATCTTTTAATCTTCCTGCTCCTTTATATGCCCGTTTATATCGGGGTTCGTTTAAACTACTAATCTTTACACCTTCAATTTTGTTGGAGGCATGAATAAAATATGTATTACCAATATACAATCCACAATGCCACCCCGATGGTGATACTTTGCTTCTGAAGAATACTAAATCTCCAACTACCAAACTATCCTTTTTAACTCTTTCAGTTTGATTCCATTGTTTATACGCTACATTCGCCAATTGTTTATTATATACATCCATATACAATCTCTTTGTGAATTGTGAGCAATCAATACCTCTTTCAGTGCTTCCTCCCAATTTATATGGCTTTCGCATCCAATGTGTCATAAAGTTATTCAATGTAGTATCAGTTGTGATTACATCATTGAATCCATTTTCAGCAGTTTGTGCATTTACAAAATATGCCCATAACACACATATCCATAGTATTATTATTCTTTTCATATTAATCCCACCAACCTCTCATATCTGAACCATTAAACCATTTAGTATAAACATCATGTGAATACCTTTCTTCAGGTGTAAGAGATTTAATTATTTTTTTCCAATCACTATCATTTTGGTTTCCTTTTATTATTCCCCAAATTTCTCTCCACTCTTTATCTTCTAATCTTTTAGCATAGTTGAATATTTTTCTATGATGTGCCTTTTCTTGTGGAGTATCATTATCAACTAATCTATATCCATCACTTCCTTCAATTGCTTCAAATTCCCACTCTCTTAAATTCAGTGATCCAAATTTCTCTTCAGCTCTTTCAATATAATCATCATCTAATTTATGTTTCAGCAATTCCAATACTCTCCTCATTGCCTCTACTTTCTTACCACGAGAACCATCTACTTCAATACCTCTTTCACTTATCCCCTTTTCCATAATAGAAATAGAACGATATAACATTTCTAATGTGAAACGATAATCCCACCATTGATGTGAATATAACTCTTTACGGAAACGCCAAATGTTTCCAAAAAATGTTGGAATACCTCTTCTAATAAATTCCCATACTTTCCATAGTTTAGTATCATACCAAATTAATTTCTCTACACTCTCAAAGAATGTATCTTTAATTTCTACTTTCATTATTTTCGTTTGAATAAATCTTTTAACTTTTTACCTTCTTTAATAATTCTACCATTCTCATCCATTAATGGTGCAGTGTATATTTCATACGCTATTATCACAAAACTTAACAATAATCCGATTAAATAGAATTTCATATTATTATATTTTGGTAAAGATACGAAAAATATTTGATATTACCAAAACTTTCTTTCTTTTAATTTACCTTCTTTAGCCAATTCTAATGTTGATTTGCTCCTTTCCAATTTGGCCTCCTTTTGTTGCTTTTTAAGAGCCTTTTCATAGTAAGGTGGGTATTTTATTTCAACTGATATTGGGCCGTTAGGAAACTTGTCTAAATCGTATTTCCATACCGCTTCCGTTCCATCCGCATCTTTATAGACATGTTGGAATTTTCTAGGTTTATCCTTCATAGAGGGTTCTTGCTTAGCCATATTCTATTTGAACTTAAAAAATTTATTTAATTTAATAGTATTTGTTTTAGAGTTTATGACACTAACATTATCTCTAACAGGATTATATGCCTTTCGTTTTTCAAATTTACCACCATTCATTAGATATGTAAAATCAGCCCAATCTAATATATGAATTACACAATCTAATGTTTTTTCAAGATGTTCTAAATGTTCTGCTACTGTTTGACTAATTGGACAATATGGATGTAATATATAAATTTGTTTTAACGAATATCGTTTAATATATTTAAAACATTTAGTTGGCAATTTATCACCTATGCTACCCGCTACTCCTTGTGCCACACAATCCATATACATATGACCTTCTATAACAAAATCTATACCATTTTGGCGATTTCTTTTATATTGAATATGCATGGATTTTAAATAAGAATCAACTCTATCTTCTAGTTCCAATCCTCTTTTACGAACCTGATCCGTAAAATAAGTTGTATTACCAGATTCATCAATTGTAGGTATAAATTTTGCCATAAAATCATTTTTAACAAATATAGTAAAAATTTGTGACATTTCCAAATAAAAAACCCTCTATTTTGTAGAGGGTTAGTTGGGATGCAAGGGGTTAAGTTTTTTTCTTAAAGATACCCGCTCTTTGCTGCTCTTTACGAGTCTTTTTTGCAATCTTTTTACGATTTGCATTTACTTTTTCTCTTTTTGTTAGTGCCATTTTTATAGAATTATATTCTATAAATATTTAATTTTTTCAAAGAGATATTCGGCGTATTTTTTATTTCCATAATATCCTAAGTGAGCATCATTTATAGGAGTTTCATCGGCAATAGTCCATTTCATTTTTTGGGATAATCCCCATATAGATTGACAATCTATTACATTAGGATTAAAACTTGCATGCTCTTCCATTCTTTTTAAGTAATCCATTTTTAGTTTCTCATCATTTATATTAGAAGATGCTGCAAACAAATTATCAGTGCTATCTCTAACATAATTCAACTTAAATGAATCCATAAATGAATAGAACATTGTAAGTTCTCTCATCATTCTTCTTATTTCTATTTCTTTATTGTAGTATCCAGTTATGTAATCATTTAATATCTTATCGTGTTTTACATACTCAACATAAGGTATTCTCAATTCTGGTCTGAAAAACCCTCTTGATATTGATAATTTAGAATCCCACCATTTCCCTTCACTTCTAACCTCAACGGTCGATTGATTACCATTAGAATCTAATGCAACTGAACACACTAAATAATCTTCATATTGATTAGAATATATTTCTATTCTAGTAGGTTGTAGGGGTATATCAAAAAGAAATAATATTTTTTCTAATTTATCAATTGGAGTGTTTAATATAAAATCATATGTTTTTCTGATAAGTCTATCTAATCCTCCGCCCTGTTTGGATTCATTGATAACTTCTTTTCCTAACATATCACCCAATACATTACCATATGATACACTTTTACTATTAGACCATTGTTTAATATTTTCAGTATAAACATAATGTTTGTATGGTGGAGAATCAGGTTCCAATCCACCTCCACAACTTAAACTACTTCCGTTTATATAAATTGTGTCAAATTGTTTCATTATACCGCAAAGCTTTCTCCACATCCACAAGTTCGGGATGCATTTGGATTCTTAAACTCAAATCCTTTACCATTTAAGCCATCAGAATAATCTAATTCAGTTCCAAATAAATAAAGAAGGGATTTATTATCTACTAATACTTTTACATCTTTGTCTTCAAATAACATATCAGATGGTTTCATATCAGTATCAAAGGAGAGGTCGTATGATAATCCACTACAACCTCCTCCTTTAACTGCAACTCTTAAATAAGGAGTAGTATAACCACTTTCTTCTACAAGAGTTTGTATTTTTTTACTAGCCGTTTCAGTGACGGTAATCATTTTAATTAAATTTAAAACCTGTTAATTTTTCTATATCTTCTCTTAACACCTTATTGTTATTAATACCATCCGGTGCTGATAAATCATTTTCAAATAAGAAGAACATCCACTCATTTGTTTTCTTAATATGAACAACTTTCCAACATTGTTTTGGAACTGATGTTGTACCTATCTTTTTAATCTCACCAACATTACCAGCCCAAACATGAACCGAATCTTCTTTAACTGCTAATTCTCGTGTTAAAGTTTCTAATGATTTCCAATCACCTGCATTTAATCTATGTGTTTGTGCAGCCATATTAGAATAATAGAAACATTCATCTTGCACCGCAGTAGTTTGGCATTGGTTTGATTTTGCCGGCATTAAGTGACCTCTATCATATCCACTATTTACATAATCCTGACCAATGTTAGTTTCGTTTGGTAATAATGGGTCTGGTTTGAAGTTATCCTTTCTAGGTAATGGTGTTTCACAACCAATTTTTATTTTGGTTTCCCACCACTCTACCATTACAGGATATTTCTTTGATTTACTGAAGTGTGTTGTGTAGTTGATATGTTTTAATTCAACTACATCTTGTGCCTTTACTACTACCATTACACACAATAAGGTAGCCACCATTAACAATTTTTTCATTTAGGGTTTAGTTTTCAAAAACCAATTCCTCCATTCCGTTTTTAATTCTATAATCATTAATAGCAGATTTTATAGCATCTTCCGCTAATACTGAACAATGAATCTTAACAGGTGGTAGGTTTAGTTCTTCTACCAAATCCATATTATCAATTGTGATGGCTTCCTCCACACTCTTACCCTTTAACCATTCGGTTGCAAGAGAAGAAGCGGCGATAGCTGAACCACAACCAAATGTTTTGAATTTGGCATCGGTTATTATACCGTCGTTTACTTCTATTTGTAACCTCATAACATCTCCACATTCAGGTGCTCCTACCAATCCAGTTCCTACATTATCTTTACTCTTATCCAGAGTTCCAACATTTTTGGGATTACTATAATGGTCTAATACCTTATCTGAATACGCCATATACTATTTTATTTTGATATAAATATATTACTATTTATCTTTTTTCTTTTTCTTTTCCTTCGGTTCTTTTACCGATACTTCTACATCTACTTCAACTTTATCTTCTACTTTTTTAGCAGGAGATTTGGTTGCTTTCCATTCTGATTTTGGAACAAATTTCCAATATCCACCTTTAACTCTTTCTTCCGCTTCTACATCATCAACTCTACGGATTTCATCTAATTCATAACCTTTGGCTACTTTGATACACTTAATACACTTCATAGTTTTTCTCCATGTTTAAATTGTTAATAAAAATTCTTATTCATTACCACCCAAATCAATTTCTTCTTCCCATTGTTGGACGGTCTTTTTCTTTCTCTTTTTAGAAGGTGTTTGCTTAGCCATTTCAACTAATGTTTGAACTACTATTGAATCCACTTCTTCGCAAATTTCTTTTGCTTTTGCATTGTAGAAATGCTTTTCAATCTTTTTACCTTCTTGTTTAGCACCAACTAAATAACCTATTCCAAAAATTATAGTTAATACCAATACTGCTAATATAAATTCCATATACTATTTTTTATTTCCAAAACTGATACCATTTCTTTTTCTTAACATCTGGTTTAGCAAATGGTTGGGTATTATCCCATAAGTTTATTATACTTCCATATCTAACCTGCATCATTTGTATGAATAAGTAATGATATTCAGTTGGTATTTTTTCAAAATCAGCTTTAATTTCTACATCTAATGTAATACTCTTTCCATCACCAATCATTAATTTCAATTGGTCTTTCATTAATGCAGTTGTTGAACTTTTTACAGTTAAATGTTTTCCATCTCCAATGTGAAATTCTGCTTCTTTTTTCTTTTCTGTCATAGATTACTTTTTACGAGCATCTTTCATAATATTCCATCTAGCATTTCTTTCCTCCGGTGTTAATACAACTTCGGGTGCATAAGTATGTTCAATATTTACCTTTGTGCATACTTCTGGCATTTTATGATTTCTATAATAGTTGTTAATATATCCCATCATATTAGCTGAACCAATTGGATTAGCAGAATGAACATAGATTGCAGGTAGTGGTATGTTCTTAGTCATTGCTTCTGCAACTAAAAACTTAGCACAATCATACCCAGTCTTTTCGTCTATTCTATTGTAATCCAATTCATAGTTTGGTTTTACATTAGTATAATACTCAACCATTGCTGCTTCTCCTAAATCATGATCCAAAGAAATTACTTCATAGTTTTCTATTCCGTTTAATCTAATATGTGCTACAAACTCATCATAATTTCTAACTACTTGCCATCCTTCATCAGTTGGAGTTCTTACATCATCCAAATACAAAAAAATCTTTTCCTTTCTCATAATTTATTTCCCCACTTTTTTCTCAAATAATCATAATAACGATTTTGTTTATTTCCGTTGAATAAAAAATAAACAACATGAATATCGAACCATAATTCGATTTTTTCTAATAAGTTTTTCATAACTCTATTCGGTTTGTGTTGATAATATTAATTCAAATTTATCGGCAGCTTTCTTATCATCTTCTTTTAAGATTTCCAAAGCCATTTCATACCTACCATTGATTGTTTGTAAATTGAATACTTCATTTTCTAATGAATCAATTACTTCCGCTTTTTGAATATCACCGCCCACAACTACTTCCGTATTTACTTTAGCTCTTAATTCTGCTAATTCTTGTCTTTGAAAATAGTTAATAACCAACATAACTAATGCAAAACTCATTCCAATTTTTCCGTAATGTTTTTTGATGAACTCTATCATGATTTATTGTTTTTACAAATATACAAAATTATTTGGAATTATCCAAATTATCTTCATTTATTTTTTTTAAGATGTTTTTAGCAATTATCATATTACCATATTCATTTATATGTCCATCGCATACAAACTTATCCTTATATGGAACTTTTATGTAATTTGTAGCAGTCATCGTATTGAAATAATGATGACCATTTATAGTTATGAATTTCTCTGGCTTAAAATCATAGAAATCTCCTAACCAATCTAAATAATAATATTTGAATCCATACTTTTTCTCAATTTCCATTAATTTAGAATCAACTTTGTCAAACAATCCTTTTATTCTATCATATATAATATCTTTGAAAGATTTAGATGTTTCAAATACCATATTCATTTCTTCTTCAGTTAAATTATCAAAATCTTCTCTCCCTACTGATGAAAATTGGAAAACTATAATACAATCTTTTGGTAGGAATCTATCATACAAATCAATATACCCTATTTCCATATCATCATTTATATAATATGGGAATACTTTATTATTCAATTGAACTAAATTTGTAGTTATAGAACCTCCATTATTTGCCTTTTTAATAACCTTTCTATCTAATCTATGCCCCACTATTCCGGTAAAGGATAACTTTTCTTTTATTTTAGCATCTTCCAAATCAAAATGAGGTTCTTGCTCAACCCATTGCATAGCAATTTCATATGCACTTCCTTTATGAGTTTCTAAAAACTGATGGAGAACTTCTGGTTTTCTTTCAACCCAAGATGGTAGATATAATCCCTGCCCCCAAGTGAAACTATCACCTAAAAATAGTATGTATTTATCCCTTGCCATTAAAATGATTTATTATTCCTCTTGATAAAATTTGTTGCCCCTCTTTGTTTAGATGTAAATCTATTATCGCTCTATTATCCACAAACATATCTATTTTATATTGTTCTAAGAACGGATGGAAATGTTTATATTCCTTTTCATTTACATTATATGTTACAAACTTATCGGGGTTGAATTGATAAAAATCTCCCAACCAATCTAAATAACAATATTCAAACTTATACAGGTTTGAAAAATATGTTAATATCCCATCTATATAGTTAAAGAAATTTCTAGCTCTTTCTTGAATAATATCATCAATATACCTATTCTCTCCATCTTTATATACAATTTCAATATGAGACATATTCAAATCTCTGAAGAAGTATCTTGATATAGTAGTAAATTGAAATACCAATTTATCTATATCATTGTTTTCTCTATCTATCATAGGAATCATATCCAACACTATATCAGTATTACTTCCTCCGTTTCTTGTTCGTTTGAATTGAGATGTATTGTAATAACTTGATACCAATCCTGTGTATGATAGATTATCTTTATATATAACATCTTCAGGAGTTACATAGTTTGAATGAGAATCATACATACCACCCAATTCACCTTCAAATTTTCTACCTTCATCTCTCCATTTATAGAAATAAAGACCCTGTCCCCAAGTGAAACTATCACCTAAAAAAATCATCTTACTCATAATAAACTGCATCTCTTAGTCTATTTCTCCATAGAGAAAAGACCTCTTTTAAGTTATTAAAATTGTAATCCGTTACCGCTTTTATTTCACTTTCATATTCCTTTAACTCATCTAAACTCATATTACAAACCTTTCCGATTTGCTCTAATACTTTATACAATCTTTTATGAGTATTTCTTTCATTGTCATAACTCTCATCAAATATGAAATCAAATGTTTTAAATCCTAATTTCTTAAACTCTTTCAATACATCACCATATGAGAATGTAATAAATGGTATCTTTTGAGCCAAAGGTTTCCATGTCTTTTCCGATGTTTGGATTATCATATTTTCATTTGCTTCGTATATCGTTTCAAACACCATTTCAAAATAACATTCTCTTAACTTCTGAATATTTGATAATACCGAATAATTCATAGTTTGAAAGTTTTCATCTTTGAATGGTTTTGGATAGAATATGTAATCATCTCCAATATCATCCAATCCACAATTACCTCTTATCTCTCTAACATATGAGTAAGGGAATCCTCCATCATGCTCACTATTTCTAAATGTAGAGAATAAAGCAATGTTATTCTTTTCCCAAATCTTATTATCATGCATATATTTGTAGAAGTGTAATCTATCTACATTCAATGAATTGGAAGTTGCATAGAAGTATTTAGTTCTATCAAACTCCATATCATAATAGTTAGCCTTTTCCAATTCTCTAACTAATCTTTCTATTACCATTGAGTTATGTGAAGGCCAATACTTAACTTCTTCATCATACTTAAATGACATAGCATTTGTGAATATTTCAATCTCTATGTTCTTATCACTGAACCATTGTTTAAATGGAACTGATAAAGATTGATATTCATTGTAAGAATAGTTTGTCCATCCTGTATCCATTTCCCAAAATATAATCTTTTTTATCTTTGATATATTCTGGTCTATTATGTTATTAAAATCTTCTCTCTCAATCAATTCAAACATTTCTTTGAATGAAGGGTCAAACCCAATCAATAGAGTGAAATCATTTAATCCATTTACATCAGATTCGTTTGTAACAATATTGTAATCACTTAGTGTTGTGAAAAAATAATTCTTTCTTAATGAGAATAATTCCCTTTCAGCAAAGTATTCCGAATCTATATTAAAATCTTCAAACTCAACTTCTCTTTTATGATTAGAAAAGTATCTATAAAAAACTAAATTTTTCATTTCTTTAATATTGTTTTTCTAACATATCCAATTGATTCCATTTGTAGTTGTGAATAGTTATATTCTTCCCAATCACCACCTTTTAATTTCTTTGCACACAATTGTTTTAAAAATTCTTCAAACTGAACAACTACATCTTCATTGAAGTATTCCTTATCTAATTTTATATCAGTAGTTAAAAATGGTTTTATTACTTCTTCATAGAATACTTTGTTTGAAAAATAAGATGGATGATGGTCTCTCTCACCGGCATATCTAATTTCTTCAGGAAGTTTATTGGCTGAATATTCCAACAATCCTCCTCTCTTACCTCTACATCTTTTTATGAAATCGTTGAACGAATCATTATTCTCAAAGTATTCTCTTTTGGATAATGGATAATCATATATGTAGTTTAATATCTCATCATACAATCCAACTTCATTTGCCACTTTCGCAAATTCTTTAGTTGATACATCCCATCCAAAAAATATAATATATCTATTATAGTTTTCTTTTAATAAACTAAGTATAGATTTTAGATTATCAATATGTGATTGATAATATTCTTCCATAGATGAAACCTCTACTATATAATCCGGTTTAACCGCATTGAAATCTATATCAAATACTTCCTTATCTTCGTTTTGATATCTCCCCTTTTCTTGAATACATTCCCAACTATGTTCGTTTCTTAATAAGGCTGATAATTGAACTATTGCAATATTATTATCTTCTTTATTTAATTTCTTTACCTTATTGGATATTACATTCTTTATAGTAAAGTTACCAAAACTTCCCTTACCATAATTGTTTATTTGATAATCATTACAATTATTATATGCCATATCAAATTCCAAAAATCCGCTCATAGGTTTCGTTACATGACAATGCATAGAATATAATTCTATATCAAATTTATCAACTGATGGTTTGTATGGAAGTTTAGGTGCTTCAGTAAAACTACACCCAAAGAAATCTATTACATTCATATTGTAGTAACTCCTCTTTTTTGCACAACCTTAGTTGCACAATCGTTAGCAAATTTAATTGATTCTATTAAGTTTTTGGTTTCAATATATTTGAATACCAATGATGCCATAAATGTATCACCTGCACCGCTTAAATCTCTTACCTCAATATCTCTATTTACAGGATACACTTTGTTCTGATATAAACATCCTCTTTCACTCATTGTAATAATAAGTTTGTCTGCCCAATCTTCGTATTTAGCACCCTTTCTCTCACACAATTCCCATTCCCACTCATTCATTTTGATATAAGTGTAATCGGAAAATGTTTGTAAGTTTATTGGTTTCTTTGTATCAATAAATGTGAGTGGATGTTTTTTACTTATCTGATGAATATCATCTTCAGTTAAGAATCCCTTGTCATAATCTGATACGATTACCGCATCTACATTCCAATCTACTCTATTAATATCAAATGCAGATTTAACCTTATCCAATGTATCAACTCTGATAAACATTTGATTAGATTTACCATCTACATATCTTGTCTTTGTGATTTGTTCTTTGTTGGTAATAAGTTCTACTCTTGCCCCCAATGATTCCAAATTTGCTCTAACATTACCTGCCATACCATCATTTGTAATTGTTCTTGATGGTTCAAATACTGGAACGGGTGCTTCTGGACATAATCTATTTACATTACCATAGATGAATATATCAGTGCAACTATCTCCTATAACTAAAATTTTCATAAACCTTCTTTATGATATATATCTTACCAACTGATTTCCCAATCTTTGAAATCTGCTGCTAAACAATCTATTTTGTAATCTTTTCTACCACCCACAACTTCTTGTATTCTATTCTTAGCAGTATTACGGATTCCATTCAATCCATGAGTTAATGCCAATGCATTCGGACCTTCACTGCCATTTCTAACATTTGATTCATTATGCCAGATGTGTAAATTCATTTGTGCCAATACTATGATTGCTCTAATAGTTTCACCTGTAATATCACCTCCTTGAATATCCACTCTTTCTTGTAATATAACATCAATATCATGCACAATATCTGCTATCTCTTTTGAATATTCTTCTTTGTGGTCAGTGATGAATACCTCTTTTAATTGAGTGATGCTTAATCTATCAATTAATTCAGCTAATGTTGGCAAATACTTTCTTTCCATTTTAAATTATTTTTTTTAAGTTATCTAAATTTTTTAAGTTCTCTGGTATTGTAAGATTGTTGTATTCAGAAGAGAATCGTATCATTCGTGTCAATTCAAATAAATGTTCATTCAAATCTCCTTCTATTCCTTGTTCAACATGCCTTATTAAGTTATCAATATCTCCCTTTAAAAAAGGATTCTTATGGATACCTTTTATATTTGTTCTACTATAATATTTCTTTATTCTATTTGATAGTGGATAATTCTTTGCATCCAAATGTTTAGGCCATTGAACTATCTGAAGACGAATGTTAGAATAATCTTCTATATATCCATTCTCTATTAAGTAATCAAATGTTTCAAAGAAACTAAATACATTTATCAATGATGTAGTATAGGTGAAATCATAACTAATGTTTGAATTAGTTTTAATCTCTTCGTTCAATCTATTAAGATTAGCTAAGAATACATCGGTTTTAAAATTAGTTCTCTGAAACTCTCCTACTTCAAACAATCCGTCTAATGATATTGAATAGACTACTTGTTTAAAGTTTTTAGTAAATTCAAAGATGGATTTATCTTTGTATTCCAACAATGAAAAGTTTGTCTGAAATTGGAGTGTTACATTTTCTGGATGTGGTATCTTTTCTATAAAATCCCATACCATTTTAGCATACAATGGTTCTCCACCTGCTATATACACATACTCTAATTCATTCAATTCCTGTTCGGTAAATTGTTTTCTTAAGATGTGTAATTTTTTAGAATCAAATGGTTTTATATAATTGTATAAATCCTTTGGGTCTCCTCCACCTTTAACCAATTTCTCTAAAACCGGCTTTACACACTCGTCATTCCAAAATGTTTCTCTCTCTTCATACCAAGATGTAGAATCTCTCTCACCACACATTCTACATTTAAAGTTACATTGGTTAGAGAATCGTATATCCAAAAATACTAACTCCGGATTACTCTCTTCATCTTTTAGAAACTTATCATATTGTTTTTTGAAGTGTGCATTCTTCTCTTGTCTAAAACTTCTACCACCTAAATCTTCTTTCTTCCAACAAACATCACATAGTGAATTCTTAACTCCATTTTTTAAATCATCTCTTAATTTTTGGTATGATTCATTTTGAAAGAATTCTTCAAACCCTTCACTATCATTATAGTTTTCTTTAATAAATGAATCCGCCATACAACATGGTTTCACCTTACCATCTTGGAAAACCGATAGATGGATAAAAGGTAAAATACAAAATGTATCTTTGTTTATCATTTAGTTATTATTTCTTTTAGTTTATTAATTTCAGTTTTAGCAAATTCTTCTGCCCAATATCTATTATGAACCAAATCCTGTTGATGTTGTGTTATCAATCGTTCTATGGCTTCAAATGGAGTGTTTAATAATTTATCAATCTCTTTCAAAACCATTTCTAATCTTTTTATATTATCAATCTCCCAATCATAACTCTCATCTATCAACCAATCAAAAGTTTTAAATCCTTTTTCTTTTAATAGTTTCAATATACCATGTTGTCCATATACTATGAAAGGAGTTCTATACATAAATCCTTTGAATAACTTCTCACTTAATACTATGCCACAATGTGAATGATAACGAGTTTCAAATATCATCTGAAATAAGCATTCTAAACTATCTTTTATCGGTAGCTTCTTTACATTCAACTCATCATCATATTTCAATTTCTTTGGCAAGTATTGTATATCCAAGTCTAATTTGCCCAAATTACCTATGTATTCCGATGGAACAAATCTCTTTGTCTGAATACCCATCAATGGTAAAAAGAATGAAACATTACATTTATCCCAATAGTTTCCTTTTTCTAAAAACTCATAGAAATGTAATCTCTCTTCTTTAACATTACAATTAGCGGAAAATAGATAATGTTTCTTTTCAACACCCCAATTGATATCATTCGTTTCATTAAAGTTATGAAGTATTTGAAATGGAAAACAACCAAATGTAAATTCAGAATTTATCTTTGTAAAATTGAATCTACTTTGAAATATATTTCTTACAAAAAGGAATCGTTTATCATTTCTAAAAATATCATAGAAGAAATCCTCTATATCTAATAATCTTTCAAATGTATCCCAATTCACTTCATTCTGATATAGTATAACTTTTTTGTATGTTCCTATATCAATCTTTCTCTTAATCTCTTTGAAATAATTCCCTTCAGTTATTATAGGTTCTAATTGTCCATTGTATAATATCAAAAGAGTTGTATCAGTTTCAGAATAATTTAAAGTTACACCAGTTAGCTTTTCAAATTCCTTAAACCAATAGTTGTTCCCTTCCAACCATTCTCTTTGTTTGAAATCTTTTATAGGAGAAAACTTTACATCAGTTCCTTCATCATATAATACTGGCAATATGTTTATAGAAATCCCCATTTACTCATTTCATTTTGAACAAATAAATCCCAATAATAATAAGATGGATGCCCGTTTGGATCAAAAGTTCCATTCTTAATCTTTTCCTTTGCTCTCTCAATTGGGTATTGGTATGTATGTTTAATAGGTTGCTCGTCTATATCTTCTACAACTAATGGTATATAAGTTTTATCACCATTATTATATTGATTACGAACATAAACCCATTCGGTTATACCACCATATCTACAATCAACATCATCTAAGAACCAAAAGGAATCTAAATCTAACATACCAAATAAGTTTTTGATATACGGGTCAGAATTTACAAATGTTAAAGGATTCTTTCTGAATAGTTTCTTTCTTACAAATATTGCATCAAATATATCTTCCATTCCCGCTTTTTCATTTGGTATATTGAATAGGGGATGGAATGGAATACTAAATGATTCCGTTTTTAAAAATATTTTATAGGGAATGTTATTTACCTTACAATAGTTTTGTAATAATAAGATGTGAGTAATGGAATCAATATATCCACTCTCAATAGAATAAGCATGTTCTGAATAACTCTTTGCTATATTCTTTATAGATTCAATTGCAGAGAATCCATCTCTTGCTCCGGACAATGTTCCGAATTGAAAAAATCCACTACCGCCTTCATCAAATAGATAATTGTTATTTCTAACCGCATCATCTATTCCAATGTTCTTTCGTATTTGAAAAGAAGATGGTAGATAAAAACTTTTTCTTGTGAATTCGGTGCATTGAAGAATAAGAAATATATTCTTCTTTTCTTTCAACAATCTATCAGCAGTTGCAATAAGAGATAATACGGATGTGGCAATGTTATTACCTGCCATTCCTAAATTATATACCTTATTCTTAAAATTTCTATGAATTGCTTCAGGATATGATCCCATCGGTTTAACACCATCCACTTCGGGTGTTATACCATTGTAGGCCATATCTTTATCCAATGTATTAAAATTGGTAAATGAGCAACCTGCACATACTACCTCTCTCATCTGAAATTAAATTGTGATTAATAAATCGGTGATACAAATAATTGAACTGATGCGAAATCTGGGTAAGTTGTGTTTTCTTGTTCGATTCCATGAATATACCAATCCATTTTTTCAAACTTAATTTTTCCACCCACATTTAAACAAGGACCTCCTTCAAAGTCGAACATTGTTAAACCTTCACTATCTGAAGATTTTCTGATGAATTTAGAATTACCCATAATTCTAATTCTTTCATGAGAGATTCGTTCTATGGTTCTCTCATCACCATGTCTATTGGTAACATTTTCCATTTAAGTACCTTTTAGTAAAACAATAATTTTTAATAAATACAATGATATTAGGTTTTCCTACTTAACAATCTGGAAAAGTAAATGTAGAATCCAAAAAAGAATCCCGCAATACAATACAATACGAAGTTCGCCTTCCATAAACTTCCTGTCAGTAGTATTAGGGAAAATTGAACGGCATCGAACCCAAAAGGATTGAAGAATAGAGCTAACATTAATGCCATATCTTTGTATAACATCAACCTCGTCTCTTTGTTTTGTAATTTTTGTAGAGCTTTTTTTACTGCCACCTTCGTCCATATTATGTTGGTTTCGTTAGTAGTGTAACCTATTTTCTATAAGTATCCAAAACAAATATTTATATCATTTTTTTATCCGCTTCCTTTCTTAATTTTAATTCTGGGTTATTTAATCTAAGTGTAGGAATGATATCCAAATATTTATACATTTTCAATTCACCCGCTTTCGTTCCATATAATTCTTCATATGTTATTTTCAATCCATAATCCAATCCGGTTATGAAATCTTTATCCTTTTCCAATTTATATGATAATGCTACTATATCCCTTTCATTTTCTTTCAGAAAGGTATTATCTATTGTATAATATCCATCTAACTCCATATCATTAGTATGATGCCATTTCTTTCTTCTTTCAGCAAATATAGTGCTTTCTGATTGAGCAACTACATCATTTCTATATAACAATACTATCTTATCAAAATGCTGAAATGAAGAATGTATATCAAAATAATCAGGATTGTTTCTGAAATAGACACTTCTTTTTACTACCACTTCATCCATTTCCGGATTCCATTCTTCCAATTCAGTTAGAAATTTTAATCCCAATTCAGATGATATCCATTTACAAAGTGAATATGAACCGGTTCTTTCTCCACTATATACTAATATTCTCATTAAAATAAGTATTCAAATCCTTTAGTATTAGCTCTCTTAAGTTGGATATCCATCTCCGATTTAGTAGTTCCCTGTTTTACCTGTTTTTTATACCACCAATATAAATCTTCCAATCCTCCTTTACCTCTCTGTCTTTCCAATGATTTTTCCCACAAATCCTTACCGAACTCCTTTTTAAGTTCATTTTGGATTCTCCATAGTATCATTTTCTCATTCTTATCCGCTTCTAACTCCAACTTAATAGCAGTTAATCTCCTCATCCTGCTGGCCTCCAATGCGGCCTCATTACGATTCTTTTCATCCGTTCCCCCATAGTTCTTATAGGTTTGTTCATAAACCCTCCTAGAATCCTCTCTAACACCCCTGGCTTCGTTGAACATATAAGAGTAATCAAAATCCCCATTCCTAATCTTTAAAAGGAGAGGAGCATCGGATTTAAGGGGTTTATTAGGTCTGCCCTGTGTCCACCATCTATATTTGTTATATTTAGCCATATTATTTATTTTTGGCGTTCTCATATCCCTGTATATATCCGTTGTAATGACTACCCAATGCAACATCTTTTAATCTATCCAATTCATCATCTGAAAGATTTGGATGTTTTGGTGGGAATAGTTTATTCCAAAGTTCAGCGTGCTTTTTAGCTTCTTCCCTTAACTTTTCTTTATCTATAATATCATCCTTTGTTCTTTCAATCATTTCCGTTTCAGGCCATAGAATGAACTTACCACCATCCCAATCAATACCTCTTGCTGCTTGTCTTACGGATGTTACAGATGTTCCACCCATACCAACTTTATTGTTTGGAATACATACTTCTATATCATCATATCGTTCATCAATAAGTGCTATTCTTTCTTTTAACTCTCTTAGTGTCATAGTTTATTAGTTTACTAATTCAATTCGGAATGTACCATCCTCATTAAACCAACCCTTTAATTTGTGTTAATAAAGATTCTACATCAGATTCACTCAAATTTCCCTCTACATCGTTAGTAATAGGAGTATCATATGTAATGTTACCATCCTTACCAAATACTGCTAATTCATATAACCCTTTATCCCCTCCATAAGTGTATGGCCCTTGTACAATACTAGCACCATAACCATTTGGAAATTGTACTATACATTGTTTACCATATCCCATTGGGTGGGGTTGAAAGTTCAATAAATCGAATGTTACGATGTTGAAATTGTTTGCTGGTCTCATATTATTGCTTTATTGTTTATGTTTCAAATATACTAAAAATTGTTGATTTTTCCAAACAAAAAAGGGAGTATTTCTACCCCCTTTCATATTAGTATTTTATTATATACTATTGGATGTTTTTGAACAATGTTGGAACTTGTCCGTATTGTGGTAAAACTCCATTCCATTTCTCAATATATTGTTGTTGAATTAACAATGCCGTTAAGGTAGCCTGCTTCATTCGGTTTGCTTCAGCTTCTGCTTTAGATTGAGTAAGTAATGCCTGTGCGTTACCTTCGGCAGTTGCCACTTTAATTTTAGCTTCAGCTTCAGCCTGCTTAACTTTATTCTCAGCCATTAATGCCGCCTGAACTGCATTGTTCTTAGCATTAATTGCGTTCTTAAATGATTCGGGATAGATTAAGTTAGATGTAAATTGATTAACGATAAATCCTTCATTCATTAATTGCCCTTCTAATAATCTGCGAACTTCGATTTCGAATTGTGCTCTATTACTAATCAATTCATCGGCCGTATATTTGTTAGTTGCTAATCTGAACGCATCATACACTGCGGTCTTTAAGAAACCTTCTTCGATTTGCTCTAAACTTCTACGATATTTAGCAAAGATGTATGGAACTTTCTCTCTCTTTACTGAATAATTCACAATAGGAGATACATGGAACTCACTACCATCTTTTGAATTTACTACGAATGAATTTTCTCCGGTATATTCTTTGTGTTGAATAAAGGTTGGAAATTCATAGATGTTATGTGTAAATGGATTGTAAAACACAATACCAGTTACTTCAGTTACATCACTTACACCTTTGTTATCACCATAAAGATTTACTTTAACACCCACATGCCCTGCATCAATTCTTTCACAAGATTTGAATAAAAAGATTAATAGGAAAAAACCTACTATACCTGCTCCGATTGTTTTAATCATTTTTTTAATTTTTAATTGTTCGTTTAAATTGAATTCGTTTTCTAATTGTTGTAATTGTTCTTCCGTTCTACGATTACCATATTCATCATATCGGTAATTGTATCTGTCAAATGTAGCCATATTAATAATTGTTTTGTTTTGAAAAAATTTGAAATTCCTTTACATAATCACTCCGTTGGTCTCCATCCTTATCATAATATTGGATTTCGTAACGGATTCCATTATCACCACTCCCATCAGCTCCATAATAGTATCTACTATTTATAGTTGCTTTCATTGAATCGGGCTTTACTAATACTACATCACCCAATTCATATTTGTATTGAGCACTCTTTTCTTTTGTATCTACACAATTACATGCGGTAAATAATAATACTATACTAAATAAAAATACTTTCATATTACTTTGTTTTTTTAGTGTATTTTCTTTTTGGTTTAGCTTCTACTTTTTCTTTCCATTTTTGTTCAGCTTCGGATAATTCTTTTTTATCAACGAACCCATCTGAATTTTTAACATAATCATACAATTCTAATCCGCCCCACAATATCAATACCAAAAGAGCAACTGCTCCTATTATATTGGCAAATGTATTAGCCATTGTTAAACACGGAAATACTCCGAATTCTAATAACAAAAAGATTGTTATGAATGTGAAGATTTGTTTTTGATACTTTTTAATTTTACCCATTTTGTTTTATATTTTATTTTAAAAAAGAATTAAGCGTTTGTTTATATAGATTACTGAATTTCTTTACTTCATTCAAATTAGTTTTCTTAGTGATATTAGTGCTAAACCAATTTGTCATTAGGAATGCCTGAATCTCATCATCCATTACTTCCATTGAATATCCATAATCAATTAGGTTATCAACTAATTTTTTATATAATTTAGTTGGAATAGTTTGAGTGATTTCATCTGCTAATTTTTTATATAAAGGATTAGTAGAATATAAACCATGACAAACTTCATGATAGAATGTTTCACTCTCCATATTATCCGCACCAATTACATATGCATTTCCTTCACCCTTCATCAGTTTAATTTCAGCATATATGTTAAACATTATACTATCATATGGAGATTCAAATGCGGTTGTCGTAATACACTCTTCCATTATATCAAACGGAATATTGAAACCACCCCAATCAAATGCATATGTAAATGAATCCGAATTCTTTCTACTATACCATTCTATGAAATTCCATATACTAAACTCTCTACGATTGAATGCTTTGTTAGGAGATTCATAATATTCCTGCACTCTACAAAATAACATAGGTCTATGATAATCATCCGGAACGATTACTGCAAAGATATTAGGTTTAACTTCTTTAATTGTATATTTGATATTCATATTATATTCCTTCTGATTTATATAGTTTGCGATATTTCTCTCCCATTATTTCATAGTTCATATTGAACTTTTTTGGCATTGATGAAATAATTGTTTCATTTCGATATGGAGAATTTTTAGGAGTTGCCCATCTACGGGTTTCTTTCATCCAATTGTAGAACTGCACATAAGCATTTGCTTTCTGAATGTAATGGTCAGTATCAACATCTAATTCCCATTTCTTAATCAACTTAACCGCTCTCTTTTCATTATCCAATTCTAAATCTCTACTATCGTTCAAATACTTGTCTATGTTTCTGATATTCTTTCCTCCCAGCCATTCATCTACTTTTGGCATTGATATCATACACTTCTTCCACAAATCAATTCCTTCTACCCATTGTGTTAAATGTGAATACTCATGTGCAAGAATTTCAATCCAATCAGGCCTATTTAATGCACATACTAACTCCGGAACGGTCTCATCGAACCATCCACTGCATTTAATATTACCACTTAACTTTACATAATTTACATTTCTTAATGAGCATTTCACTCCGTATTTTTTACATTCATCCTTTACAAATTGAATGAATTCTAATTCTTTTTTAGTTTTTTTAATCATTGGTTAGGTTTAAGATAAGAGAAGAGGGGATTGCTCCCCCCTACCTCCCGAGTTATGAAAATTTTACCAAACAATTGTTTCTTCGTTTTCTTTCTCTTCTTCTTTTATTTCGTTGAAGAGATTATCATCAGTTGTCTTAATATATTTCTGAACCAACTGCTTCACATAAGTTCTTTCACTTTCCAAACCTCCATCGTTAGAGAAGAAAGGTAAGATAGCAACCTCTGCGGCCTCCATCAATGAGAACCCATCATATAACAACCCAGCCATCTCAACCGAAGCTCTCGTTGAAATCATGTTACTTAATTTAGCAACCTCTGAACGGCTCACCTCTCTTGAGTGATGAGCAATCTCAGCAACCGCTTTCAAATCATCTTCAACAACCTCTGGATACATCTTCTTAAGTAATCCAAACTCTTCTTCACTATTCAACACATCCATCTCAATCATTACGAAACGGTCTAAGATAGCTCTATCCAACACCCTTGTCGCAGTGTATTCATTACCGATGTTGGCAGTTGCGATGAATGTAACACCTTCAGCAACCTTAACAATTGGAGAACCTTCAGCCTCATCCAAACGAAGGTATCGTTGGTTTTGGTCTAACACCGTCATTAAGATATTCCAAGCATCAGGGTGAGCTCTACTCAACTCATCTAATAAGATGATTGCTTTAGGAGTTTTGATTGCCTTAACGAAAGCCGATTCAGAGAAGTAAGTTCCACTCTCTTTGTTGAATTGGGTATTACCAACCAAAGTTGCTCTCGGGTCTTGCGTAGAACCTAAGTTGAAGTAGAAATCAGGTCGTTCTAATTGAGTAACTAAGAACTTAGCCGCCATTGTTTTACCACAACCAGCAGGCCCTGTCATCATAATATTTTTACCACGCACCGCAGAACGAATCAAATATTTCCATTTGATATCTTTGATTACTAAACTCTCCGGTTTTAATTTGATAGAATCTTCGTGGATGATTTTTTTAATTTCATCATGAGAATTGGCAGGTTCTAAATTCACCTCACCATTTTCTTTCAAAGGTTGAACGAGCATATTATACTCATTCATCTCAACTTGTCTCCATTGAGATTTACCACCTTTATTTAACTGATTTTTTAAGGCCTTATTAGAATCATAAGCCTTTTTACGAGTGGCCGTATTAGCACCACCGAATCCGATATCAGTACCATTGGATGTAACCATATGGAACTTATTACCAACCATAACTACTTTGCAAACCTCATTAGGTGCAATTTCTAAAGGAACATTTTTTGGGTTTTTCATAACTCTATTTTTAAATTGTTTAACTCTCAATCTTTATATCACTAAATTAGGAAAAATAATTGAGAAAAACAAGCCTTTAACCAAATATTTTTCAAAATTTTTTATTGAAAATCAACGACTTATATGTCGTTGATAATCAACTATTTAGTAAGGAACATTTTATTTAAGGTATTCGTTACTTCACCGATTGAATTGATATCAATGAACTTAGCATTTGCTCCATACATTCTCTTAAATCGTTCCATAGATGAACCTGCTCCGTAACTACTATCTGATACGAAGTAAGAAAGAACTCCAATACCATTGGCCTTAATTTTCTCAACTTGCTTTCTCGTATGTTCAGCCGCTGGTTGGCCTGTGTAGTAGATATCTTTATTTTGAAAAGCCGGCTCACCATCTGATATATTCACAAAGAACGAATCCATATCATTACCTGCTGGCACTAACATCTTTGAAATCGCTTCAAATGTTAATCCCTCTGGAGTAGTTCCCGTTTCTCTTAAGTAAGGGAAAATACTTTTTACTTTCTGATAAGAATCTTTTCTACTATCATAAGCAAAGATGATAATCGGTAAGTTATTATCCGAATATCGGAATGTGATTTGCATCTCTAAGTTAGAAATCATAGATGTTGCCTTTGCCAAAGCAATTGCATTTATCATCGTTTGTCTCCATTTAGTTCCACCCATCGAACCACTCGCATCAATACTTAAGTGAATGTTAGCTTTCTTAAATTTATCAGTGAAGATTTGAGAGAAAACATTCTCATTATCAAATCCTAAAGAAGCAATCATTCTACCATCAATCTTACCATTCTTCTGGCGGTTGAATATTGTATCTCTACTTTCATTACGAACTTGCAATTTCTTACCTAACATAGTTCCCATCATTTCAGCAGTAGAGATTTCATTAGCATTAAGTGCCTCTCTTAATTTCTTCTCATTTGATTTGTAATCAGTATAACAATAACTCATATGAAACTCATCATCCATCAACATTTGTTTAGTAAGATTTTTGATGATAAGAACATTAGTTCCTTTTGCACCTCTTTCGTTGAAGTTTTCAGCAACATTCACAATTTCAGCACCTTGAGATTCAGCGGCCTTAATTTCTTCAGCCATTGTTTTAGTTATCTTTTTCTTTTGAGTATCTCCATTTAAGAAATCCTTTTGCTTACCTAAAACTCTTTTTAACTTCTTTTTATTAGCATCTGAAAGTTGATTACCATTACCTCCTGCATTATCGGAAGTTGATTCAGTTTCTTCACCTTCACCACTACCTTCACCATCGGTTGCATCACCCTCACCACTGCCACTCTCATTTTCACCATCTCCACCTTCAGAACTCATAGAAGGGCCACCATTATTATCTTCAGATGAATCACCATTCATTCCGTTAGCATTTCCATTCTCACCTTCAGAACCCTCACCACTTTCACCTTCAGTGCCAGAATTAGATTTATTACCATCTTTTGGAGTTTCAACCGCATCAATACTATCAATGATAGTATCAGCAATTTCAATTGCCACATTCAATGCATCGTTTGAACTTTTTAACCTATCGATGTTTTTTAAATCTAAAATCTGATAAATCTTTCTTAAACCTTTTAATGAAGTTAAATCAGATTTCACATTCATTAAGTTAATTAAACGGAACATATAAGATTCAACATTCTCAATCTTATAGTCATCACTTTCCAATCCCTTTTCAATTACCTTATCACCAAAGTAGTGATTGTATAATTTCAAATAATACTCTCTATAACCGGGAGCATTTTTGTAAATGTAATTATCAATTCTTCTATCTTCAACAATGTTATTAAGATTCTTAATCATATCAATAACCTCATAACGATTCAATCCCTTATTTTCAGCATTTACCATAGTAGAAGCAGGAATCAAACTATTTAGTTTGTGTAAGATTTCAAAATCGGATAATAAAATGTGAGAACCTTCGTGCAAAGCCAAACCTACACCCACATCAAATTTTTCTGGGTTATCAATATCACCACTGATAACAACTGTCTTACCATCGGTAAAGGAGTTGTTAGTAGCAAATGTAACCGGAATGTTTTTTCCAGTTGTAATTGATACGAAATTTGAAATGGCTTTACGAGCAGAAGATAATCGATACTTTTTTAAGGTATCTACTGCTTTATCAGACATTGATGAGAATACAATGGTCTCATCCAATTGGTTATCATCATACCAAAATGATGAATGGTAATTTTTTGTGTTGTGTGTTTTCATAACTCTCAATCTTTATATCACTAAATTATGAAAAATAATTGAGAAAAACAAGCCTTTTATGAATTATTTTTTATTGATATTGAAAATCAATCAGTTATGTATTAAATTATATAGGAATGTGTTGTTTTTATAGTAACGATTCATCACTGCCAGGTTCTCATTTCGTAACCCATCCAGTTGTTTAACCATCATATCATATTGTATGTAATTATACCCTAATATCTTCTTTATCAGAGTAACCTTATTTGTATCTATTTTATCGAATACCTCAACATTATAGTTTTTGAATCCAAACCTTTTTAAGAATCTATCAACTACCGGACTTAAATGAATGAATGGTTTTCCTATCGTTATGTTATCGATAGTTTTTTCCGTTATCATATCACTCATCGTATTTCTGATTTCTTTTACGTCTCTACCACTTTCAAAATAAATTGATATATCCGATGAAAAAGTATGATTGAAAACTTTGTTCAATACCCAAGCATTATATCCAGGTGTATGATTCTCCAATTCATCTGAACTTAGAAATTTTTCATCCACCTTTTCCAATTCTAAAAATAAACTCAATTCATTTTTAGATTCAAAAAAACTTCGGGTTTGAACATATAAATCTTTATCAGTTAAAAATCCAGAATGACAACTTAGTTTTATTTTGTTTAATTCGGAATCAGTTAATTCATTTATTAAATCCAAAAATAATCTAACTCTATTTTCTTTTTTTACTTCTCTAAATGTATAATCTAATCTTCTTTGCTTTCTTGGTGAGCATAAAAATAAATCTTTAGCAGAGTAATGATACTTACCCCATAATTCAGATGTGTTATTTAGATTAAGTATAAGAGATAAGTCAACTATATTGTTAGGGATATCTAACATAGTTGAAGTTAAGAAGAATAAATTCTTATGAGTTTCATTACACCAATTTATAGCAGGTGCATTAAATTCATGTGGTATTTTAAATATCTCATTTATATAAGGGTCAGTTATATTAAATTCAATAGGTGGAATAAAATAAAAATTAGTTCGTTCTAATGCTGAATCATACATTGATAATTCATCGAATATGATAAAATCATAATCATGAGTATGTATTTCACTTCGTAATTCTTCTGGAGATTTTCCTAATGATTCTATGTATTTTACATTAGGAGGTAATAGTTGCACTAAATTTACAAAATCTATTGAGTCTGCTTTTATACTATTAATAACTTTAGAGTTATTCAATAACCCAATCAGATATTTTTTTCTTGTAACAATTAACCCTTTATTCATTTGTATTAGTCTTCGTATTCTCCGAATTGATCTTCCATTTCAATCTTTTCGTAAAGTTCTTCTAATTTACCGATTGCGTGTTGAACCAATGTCCAATCCTCCGAATCTACTGCATCTTCTAATGCAATTAAAATTTTGTTTAGTTTGTCTAACATATTTCTTTTCTTATTATTCTCTTAATATAACCTTTCATTTCGGTATAAATATGTATAAAGTAAAAAAAAATGGCTACCTTCGAAGTAGCCATTTAATTCTTTGATAATTTATATTATTTTTTTAATTTAATTTTCCAATACACTCCACCATTTACATATGGAGTAAACTCACCATTTGTTCCATCTAATACTCTATTAGCAACACCAACTCCAATATGAAATAATTTATCATTTTTGGTAGTTAGTATAAATCCTGTTCCTATATGAGATACCACATCGGTTTTACTAAATCCACCTTCAAGCCCAAAAAATACTTTTGTTTTAAAAGGTTCGGGTATTCTAAGAGTATCTATTCTAGGTGTTATTTTAGTTGTATATTTTCTACCTATTATTTTATTATTACTTATAGTATCGATTATTGTAATTGAACCTTGTTTCTTATCAAACTTATATGTGTTTGTAAATACATTAATATTACTCAAATATTGTTTTACAATAGAGTTTGTATCTACTACCGCCTGAATTGTATCATGCACCGCATATGGTATTGGTTTCTCAACTTCATAAGGAACAGGAACATCAACGGGTACTTCTAATGGTATTGTATCATGAATTGGATGTAAAGATTGACCGTCAATTTTAACTATCTTTTTAATAATTTTATTTCTATTGGGCATTACACCAAATGGGTCAAATGATACTAATGATAATAATATCACTAAAACCGCAATAATAATGTTTTTTATTTCTAAGTATTTCTTCATTATTTAACTAAGAATAATATGGTCATTAATACAGCGATACCAGAACCTGCTTTATATACAGCCGTTTTAAACTTCTGAACCTTAAGTTCTTTTAGTAGGCTATTTGATTTTTCTCTCTCTAAAGCAAATTGTTGGTCTTTCTTATCTATAATAACATTAAGATTAGTTATCTTTTCATCCTTCAAACTATCCTTTTGTTTATATAGACCGATTTGAGTATTCTTCTCATCTAACATTTTATATACTTCCTTCAACTCTGCTTTAGCACCATCACCACTAAGGATATCCTTAATGACTAATTTTGCTATCGGTACTTTTAATGGTACTATCGAGTCCGTTTTCGTATCTGTTTGTGAAAAACCAGATAAGGTCGTTAGCAGTATAGTTATTAACAGCATTAACTTTTTCATGTGTATTGATTTTAATTTCAGTTATGTTTTCTTGTATCTTTGTTACTTTTGTTTCTATGTGAGTTATTTCTTTATCTACTTTATCAATGTGACCATCCAATACCACATTTGCATTTTCAACCGAATCTATCTCATTTTGTAGAGAATCAATTTTGCGGTTATATGCTTCAACATCGGTACGGATACCATTGTTGGTAAAGATATTATACCCTACCAAAGCAATAAGAACAACTAATATGATATTTTTTATATATTTCATATGTTTGTATAATTTATGTCTATAAATATTGTTTTGTATAATTTAAAGAACTTTCATCAACTTATTGGGAAAATCCTATTTTTATTAGTTTTTTACTATTTCCGTCAATATATATATTAAAATAATATAATATATGATAAACTTAATAATTGCAATCTTTTTAATGTGTAGCTCATTTGGAGCAGTAATTTCAAAAACAACAACTGAATATGGTTTCAGAAAACAAAGACAACATACTGAACCATTGGATATTGATAAGAATGTGCTTTCTTAAAGCATCATTCTTGTTCCAATCAAAAAGTTACTGGTAAATTTACTTCCAGGCATTGTATTCATATTTAACTTATAGTTAAAACTGAATCCGAATCTTTTACTGATTTTGTAATCAAAAGAACTTCCCACTAAAAATCCAAAGTGTCTTCCAACCGCGGTATTACCTGTAAATGTATTATATCCTAATGGTGAATACATCACAAATGTTTGAGGAGAAAGAGTTAATTTTTTACTATACTGAAATGGTTTAGTCCAAAATGCTACTGCTGATGTAGATAGTGATATATCCCATTTTTGCTCACTACCTGGCATCATTAACATTACTGTTCCAACATTGTATCCATATACTCCGTATTTAGGATGTGGTTTAATCCATGTGTATCCAGCCAATGTCATCCAATTACCTTTTAAGTATGCAGATGTTACCGAATAAGAATTTATAGAATTTAATTTACCTTCTTCAAAATTCATTTTAGTTACACCCCCACTTAGAGCAAATTGGTCTAATGAACTCCATATCATAGAGTTTAATGAATATGATATATCACCTGCCATTGAACTTCTACTAACACCAACTGAAGCTATTGCATTATATGTTCCATCTGCATTTTCAGCAGTTGTTAAATCCGATGCTATTAACAAAGGATTCATATTTTGAGCCTTTTGTTTCTTCTCTTCCTTCTTTTCCTCTTTCTTCTCTTCTTTCTTTTCTTCAGATTTCTTCTCTTCTTTCTTTTCTTCAGATTTAGATTCTGATTTCTTTTCCTCTGATTTACTTTCGGATTTAGATTCACTCTTAGTTTCCGATTTGGTCTCCGATTTTGATTCAGACGAGGTTGAACTACTACTTTCTGATTTACTCTCTCCAGATGAAGACGAATTACTATTAGATGATGAACTACTACTATTAGATGATGAAGATGATGAACTACTACTTGCTGGCGGTGCAGAAGATGTAGATGATGTTGAAGCCGATGCACCACTACTTGCCGCAGTTGATGATGCAGAACTTGCAGATGAAGAAGCCGCTGAACTCGCTGAATTACTCGCTGCCGTAGATGCGGATGAAGAAGCTGCATTACTAGCTGCTGATGAAGCCGCAGTTGATGCCGCTGAACTTGCTGCTGCCGAAGCTGCTGAACTTGCTGCTTGTGTTGCCGCTGCTGAAGCCGCCTGTGTTACGGCTGTATTCACGGTTTGTTGGACAGTTTGTTGAACTACTATATTAGTTGGACAACCCATAGTTTGGTATTTAAGATATGTTGCATCTAACCAAACTTTCATTGCTCCTGCCTGAACTTCGAAGGGTGTAAATGTTCTTACTTCATTATAGAAAGAAACTATTGCATTTCCATTTACCATTGTAGTTGTAGCTATTTTAATTTCTCCACTACATTTATCTACATATGTTTGAGTATATGTTTGCCCTATCGCATTTTCAGCGAATAGTGAAATAACAATTACAATAAGTGATAACAACCATTTTTTCATTAATGTCTTCCTCTTCTAACTCTAATTTGTGGTTGAGCATAACGAGGTTGATAAAAACGATAATTAGGTGCAATTTCAGTATATAACACTATTCCATGACCAGGAATCCACATTGGTCTTGTGAAGGTTTCCGCTCTATGTCTATTGTAATAATTGTGTCTAGATGATACATTTACAATTCTAGAGGGTGTGCAACTTACCAAAAATAAGAATACAAAGAATATTAAGTATTTCATATGTGTTTTATTTTGTTACACATATAAGTATAAAAAAAGGGAGTTTAACTCCCTTTCCTTAAAAATTATATCTAACTCCCATTTGAACTTGCCACTTACTATTTATCGGGTCTATTGAATATGGAGTTTGAGTTGGTTTTGTAAAACTGAATACCTCACCACTTACTTTTGATAATCCAACTGATGATGTTGAATTGAATGTATTTGATACGAAGTATATCTTCCCCCACTCTTCATTTAATAGATTTGTTAGGTTAAACAAATCAGCTGTGAATTGTAGATGTTTTCCAACATTTTGAGTAATCTTCATATCCAATGTTGTGCTCCATGGGGTTCTTCCACCATTTCTTTCGGTGAAACTTCCTTTTCTACTACTCAAATATTCATTACCATTTACGAACTCCGTAAATGCAGTTGATTGTGTTGGGTTTGTTATGTATTTACTAACCTCATTATCTTTAAAGATATAAACTAATCCTGCAGATTGTGGGTTGTTTTGTAATGTTCCATTTACCAATCCCCAAGTAAATGGTACTCCACTTTGTGAGTTTAATACCATAGTTACTTGTGTTGTTTTTAATCTATATGTTAGTGTTGAAATGATTCTATGTCTAACATCAAAGTTTGAATATGATAATTGAGGGTCATTTGGAGTTAGGGATTGATTTAACTGCCAGTTTGATTCCATTGAATTTCTGATACCATTTGTTACATCTTTTGCAACACCATAAGTGTATGCACCATATACATCTAAACCAAATGGGTATCTTTTATTTAATGTAGTTGTAATTTGATATCTATATCCTTTATCCGTATTTGATAATAAGTAAGCATTTGATAAATTTGAATTTACTTTTGCTCCACTATAAATTGGCATTTCCTTTTGAGTATCAAATGAATAATAAGTTGGATTATCAGTTATGATATTTATTTGTTGGAATTTCAAATCAGTAAGAACCTGTGTATATAATCCTTCTATTCCGATTTTATATCCTTCAATTGTTTTATCAATACCAAAATTACTTCTCCATACTTTCGGCATCTTAAATCCATTATCAATTATATCCATTTGAACTAAATTCTTTTGTCCGTTATTGAATGCCCATACTTTTGAACCATCTTTAATTGGGTCACCAACATTTGTAAGTGTTGCTCTATTATTCAAATCAAATGAACCAAATCCAACACCATCGTTGTAGTATGCATATCCTAACCAAGCAAAAGGAATTCTACCTACGAATACACCACTACCACCTTTGATATTCCATCCATTGTTTTTATATGTAAATCCAATTCTTGGTGATATGTTTAAGTTGTTGAAATAATCGTTTGTGTATTGTGTTGGTGCCTGTGAAGATATGTTTGGTTTGTTTGGTAATCCAGTATAGTCAAAACGAATACCTGGTGTTACTCTGAAATCACCTAATAATATCTCATCCTGTAAGTAACCACTATATAAATTTACTTTGTAGTTTGCATATGGATTATCAAATATGTAATCTCTATCATTATTACCAAATGAATAAAATCCTCTAACTCTATTTACTTTTCCTGCTAAATAATCTCCAACTGATTTGTAAGAAATTCTACCATTCCAACTATTCACAAACCCATAAGATAAATCGTAAAATTCATTATGAGTTCCAATTAAGATATTATGCGTACCAACTGAAAAATTGAAATTATCAGTAAATTCAGTTGTCTTTTGTTTCATATTAAATATGGTAGCCTCTCTTTCGTTTCCTATAAAGATAGTTCCACCATTGTATGCAATTTCAGTTTGTGGGAATGAAATGTTTTCAGATAAAGGAGTTCTAAAATCTTTGATATTAGAATAACCTATGATTAATGAATTTGATATTTTACCTACATTTGTTCTTAACTCTGCGACTGTTGAAGATTGGTTATTGTTTTGTTTGAAGTCCATAGAACCAAAACGAAAATTACCCAAATCTCTTTCTAAATTTGTTGCTTCAGAAAAGACAGTGTTGTTTCTCAATGTTAATTGATTATGAGAGTTGATATTCCAATCTAATCTATTGAATATCTTTTGTGATTTTGAATAGATTGAGTAATCTTTGTAATCACCTACATTGTATCCGTATTTAGTTTTTGTAAATGTAGAAATAACATTTGCTAATGAATCAGAAACTAATCCACCACTATTAGAACCATAGAATACAGGTTCATTTCTATTTGTAATTTCACCCGATGTGAATAAGAATAATTTATCTTTCTTTAATGGTAATCCAATTCTGAATCCAGTCTGATAATCATGGAATTCATTTGTTGTATTGAATCCTGCTAATGAACTATTTCTTCCATAAACATATACCGAACCTTTTACATCGTTTGTTCCACTTCTTGTAATTGCGTTGATTGAACCACCTAAAAAGTTACCTACCTTAACATCAAATGGTGCAACATAAACTTGTATATCTTGTATTGCATCCAATGATATTGGTGATGTTCTAGTTGATGAACCAGGCATACCAGATGTTCCCGCTTGCCCACCTAATGATGGAGAGAACCCAATAGCATCATTATTAATTGTTCCATCAATAGTTACATTGTTGTAACGAAAGTTTGTTCCTGCAAAAGAGTTATTTATTGATTGTGGAACTAATTTTGTGAAATCCGTAATTGAACGAGATAGAGTTGGTATAGAACTTATTTTTTGTTCTCCTAATACCATACCACTACCCTTAATACCATTTCTTTGTGCAACTACCACAACCTCTTTCAATTGTGTATTTTCTTCTTCTAATGTTACATCTAAAATGTTATCACCTAAATTGAATTCTAAATTAGATTTCTCATAAGGTTTGAATCCAATTGATGTAATCTTAATTGAATATGGCCCACCTACATTTGCATTGTAGATATGATAAATACCACTGCCATCAGTAGATGTATTGTATTTTACACCATTTGATTTTAAGATTAGTTGGATTGTTGTGCCAGGGATAGATTCTCCCTTTTTATCTTTAATTCTACCCGAAATGTTCGAGTTTGTAATTTGTGAAAACGATGTTAAAGAAACTAACATCATCATAAATAAAAATACTTTCCTCATTATGTTGTTTTTGTGTTCAACAATAAGTAGGAAAGTATTGTTCTAAATTTGTTACTTTTATATTAACAAATTATTAAGAAATTATCTATACTTATTTAATATTTCTTGATTCTTTTTTATTAACTCTAAAGTTTTCACTCCAGATTTAACACTTCTCATAGCTCTTTTTTTACTCTTTTTGTTTGCCATAATTTATTTAGTGAATACACCTTTTTTAACCATTTTAGATAATATATTCGCACAAGCTATATCCAATGCTTTTTTAGTAGAGATTGATATAGTTGATTGATTAAATTTGATTGGATCCACAGTTGCATCTGATAATAAAGTTAATTGTCTATTTGTCGTAGCTTCTCCTAATCCAGATGCTGCTATAATAGTTCCATTTTCAGCATCAGTAAATCTAACTTGCAAACCGATACGAGTTACCATATTATCCTTAATACCATCTTTCATACTAATACTTTCATCTTCCGATACTGAATAATCATATACTTCTATTTCAACAAAGTAATGAGCTAAACGGATTTTACCTCTACCATCTAATTTATCCTGAGAAATTCCTGCTTGAGATGCTTGGAATTGCTTTACCATTCTATTTTTAATTTCTGTTTTATCTTCCGTAAATGTAAATCTACCAAGATTATCCAAATATTCAAGCGTGATATTAGCCACACCCAAACCCACTTTCTTTTCCTTGAGCTCTGGATATTGCTCATAAACCTCATCACCGATGCCACATTTGAGAATTTGTATCGGAATTTGAGGGCCATCATAATCTAAAAATTTAGTAATATCTGATTTAGTTTCGAATGATGCTTTGAACTGTTCCGTTTTTACGCTTCCTATCGTTTGAGCAACAACCGCAACACTGCTTAATAAAAATAAGCTTAAAAATACCAACAATTTTTTCATATACTTTTTTCATTTAATTAATTTAACAATCTATTCTAGCTTTTTCTCTTTCATTTTTTGGCCCATATACCCACTTATATCCAGCCGGTGGCATATTTGAACTATACATCACTCCTTTTGGTGCTTTTGAAGACCAACCCACTGGTAAGTTATTGTAACATTTTTCACTACTTTTAATGGATTGTGTAAGCGTTTCCAACGAATTTGCGTTACTATGTGGATCAGTAATTGCTTTTGAAAATCCATTAGGCATCGTTCTTGTACAAATGTATGTAGCGATGATTGGAGCAACTGCTGCACCTAATGCAATACAAACTCCCGCACCGGACATCCATAATTCCATACTAACATCAAATGAATAATAAATTGCATTTGAAATACAATTCGTTAATAATGTTTTATCACAACAACCTCCAACTCCAGGAATAGCCCAAATAGGTTCAATTATTGCCAATGCTACTGCATATGCTAATGCAGTATTAACTGCTGTTTTCTTAGCCGCAGAACCAGCACTTTCAACTGCTGTGATAACCATAGCAGAAATACTTGTGGATTTAGCCGCACCTTGTGGATTTGATGGTGAAAATGCTGCAACAAATCCCATAGAGATAGCCGCAGTTAATCCAATTCTACAAGCATTTTCATCTAACCAATTATATGCATAATCAAAACCATATTTAATTACTTCAACTCCATTTATGATTTGTGTTTCTGCTTGTTTAGATAAATTGATAAACTCCTTTTGAGTTACATCTAATCCCGCTTTACTAAAATCTTCAGTATTTCTTGCAACATATGAACCAGCATCTGCCGTTCTATATGCGGTATCCATTGCAAATGCTACTGAATAGTTGTATGTATCTTTCGAAATATCAACAACAAAATTACCAGCATCATTTACTACTTTTGTAGCATCATTGTAAGTTTGAACCGTCCCATCAACTACGATATGGATTACATCCTTTGCACCATCATCAATTGGTTTTATGATGTTATTATCAATTGGTTTTACAATGTTATCATCAATCCAACCACCTATATCACCAAATATGTTACCCATAGTTTGTTTGTTTTGTATAAATATAAAAAAAGGGAAAACTATGTTCTCCCTTTTAAATTATGATAATAAAGAATAATACTCTTTAAAATGTTTAATTCTATCTGCTAATCCGATAGTTCCACCATTTACTCTCTTAGTAATAGATGTTACCACTGAATCACCAGCACCTCCATCAGCTAATTTGTTCAATCCGTTTTTAGACCAGAACCATGCCGCTGATAATAAAGCATGCTTACCACTAACTGAATCAGGATTGTTTGCTATATCTTCTCCGATTGCTTTACCGAATAATGTATAGTTTGCTCTACCTGTCAATTGGATATATCCTCTTCCTCTGAATTTGTATCCATCACCACTTGCTTCACTTCCGTTATCCATTCTATTTGCATATACTTTGTTAGCAATCTTTTGTGGGTTTCTAGCATAAGCCGCTGCTGCAGCTTCAGTTGGGAAATACTTTTTGAATATACCATTTAATCCCTTTGCAGAATAGTTTAAGTTTTCAGATGTTACTCTAAACCCACCACTCTCATGACCACATTGTGCTAAGAAGTGTGCTAATCTCAATGGAGTATTGATTTGGAATTTAGCTGCCGTATCAGGAATCATAGCAATTACTGCATCCGGCACATGCCCTTTTAATTTAGCTAAGTTTAATCCAGTTGAAGATGCTACTGCCGCTACTTGTTGTTTAACTTCTTCGTGCTCTTCATCTCCCATAATCATCGCCCATGTCTTATCACCTACGATACCATCTGCTGTTAAACCATGAGCCGCTTGCCATACTTTAACCGCATCTTCCGTTTTAGGGCCAAAGTTACCTATTGGTTCTAAATGTAATTTTGTTTGTAACAATTTTACACTTTCATTGTTATCACCTCTTTTTAATAACATTTTAATATTTTTTTATTTCTTTGTATGCCATAACCTCTTTTGGTTTGATTATTATTTCATTCCATAATGATGTTTTATTTTGTGTGCAATCATTTGGATTTCTACACAAATTACTTTCACCTTCCGGATAACCCAATCTATACATATTAGCCGCTTTCTTACCTCTATCAGTTGTATATGTTTTTGCATCTGATTTGAAAGCTGCAACTAAATCACCTTTTAATTTAACTAACACATTTTGTTCTGGTCTGAAAAATTCCTTTGCCTGTGTTGTGAAAGTTGATATTTCAAATTTATATCCGTTCTTTACCGAATCTATTATATTAATTAATCCCGCTTTATCTGTCCAATGGAATGTTACTAATTCAGAATCAGTTTTTCCATATAAATCAGTTGTAAATTGTTCATCTAAAAGAACATATGGTTCTATATTATCTCTTGAGTTGAAAAATGCAATCTTATCGTTATCTATATTAACTAAATAATCTTTGAATTCATCTCTGATAGACCATACTCTATGATTAGTAAAATCTTCAATAAAATCTAATACTTTCTTTCTAGTCAAAGAAGGAAATTGTTCAGTTTCAATATAAAGTTGGTATCCAAAATACTTATGAATTAATTGTATAAGTTGAGGATTACCATCAATGTTTCCACCTCTGGTATCAAACCCTTGCTTTTCTAAATCTAAAAATTGCTTAGAAATTTCTTCCCATTCTTTAATAGTATGGAAAGAATCTTCCGGTTTGTAATATCCTCTTACTTTATACATAATTTAATTATCCTTCTTCTTCAACACCGGCATCTATTTTTGCTTTGTCGGTGATTGATTTTTTATTAATAAATTTATCCACTGAAGCTATACCAAAAGCCCCTAATGTTAAATACATAAAAGCATCAAAAACAAACTCATTAATTAAAAGTGGTTTGTTAAGTGCTCCTGTTACTAAATCAACAATCATACATAATACCATTACTCCGAATGAGCAAATACCAATGAATGATTTTTCATTAATGTGATTTTCATCACTAACTAAATCTTTAAAGAATCCCATAGTTTCTTATTTAAACATTTAACTATAACAATTCCGTAACTAATTTATCCGTTATATTGTTCTCTCAACAAACCACACTTTTGACATTCTTCGTGTCCATCTCCATCAGCATCACCCCAAACATGCTCACATTGTCTATGTGCAAAGTATTCATCGATTTTACCATCCCCATCAATATCAATACCATCCATTACACCATCTCCATCCTCATCTATTTCAACACCTTTCTTTGCTTCTACTTTTGGAGTAGCAGGAACTTGTTGAAATGTATCATTTAAAATTGGTTCAGATTGTGCTTTTTCAGCTGCTTTAATAAATGCGTCTGGAATGGTTGGTCCGATTTCTTTGTTACTTTCTTTCATATCATTTGTATGTGAAAGGGTAACACCATCTTCTTCATCCATTTTTTGAACTAACATCTTATCCTTATCAGTATCACTAAACCAATAGTCAATGATTTTACCATAAGAACCAATGAAAGCACCTAACATTAATAATAAAAGTTCCTTCCATTCTGCTGATGCAGGTGTTTTGGAAGTAATTGCTGCAAATATACCACCGATAATTATTACAAATGAACCTAATACTAATGCAGTGATATACCATCTTCTGGCCATCATTTTATTTAATAGGTCTTTGAAACCACTCGGCGGTTGTTGTTGATTACTCATTTTTCTCTCTTTGTTTTATTGCTATATACATTGTTCCAATAAAGAACAATATAAAAAATCCCGTAACCCCTATTTTATACCAATCCATAGATTACCATTGAGCTGGTTTCTCTTTGAATTCGTCTCCTTCTTTTTTCTTAACCGGTGCCGCTGGTTTTGCCTCTGCTGGTTTTGCAGTTGCACCACCATTTCCACCACCATTTACAATTACAGTCTTACCCGCTGATTGTTGTTGTGTATTTTGGATATTAATTACCGGAGCCGCTTGTTGAACCGGTGTTTCCTTTTCTTCACCACCTGTTAATTTGTTAGTGATGAAACCACCAACTCCCAAAGTGATTGTGCTTGCTAAACCAATTAAAATACCCTTAAAGGATTTTCCAGTTGATTCTTCTTGTTCTTCTGCCATTTTGTTTTTGTTTTTTTAGTTGTTTTTACTATAACTTATTAAAATCTGTAATTCCTAATAGAGAACCATTAGAATTATATAAAGCAATTCTATATGCTGATTTAGGTAATGCAGTTGTATATACTTTTAATACATTATCACCCGCACTTACATTCATCGTTTCCTTTGATACTACTCTATTAGCAATATCTAATATTTTGATAGATACACTTCCTGCTACTTCTGCTTTTACATTCATTGCAACTTCTGAAGTTACGAAAGATGATTGTAATTTGATACCAGTAGAACTTGCTATCTTTAAATCTTCAGCTACATTTACCGCAGGAGATGGTAAATCTTCCTTATGGCAAGCAACTAATAACATAACACTTCCTAATAATACCAATAATTTCTTCATTTTAATTTATGTTTATTGTTGTTTTCTTTATTTCCTTTTTATCAATTGACTCTAAAATCAAATATAAATATTTACTTTGTATTGATTTCGTATATATATTAAGTTTATTTTCTCCTATCTTACCAACTATCTTTTCTTTACTTATTACCTGATTTGTAGCCTTATCTACCAACTTTAATATATAAGTGCTATCAGATGTTAGTTTGAACATAATTTCATCTCCATTAGATACACTATTATCGGATTGAGTAAATACATCTACTCTAGCTATCGGAGGTGTTACTGGCAATATTTCTTCTTTATGACAAGAAATCATAAATACCACACAACACAATAATATAATTCTAATCCACTTCATTATAGTATCTTTACATTTAATTTATTTAAGTTAGTTCCCAATGTTTCAACACTTGTCACTGAAATCAATCCTAATATATTTGTAATAGTTGCTTTTGGTTTAAATGTTATTTTATATCCAATAGTATCAACCGAACCTCCTGATGTATTTAATGAACCCACGCTAATGAATGTACCATTGTTTTTACCAAAGTTAGTTGATTTTGTATTAGTATATTCCGTTTTAACAAAATCTAAAACTGAATTATCAAAAAATACATTAAATTGTGTAGCTCCTATCTGATTTCCATTTGCATTTAAATTAATTGTTGCAATAACACTATCACCAACTTTCTCCATCATAATATCAGCTTCTACATCACCAATTGAATTAGTAGTTACCGACATTGATTTTATTTGAGATAATTGATTATTAATTGAATTTGTAGCATTAATTCCAGATGGTATCGCTGAATGTGATAAATTAACATCTCCTTTCCAAGTTACACTTACATTATATGCATTTAATGATGTTGGATTAAATGTAATTGGGTACTTTGCTCTCTGAAAAGATGGAAAAGTGTTCCAATTAGACTTGCCAATTTCGTTATATGTTTCTTGTGGTACTAATTTCATCATATATGGTAATACATTTGCTGCTACTAAAGGATTTGTACCTGTACCTGTTAGGTGTTGCAATAAAAGATATGTATCAGTTTCGTTAAAATATCCATCATCATTTACATCAGCATTATCATATTGAATACCATATGCAAATTCATTACCGGTTTGGTTTCCAAATATACCACTATTTGATAATTCCTTAAATGCTAAATACACATCCGATACTGTTACTATTTGACCATATAATGCACCTAATTGAGTTTCATTATATGCTTGAAATAATAAATCATGTTGTTTATATGCCAAATATTCACTAAATGAAAACTCTGCTTTCAACGCACGATACCAACCACCATTTCTAATATAAGTTCCATATGTTGATTGGTCAAAATTAAATTCAACATTTGTATTGATATAATATTCAGCCCATCCATTTGGATCATATGATACAAATTCAGCATTGCCATAATATAAATCAAACAATTGTAAAATAGAAATTTGACTCGGAGTTATAGAACTACCTATAAATTCTCTACTATCAATACCAACTCTATATCTATGGTTTGTTAAATCATAATCGTATATTACACACCATTCTGCTTGTCCACCAATTGTAGTTGCTTTATATAACCCAGTAGCTGCTTTTACAGTATCCATATCCGCACTCATATCAACTTTACCCAAACCATTTAGTGATTTGTATCCTGCGTTTGTTGCCGGTGAATAGTTTACATAATCCGAAGTTGTGTACATTTTTGTAGCAAACTTTGTTTCATCTACATTATTGCCAAAATCAAAATTAAATTGAACTCTTAAACTTTGTCCGTTTGAATGAGAAACTGAATTCGTATAAAACTCCGTAAATGTTGCATCATCGGGATTGGACCAAGTTCCATATTCAATTACATATGGACAATAATATCCATTTGGTAAATCGTTCCATTGAGTTCCATTCCATTTAGTTACTGCATAATCTTCATTACCACTATTATTTGGCTCTCCACCTGCCCAGTTGTTATATTGCCCAGCTATGTTTCCCGCAGTTTGTCCGTTTGATGTTTTGATTAAAGTTCCCTTTTCAGGTCCAGCATCAATTACCCATCTACCTTCTACAACCTCATCGGTTAATGCGAACCATATTTGTGATTGAGGTACATTGTTATATATAAAAGCATCTTCATCGGAAGAAGTAATTGTTACTAAGTATCCCGTTTGCCCTTTGAATGTTGTTGCTTCGGCTGCTGCTCTTGCACCCGTATATGTATTTCCGTTTGTTACGGGTTTATAGAAGTGTCCATTTACACCATTGTAATAATATCCCGTTGGATTGACAGTTGCTGCTACTGATAATTTAACTTCTCCTTTTGTTACACCAGTATTTACTTTCAAAGAATTTAACGCAATGTTAATGTTTTCCATTGTACCAGTAAATACTAAACGAGTTTTATTACCACTCAATGTAAAACCACTTGCTGCAGCTAATCCTGCTGTTGTAGTTAGGTAGAATGTAGTACCAGTTGGAGGATTTACCAAACTGATTGATGTTAGTAAAGTTGCAGTTGAACTAAATCCACTTAATACAAATCCACTAGCATCTTGTCCGTTTGTGGATTGTGTAAATACAATAGGGTCTGGTGCAGATACACTCTGACCAAACCCAAAATAAGATGTTAATAAGAATAAAAGTGTAACAATTCTTTTCATATTATTCAACAATTAAGTCTATTTTATTTCCTGATGCATCTACCGCATCTGATAATACAAAGTAGAATAAACCTGCGGTGTTCGTTAAAGATGTCTTAGGAGTAAATATTAATTTATATGGAGTTCCTATTTTAATTCTTGCCGTTTTCAATTGGTCAATAGAACCAAATGTTAATCTACCATTATCATGTGTAGAGAAATTTGTAATAGTAGAACCTGCATCAAATATTACATTATCCAAAGTTAATTTACTATCATCATAATTCATAATTACTTCTAAACCAGCTAATCCTTCTTTTGTTAAAGTTGTAGTTAATACTACTTTACCATCTACCAATGATGAATTTACACTTAGAGTTGCTTTTGGATTTTCAGCTACTTGATATGCACCAACTGCTGCACCAACTGATGCTTCAGCAGTTTTAATATTCATTGTTATCAATCCTAATGATTTTACTGAATTAGTTACATTTGTATTAGTTGAAATGTTTTGTGCAACTACCGCTGGATCAGTTGAATGTGACCAGTTTAAATCACCACCCCATGCAAATACCGCATTAGCAGTTTGTGTGTTTGCAGTTATTACCACTTTATTTGTAGGTGTTCCATCTAACCAGCCTTGATTCAATAAACCACTATACCATCTAACTGATGTTGAAGTTGCAGTTGGAATCATTGCATTTGAATCTACATTAATTCCCATTACATGAGAAAATAAATAATATCCATCACTTTCACTAAATGCCATTTTGTTCTTTGTAATTATACCAACTTTCTTTTCCAAATTAGGATATGTGAAATATGTAGGATTACCATTAATATCAACTTGTGAAATTGCTAAGAATGCTTTATATGCATCTGATACTGTCACAACATTATTCATCCAAGTCTTTTGATATGCAGGTGCGACAAATACACCAACTGAATCTCCAATCTTTAATGTAGTAAATGTAGCCTCACCGCTTGCATCCAATGGAGCAGTTGTGATAGGTTGCTGTGACCAATCTATCGTTCCACTACCATCCGTTTTCAATCTCATCAATTGAACATTATGGTCGGTGATTGTAGTATAAGTTGATGGGAATGCCACTTTAACTTTAAACGATGAAGAACCACCTTTTACATTACCCAATGATATTACATCACCGGTTGTTGTAATAGGTGAAATATACGCAGAAGTTGCATCAATTGAATATGCTAATATTAAACTATGAATATCAGTATAAGATAGGTTATCTTTAATAATAAATTTTTGAGATGCCAATTCACCATTAATAGATGCATCAGTTCTCTGAACAGTCAATTGTCCAACATTCCAATCTGAATTTACAACAAAACTCCATGGTGATGCCAAATATTGCTCATATAAAGATGTCGCAGGTTTAGTTGAATTTGAAGTGAATTTGTAATTAGCCCATTCAGTGTTGTAAGTTTGCACCGAAGTTCCTTGTCCATAAGTTGTAGAGTTCGGTAATAATAATAATGATTTATTACTATACTGATATCTTAACCAAAAATAACGAGGTGTCGTTACAGGATTTGTTCCTTTATCTATAACATATTTTACGGTCAATGTATCACCAACTTTGTATGTTGTAGATATTGGTGATATCGTTCTATTAATAGTTAATTGACCAAACGATGATAGGGATACCATCAATACCCCTAAAAATAATAAGATTTTTTTCATTTTACTTTTCTAGTAATTTGGTTACAAGTTTTCCACAACCTTTCTTAAGTGCATTACTTAAGGAAGTTTGGTTGAAACCACCACCCTCATCTACTATCAAAGTTGCCATAGAGATTTCCGATGAACTTTCTTCAACCATAACCTCTTTGTCTTTTTTACCATTTTTATAGAGTGTTCCTCTTAAACGGATAACAACTTCCTCCTCATTAGAGTGGAATACTGATATATTCTTTTTTGTAGTCAGAACATCTAAATAAACGATGTCCACTTTTAATTTTTGAGTAGCATCTGGAGCTAAATCCAAACCTTTCTCTTGTAAAAACTCTTCTAATATATTTTTTAAACCGAATTCTAAATTTCTATTTCCGGCTAATTTTCCTATTTTAACTTGATTGGTTACCGATTCAACCCAAATATGCTCTTCGGCATTATACCAAATGTTACCTGGATTATTTTTGAATGTTCCATCAATTTTCCACATAATTTCATTAGAAATTTTAGTTCCTAAATCATCATTGCCAGAAAAATGTAGATAAACAAAGAATAATTGAAAACATAGGGCAAATAATATCCAAAACCCTACTAATATAAGAAATCCTTTACCTAAGTAATCTCCTATATTGTTTTTTAAATGTAATGCTGCTTGTTTCATAAAACGAAATATTTTTTTTTAAAACTCAAATATATAACAATTTACAAAACAAAATTTAAATAACCATCTATAAATATAGAAGTTGTAACTTTGACTATTACCATTAAAATAAAAACCCCCACAATAAGTGAGGGTTTTTTATTATTTTTATTTCTTAAATTAGAAACTAACTTTCAAACTAAAGTTTTGGTTAATTCCCCATCCTTTGAAACCACTACCTAATGTACCTACTGCAGTACCGCCGGCATCATTTGCTTCAACCCAATAATCTTCATTAAATAAGTTATACACTTGATATTGTGCATATGTTTCATACTTACCTAATTTAAATTTATATCCAACTCTTGCATCAGTTACACCAAATGCAGGTAATTGATAAGGTTGTGCAGTGATTGCAGGATTAGTACGAGAAGTTGGGTCATAGTAAGCAAAATACTTATCATTGTAAGTATAAGTTGCCGATACATCCAATCCTTTCGTTACTTGATATCTTGCGTAAGCACCTAATTGTGTTTGTGGTTGGTCACCTACATATAATCCATCGGAATAAATGTTTGTTTTAACATCAGTATTTTTAACTTCATCTCTGATAACTGCTGATGCATTACCTTTCCACTTCCAATCACCAAATGATGCGAAACCATTGATGTCTAATTTAGAAGTTACTTTAACAGCCGCTTCAAATTCTAAACCTTGGTGTAATGCACCTTGACCTGTAATTAAAGCTCTATATTGTGTTCCATCTGCATTTGTTAATAACGGAGAAGTTAAAGAACGATTTGCGAAATCGGTATAGTATGCATTTGCTTTGAAACGGAATGCTCTACTTCTGAAACCATATCCTACTTCATATGCAGTTGCTTCTTCATTCTTAATGTTAGAGTTTACCACATTACCACTATTGATTGCAGTAGCAGAAGTTGGCGATGCTCCGTTGAAGATGAATGAGAAGTAAGGTGCTCTACTATATTGACCAGCATTAACAAAGATATTGTTTTTACCATCAAAGTTGTAATTAAATCCACCTTTATAGTTGTATCCTGTGATATTTACTTTCTCTGATAAATGTTCTACTTGATTAGCATAATATCTATCTGCTCTTTGATATTGAGTTTGAGAAATTGCACCTTGTACGAATGCTGATAATTTATCTTTTGAATACTCTAATTGTCCGAATGTACCTTCGTAATCAACCAAACCATCGTTGTCATAAGCAACACGATTATTTTCAGGAGTAATCTTTGTGATATCAATATAATCACTTGCATTCGGGTCAACAGTTGCTTTTGTTACAAAGATATCTTTGTAATAAGAACCACCAATTAAATCTCTCATTTCTCTGAAGTGAGTTCCTTTGTAAGTTCTCGCATCAACACCTAATGTTAAGTTTAAGTTATCAGTTAAATCATGATTTAAAGTTGATAACACACCATACCATGTGTGGTTATTGATTGAGTTACGGATACCATATTTAGAACCCGTTGTAGATGCTGCGTTAATTGCAACTTGAGGGTCTAATACTAAATGACCTTCTGCATCTCTAACAATTGTAGAAGCATAAGAACCAATTGCACCACTACCACCACCATGACCAATTGAAGCATAAGCTGAAGTATTTAAAGTCGTCTTTGGAGAAATTGTCCAATAGTGATTTAAACTGAAAATTGGTTTGTGATAATAGTTTGTTGCGATATTGTTTTGTTCTCCATTGATAGTGTAGATATCCTTGTTATATTTCAAACCATACTTTGTATATTCTACCGGAGTTAAACGAGATGTTCTTTGGCCATGCTCTTGTGGAGCTCCAATTGCAGTGAATTGAATTTTATGATTCTTACCTAAATCTTTGGCATAAGATAAGAAATAAGAATATGCTTTTGTATAAGTTCCATCAATATATCCATTACCAAAAGTTCTACTACCTACGAAAGAAAATGCTCCGTATTTAGTATTACCAGTTGATAATGATAATGTAGTTTTACTCATACCATAATCAGTTAATGATTGTTGGATAGAACCACCCTTTTCAGCATCAGTAGTTTTAGTGATAATATTCATTGTACCACCAACTGATTGAATTGCTAATTTAGATGCTCCTAAACCTCTTTGAACTTGCATTTGTTTTAATGCATCACCGATACCTGCCCAGTTTGAGAAATAAACCCAACCACTCTCCATATCATTTACTGGCACACCATTAATTAAGATTGCCACATTCTTTTGGTCAAATCCTCTAATGTTAATACGAGAATCACCAGTTCCACCACCACCTTTTGTAATAAATGCAGATGGAGTGATTTTTACTAATTCAGGTAATTCTTGTGAACCTAAGTTTTCAACTGCAAACTTTGTTGAAATTGATGAGATAGCCGCTGGTGTTTTTCTATCGATACCATAAGATGCAATTACAGCTACTTCTTTCAAACCGATTGAAGTTGATTGTAATTCAATTGTGATATCATTAGCCGCAACTATTTCCTTTTGCGCATATCCTACGAATGATGCTTTCAATTTATCACCAACTTTCGCTGATTTAAATTCAAAAGTTCCATCTAATCCTGAAGTAACGCCGCCTTTTCCATTACTAATTGTTGCACCAACTAGCACTTCTTTTGTTGTTCCGTCAACTACTCTACCCTTAATTTGCCCGAAGGAAACAAAGGTAACAAATAGAGCCGATAACAATAATCCTGCTTTTTTCATAATTGTTTGTTTTTTTGTTTTTGTTTTGTTTATATAAAAAAATAGGCGAGGATGCCGCCTCACCTATTACTTCTATTCGTATATTAAAAAGTTTGTATAATTCCCTAAAATTAAATTCATGTAACAAATGTAAGAATAATATTTCATATTTACAAATTTAAGTTATCCACAATATATTAACAATTGTAGAATCTTTTTCATTTGGATTCCGATAATATAGTGGTTAAAATATAGACAGAGATAATCGGAAATGGAGTAAAGAATAGCCCTAAGAAAACTAATCTCCATATAAGTGGGTCAGTGTTGGTATAACATGATAAACCACCACAAACTCCGAATACTCGCTTTTCATCTTTTGTTCTGAAAAATCGTCTCATCAAAAATAAGTATTAGAACTCTTCTCTTTTATCAAAGGATTCTTTAGTTTTTTCATCATACCAATATAGAGAACGATGTGGAGGGTCATCTTTTTTATGTTCAGCATCAGATGTATAATAAAATAATCTAATACCATCTCTCGTAATATGTTCTGGGCAATTTAATGGTTTTGGGTGGCCATGGAATGCCTGTTTATTATATTCCCATAATACCATATTACCACTCATAGGATAATATTTTTTAACACATCGTGTTCTATCTTTATCCCACAATTGTATATCACCATTCCATCTTTCATCCCATATAGGATTCAGATAAATAACTAATGTTAGTGCTCTATGTAATTTTAATTTTTCGTTCCAATTGAAATCAGTGTGAACTTGAAGAGAATCTCCTCTATAACATCTCATATAAGATGCTCCAACTAACCAGGGGTCAGGAATTAATCCATCAATACCCGTTACCTTTTCTAAGAAATCCAAAAAGTATTTGGAATGTAAATCACCGATAAGTTGGTGAGCAAGTGGACAAATGTCTCCTGCTTCACACAACTCCACCATGTGAGAACCATTTCTAGTAAAATTCTTAAGAAGATGGTTGTGTTTACGATAGGAATCGGTAATTTCATTTTTCATGTTAATTACCAATTCATCGTTAAGAAAATTAGGAATTTCTATATTAGGAAATGGCCCATTTGAAATGAACTCATTATATAGGGATTTTGTATCCGTATATTTTTCCAATATAGGAGTGATAATCATAAACTTCTAATGTTTCTTATTACTTTTGAGAAGCAGGTTTTCTACCTCTTTTAGGTTTAGCTACTACTTCAGCAACTTCAGTTACTTCTTTAGCTACTTTTTTAGCTCTTTTTGCGGTAGTTTTAACTACTTCAACAGCTTTCTCAACTTCATTGATTTTTTCTTCAATTACATCAGGAATGTTGTTGTTGTTTTCGTCTTTAATTACACCCTTTTTAGTCAAAGTGTATCCAACGAATCCAGCAACTGCTAAAATAACGACTACCAAAATGATTGTGCTCATAATTGTTTGTTTAGGTTAAATTTAAATATAAATATATTATTTTTTCGTATAACTCATACCGAAGAATTCATAATTATCATGTACTGATTTTTCATCTCCCAATGCAATTGCTTCTTTTTCCGTTGAATAAATAGCATCCACTGGACATTCCGGAACACAAGCACCACAATTAATACATTCCTTTGGGTCTATATAAAGTTGTAATCCTTCTACTCCACCTTCATTTCTAACGGATTCCAATTCCCTACCCATATTATCAATATAAATAGGCCCATGGATACAATCTATTGGACATACTTTTAAACAAGAACCATCTACACATCCAATACATTTATTTCCTATTATGAAACTCATTTGAATCTTTTATTAACCATGATGAAGATTGAATTTTATCTCCTAAATTATCTAATAACTGAATACCCAATTGGTTACACATTTCAGTTTCTCCAATTGTATCTTTATTTTGGTCTCCACCATTTGCAAAATATACTAAATCAAATTGATGACCCATTTTGGCCATTATCCATTTAATACTTCTATTAACCATTCTATCATCATCAATCGCAACCATTGCTTCATCTACAAATTTAAGTGATTCAATGATTAACTTTCTTTCTTCAGCTTCCATAAATGGTGCAGAACCTTTCATTTCTCTTTGTAAATCGTTATTAACAATTACATAGAGGTATGTTCCCGCTTCTTTACTTTTCTTCAGATATTCAATATGCCCTTTATGAACAGGATTGAAATATCCACTACATATAACTAATATCTTAGTCTTCTCCATATAAAGAATACTTTGTAACCGGTTTTTCTACTTCTTCTCTTTTAACTATTTGAACAATTCCTTTCTTAGCATCAATATAGAATTGTGTATCACCTTTAGATTGAAACCATCCTTCTAAACCATCAGTAAGAGATGGATATATTAGAGCAGATGGATTACCATCAGCAAATACCCATCTATCACCTGGCGGAACTCTTTTAAGAATCGTTGTATATTCTTCTTTAATTTCCGTATTCATTAATCAATTACTTGAATGATTTTAGATTCTCTTGCACCGGTAACTTCATAATCTAATTGAACACCAGATTCTTCAAATTGTTTAACTACTCTTGCTTCTGCTTCAGTAACAGTCATAGCATCTACTAAATAATTTTCTTTTACTTTTTTGATTTTAACTCCGCCTTTACCACCATCTACTTCGTGATTAACTGATACGGATACTTCGAAATACTTTGCCATAATTTTATTTTTTAAGTTTTAACAAATATACTAACTATTTTTCTATTTTCCAAATTTAATTTACATAAGATAAATGAGACATGTGAATATATTTAACTTTTTTATTCTCACTCCAATCGTCTAATGTAAGCATATATTTAATAATCAACCCCCATAATTGAGTATCTTGCCAAGTGTACTTATATATGTAATCTCGTTGTTCTATAAGTTTGAAAAAATTCATTATTATTTCATTTTGTTTGATTAAATTCAAATTAAATCCACAATAATTTGTATAAGGAACTCTTATTCTTTCACTTTCTTCAAACTCTCTATCTGGGTATGTTTTTGTAAAATAAGATTTAATAAATTCCTTTAAATTTGGTCTAAAATTTTCTCCGGATAAATAAGGAAATGATATGTATCTAGTTTCTAATTCATCAAAAATAAGATTTACATCAGAAAGTGCTATACAATCATCATCTATTCTAATTACATAATCATATTCATCCAAATACTTCATAAATCCATATGACCAAAATCTACACATAGAAGAATAACCTGTATGTATTATGTTTTCATCTATCAAATCATTCTTTATAGAATTAAATTTTTCAGTAGTTGGTTTGAAATCACCAACTTCTATAAATTTAACTTTATTATGAATTTCTCTACTCCTTAAATCTCTTAATAAATCTTTTTTATCTTCTTCTCTAAAACCAATTTCATGAAAGAAAATAAAATCTACATTATTACTATCTACTTTAAGATTTCGTTTAATAGATTCATTCCTAACATAAACAATTCTATTAAACCATTGATTTCCTCCTGGTTCGGAAGTTCGTATTAAAGTAGCGATTGCTTTTCTTTTCATATTATCTATTGTGATATACGAATGGATCTCTCTTTCTTAATTCTTCTAATTTCTTTTGGAATTCCGCTTCTAATTCAGCTCTTCTCTTTTCCTTTTCCTTTTCCGCTTTAGTTTTAATACCAAAGAACTTACGAATCTTTTCAATCAATTGTTTCATTTTATTTTTTCTTTTTTGATTTCTTAACTATAACATCATTTTTTTCATCAAATAAACTCATTACAAATTTATCGTTATCACTTAATTCAGGTTCTGGAAATAACTTTGATTTTTCCGCTGCCTGATTCTTAATATCTTCTCTAACTAACTCTGCAATTTTAGCTTTAGTTTCATTTGTTATTCTACTAAATGGAAGTGATTGAAAATCAATATCCTTTTTCAATTGGAAATCCTTCTCTGCCTGCTTTCTTTCTCTTTCTAATCTTTGTTCTAAATTGTTTATATTAATTCCAGACCTAAGTTCATTAGCAGTATATCCTAATGTAGCATCGGAAAATGTTGTATCTATATTAGCAGGTTTTGTAATTGGTTTAGCATTCATCATTTTCTTAATCATTTGATTCTTCTGCTCTTCTTCTTTCTTAATTCTATCATCTAACCATTTTTTCTGCATATCTGCCGATGCAGTTTTAATTCCAGCGGTATGCATATAACGGGCTTTCTTTTCTTCATTCAACCCACTAAACCATTCCGCCATATCCTTTGATTCATCTAAACTTTTACTTCTTTTTCTAAATAATGAAGTAAATTTTTCTATCAATTTTTTCATATAATTGTTTTTTGTTTTTCTTTTTTCGTAAACTTTTTTTCCAAAAATCCTTTTAATAATTTAGCATATTCAATATTACCATAATACCCACAATGACCATCTGAAGATAAACCATTGGTTTCATCCTTTATGGTGTGGTTATTATCATGTGCCCAACTACTAATATCGTAATTTTTTTCATCATTTCCAAATTTAATTATATCTTCTTCTCTGAAGGTATCTCTGAAAATGATATTATTTGCATTCTGAACGAACACCCTTATTCCATTCATCTTACAAAACGAATATAGTCCTACAAATCCCATCTCACTCTTTAACCAATTCTCCCTAATCCCAAAGTGATTTTCATACCAATTCTTAAAAAGGGGTTGTAATTCATAGTCCTCCTTTTCGGTTTCCTTATTAAAATACCCTCTGGTGGCATAAGAAAAAATTTGTTCATCACCCTTATCATTCATAATAGAATTAACGATGTAATGGGATTTATTACCTCTATAAAACACTTCTCCTCTACTACCATCAGGGTTCTCTAAAATAAGGAATAATCTATCCTTACGATACCAATTCTCCCATAAGAAGTTATATGTCATCCTTACCATCCTCTCACAACTTCCACCACTTTGTGCCTCATTAACGCAAGGAATTTCCAACTCCTCACTCAAACGGGCACCATAGTTTACTTCAGTACGAGAATTCCATTTAGGGGTGTTATATATTTCTTTATAGAAACGATATACCGAACCCTCTTCCCCAACTCTTTCAGGCTCTTCTAAACCTCCACCCTCCGTATAAGATGTTCCATTTACATAGAACAATTCATAACCATAGAACATATTCATTTATTTATGTATGTATTGATAATCCCACGCATCCTTCTTCACATTTCTCATTGCTCTTCCAAACAAATCCCCATTTATCTGAAACCAACAATTGTAACACAACATACGGAGGTTATCCCATTTGTGGTTTTTACGATTTCCATCCATATAATCCAAAAGAAGTGGAACTTTGTTATCAGTTACTCTACATTCATCGTATCCACAATTCGCACATACTTGGGGCATATAACCCGTTTGAAGTAACCTTCTTTTTAATTTCCAATTAGGATATGATGGGTTGTTCCCTTCTAAGATGTTTTCCAAAGCCCAACTCTTTCTACCCTTATTTAACTTCTTAATTCCAACTCCCGCTTCGTTCTTACAATTATCAAATATACCATACATTTTGGCATACTTCTTATAGGTTGGATATGATACTCCTAACAAACGGGCACAATGTTTTGCCGATTGTGCTTGTTTTTGCATATCTTCTATTTCCGATTGTAATAGGGGACGAGATAATTTACCTCTACGAAGAATCCCACCTTGAGCCGGCGGTCTCCAATTCTTTTCCGATTCTTCTCTTGCTTTCTTTTCGTAATATTCTTTGTAATTCCTATTGAAGACATATACCTTTTCTACCGGCTTATCTTCATTTTCATTTTCACCCATTTTAATAGTGTTTGTTCTATTATATATATCTAATGGGTGTAAAAAACGATAAATTTTTTACCCTTTCTTTGCGTTTAGGTTCTTTATTGTATCCTGTGTTTTGATGATTCTCTTTTGTAATTTCGTCTTTGCATCCGATGTATGTGGGAGAGTTAATTGCTTTCGAATTATACTCAAACGAGTTTGTGCATTCTTAATCTTATCCGTTACATCCGTTGGTTTTTCACTTTGAGGTAGAGGTTGTTTCTTAACACCTTTTGGTGCTTTTGATACTTTAGGTTTATTTAACATCGGAGCGGCCTCTTCCAATGAACTCAACCCACACATTTGAAGAAATTCATCAACATCGTAATCAACTCCCTCTCTATCAAATTTATCCATCATCTCATCGGCGATATCATCTCTATTATCAATATCATCTACCATACGAAGAATCTCCGCTACACCAACGACCATATCTCTATCGTGCTCATGTGCTTCTTTTAATAATTGTGTTAATTTTATCATATCTATAAATACTATCAAAAAAATTTAGGTTGGAGGACAAAGGGAAAAGGGGAAGAGGATACCCCCCGCCCCCCTTCGGAATTTGTCTATCTCTCTAATATATTGTTATCTTCCTTGACCACGATATCTTTTTGGTTTTTGAGCTTTAGGGCCATAACTTTTTTTGTATTTACCCTTTCCTCTTTTACCAAATGTAACTTTTTGAGATGATGCTGAACCTTTTGCTTTTGCCATTTTGTTAAAACTTTTTTAATGTTACAATCTAGCATAACCTTTATTACCTACCCTATATAACAATTTAATTCATATTCATTTTGTCCACCCCACATACTTCTAGTCTTAGAACCATCAGAGTTTCTTTTGAATGTTCCCATATTGTAAACCTGTATTTGTAAATGTTGTTTTACCGGCTTACCTTTTTTAGTTAATGAAATAGAAAATCTATTTGTTTTACCTTCGGATGGTTTTTTTGGCCCCATTCCTATTTCTCTCGCAGTTTCTTCTTCATCATATTCATACCCCATTTTTTCAACCCAGTCTAATGCTGAACTAATAGCAGATGTATATGTTTTGTGATATACCGGAAACTTTGCTTCGTTCATAAGAGTTTTAAGTGATAATTTAGATTCAACTTTATTAATATGTTGAGGAATTGTTCCTTCCTTTAATGAATTTATTTTTTGTCCAAGTGGATGACCTATTGTCATTGATGTATAAAATGATATAGCATCTATGATTTCATATCCATCCCATTTTGCTTTATTAGCAATTTCTCTACCTTTTCTTTCTACCGCGTTTTGATATGATTTTTCTTTAGCAGAATCTTCTTCGTATTTAGCTCTAGAAAATAATGAATCTACTTTCTTAGCTGCACTATGAAAATTTGCATCAGTTAATGCACTTTTTAATATTTCTTTAACAGCCCATTGATGTGTAGGAGTACCACTTTTAAAATCTTTTAAATATGAATCCAAATCACTCTTTATCTTTTTGTTAAACCCAGCAGATTCTTTTAAGACATCTTTTAATTTCATCATTTTATTTTCTTTTACGGATTCACTTTTCAAACTTCTTTTTTGTTGAATTATTTGTTGAATTTGTGAAAATATAGATTGTATATCTTTATCTAATTGTTTCTCATCAGCACTCATTGGTGATTCAATATCTACATTAGAATAAAGTTTCTTCTTTTTAGCAATTAATACATCTACTTTTTTAATTAAATCATTTCTAACTTTATCCAAATCTTTCACAATTTCAGATGCAGTTGCTTCGTTTGTTAATTCTAAACCATTTGCATCACCATTTCCAATACTTTGAACTGATGCCTTAATTGAAGATAATTTATGTGTTACTGGAGCATTTGATAAATTGGTTATTTTACCAAATTGATTAACTTGTTGAAGAGTTACATCATCTCCATCAATAGAATGAATTTTATAGTATTTGTTTGGGAATAATCCTTTTAGAAGAGGATACCCATGCACCATATACATATTTCCAACCTTAAGGTCAGATTCTACAATAGGAGATGGATTAAGTATATGTTTTAATTTCATTGTAATGTTTATTAGAATCCTAAATATATGTCTTGTCCAGTTATCTCAATCCAACGAATTTTTAAAGAAAGTAATTTCTTTAAATCATCACTCATCAATCTTTCTTTTCCATTAGGTACTTTAATTGAAACAATATATCCGTGAATACCATCCCATAAATCGGTATGTTTTCCTCCTAATACCTTTTCAAATGCCAATACTTGTTTAGCTTGCGTTACGGGTATTTCCGTAAGGTCTACTGATGATGCTTCGTTTAAGTATTTTACTTCTATTAAATTTTTTAATTTCATCTTATTTACTAAATTGCTTTATTAGTTTTGTTTGAATAGAATTACCCGGCTTCCCAACTAATGCAGTTACGAAATCCATTTTATCTTTCAATCCACCCTTTTTTAAGAACTGATATAATTTGTTTGAATCTAATTTATGCTTTTCTATGAAATCTTTAACCGCATTTGCTCTAGAAGCAGTTAAACCTGCTATACCATTTGCATCCGCATTTATATCTTCATTGATATGGTGTTCATGTAATCCACCACATCCACAATCATAATCTTCATTACATCCACAATCATGTTCTTCGGTTACTGATTCTTTTATTACAACAATTCCGTTTTCATCACCTCTCTTAGCAGTTCTAATACCACCTTCAATTGAATCTAATTTATGTCTAACTTTTGATGAACCTTTTACATTACCATTCTTATCAGATGGAACTAATGTTGCCGAATAATCATCTATTGCAACAACTTTGTAGTATTTTCCGCCTTCAATTCCTTTTAACATTGTGAATCCTTGCCCCAAAATTACCGAACCCACTTTTAAGTCAGTTGGATATTTAGCTTCGTTTACCGATTGTTCTGCGATTCGTTTTTCAACTATTTCTTTTATACCTAATTCATCTTCAGCATTAAGAATTTCATGATAATCCATATCTTTCAAGTCATCAATAATTGTATTTCTTGATGCTCTAGGATTTCTAGATACCACTACTCCTACTTTCTTTTTAGTAAATGAACCACCTCTATCATATAATTTAATAATAGTTTTAAAGTGAACATCATTAGGGCTCATCTCCATTAGGTTTCTAGCATCTTCTGCTCCACCACCTACTGAACCAAATGCTCCTTCTCCTCTTAATACACCTCTTACGATTTCCTTAACTGCTTCTTTAACATGATCAGGCAATCCTTTGTGTTTAGTAGAAGCAAAATCTTTCGCATCTGAATCTTTCATAGAAGCTGATACCTTTGCTACTTCAGGGGATGCTGGTGTTTCGCCTTTATCGGCTGCATGCACCATACCCATAAATCTTTGTTGTGCTTTACTTACTGCTGGCATTTCTTATGCTTTTGGTTTTACTGTGAATTTTTGAGTAGCTACTGGAGTCATATCATCCCATTCAGGATTATCTACGATATCAAATAATTCATACAATTCACTATCTAAAAAGTAAACTGTCTTAGGTCCAAATTCTTCGGTTTCGCATATTGCATCCATAAATTTAGAACCTTTTGTTATTTCAGCACCACTATATAACATTTGTGTTGTGTTTAACATCTCATAGTTATCATCGGTTACTACTACTGAATTTTCTAATTTCCATTCTAATACTGTCATTCTTATTTAAGTTTAACTTTGAATTTTTGGTCTGATAACGGAATGAATACATCATACTCCAAATCTTCAACTATTTCAAAATCTGCTAATTGAGATGGGATTATGTATATTAATTTTTCTTCACCGTCTTCTGATACTAAAAAGCAATCTATCAACTTATCACCCTCTTCAGCGTGTGTTCCATCGTATAATGCTTGATTCTCAGCCACTTCTGCGGTGATACTTTTGTGATTTTCTAATTTGAATTCAGAAACTGTCATTGTTATGTTATTTTAAGTATATATAAATATTAAATGATTGAATTAAAGTAATTTTCTTCGTATAAAATTCCTGTAAGTAGAGCAAATCTATTGATTCCCTCCTTTTCAATTGGTGTAACTAAGTGAAATGGGTTATGTGTCATAAAATCCAACACTGCAAAATTACCAAATTTGGGTTGTTGTTTGAATTTTTCCTCCAATACCAACTCTCCTCCGAATCCTTCTTCCCAATCATGATTAGTGTATATTAGAATATTACACACCATTCTCTTACCTCCTCCATCGGCATGATTCTCAATAAAACATCCCTTTCTAAAATTTGTAAGGTTTATATTACTACCATTAACCTCCCACACTTTACTTGCAATATCCTCTCCATAACAATAACGAACTATCTCCATAAACAAATCCCTTATAGTAGGTATGTATTTATGTAATAGCTTTGAACTCTTTTCATTTTCATTATTATATGTGTAGAATACTTGCCAAATAGGTTCTCCTTTTTTCTTTAAGTTTAAGTGATGTTCTCTAACCGCATCCGCTTCTTCAAATGTTTTATTAAAAGTGGATTCAGAATCTACCGCTTTACTATATGAATGGGTTACTCTTGTGTATAATTCATGATTCCTTAATTCGCTTAAGGTTTCTAATGTATCTAATAAGGAAGGATTGATTTCGGCTAAATTGCCAGTATAACATCCGTTTTCTAATATCTCTTTCTTAACCATGTTTAACCAATTGGACTTTCTTTCTAATAGTAGGGTATTTGTTTAATCTTCTCTTTACCGCATCTACATTTTTAGCAGAATCATCTACGAAATAAATATTATCATACCCATTTCTTTGAATTTCCTTCTCTATCCAATCAGCTTTTGATTCTGGGTTATTATCACCCAACGCAACAACGAAAACATCTTTAATACCACTATCTCTAATAAAATTATATACGGGTTGATATGCAGCTCTAGCAGTTAAGATATATACTGCTTTACTTGAATCGGCTGCCATTCTTTTTAATAATTCAAAATAACCTTTGATTACCTTTGGATTATTAACTGCATTAAAATCTCTAAAATCAAATTGGTCTCCCGGCTTTTCTTTATATACTGCATATTGTCCAGGAGTTAATTTAGATTTTCCTCCTCCTTTATGAGTAATATAAATAAAGGATGTAGTTTTAACAAGAGTATCATCAAAATCAAATACTCTTAACTTTTTATCCTCTAAGAATAAACTTCTAGAAATTATTTCAGTAAGTTTTATCACCTTATCCGTTTATTACTTTTCTTGATGTTTTAGTTTTTTTATGAAGATCTTCGTTTTCTTTTGTAAGGAATTCAACCTTTACACTTAACGCCGCTACTTCTTTAGTAAGGTTTAATACCATTACTCTTAAGTCATCTTTTTCTTTTGCAGATGCTTCTAAAAGGGCTTCTAATTTAGAAATTCGGTCTTTACAATCGTGTCTGATGAAATCTTCATCTCTTTCCTTATGCATTGCTCTTTTCTCATAGAATCTCCACGCAGATGCACCTCCTAAAACAGTCACTATTGTTACTAAGACGGTATAAATGTTTTGTGTATCCATTATTTATCGCCTTTTTTAATTGCCTCAGCCCAATCTTTAATCATATTCATAACATTAGATGGGATTTCTTTATCTCTAATACTAATTTTACCATATGGGTCAATGTGTGCAATGATTCTATAATCTCCATGTTCTTCTTCAGCTCTATTCCAAATAGTTAAACCATTTCCCATAAACCCTGCTCCAACATCATATTTTTTTGCTTCAGATACTTGTTGAGTAGTTGAAGGAGCATTAACTACCATTTTACCAATTACAGGAGTTTCAATGATAGAATTAACAATATCAGTTAATCTTGCTTCGTTTACTGATTCAGATTTATTTAATTTAAAATAAATTTGATTTTTTACTTTTTGGAAAGCATCGGTTGCTGCTTTTTGGTTTCCTACAAATCCCATTTTCAAACCAATTTCAGATGCTCTAACACCTTGTCTAGCTAATTTTTCAATTTGTGCCGCTATTGGTTTAGAAACTACTTGAGTTGGAGTTTCTACTGATATAATATGTTTGAATGCTTCGTTTATTGATTCATCTTTCATAGAGAAAAAATACTTTCTCAATCCTTCTAAATCTTTTACCACTCTTTGAAGAGCAGCTTTTGCACTACTATCTAATTTTTCATCTCTTAAATAAGCACCTAAAACTGAATATGCACCATTTACAAATTCATACGCATTTTTTGCTTTGACAGTATATGATACTTCGTTTATTGATTCTAATTTCAAACTTCTCTGTGCATTAGTTAAACCACTAATAATAGATTTTAACCCACCTTTAACTCCTGCAGTATCTCTATCTTTAACTCTTTTATCTAAAATCTTTGTATTCATTTTTAGAAAATTAATGATTGCATTTTCAACTGCATTCCATTTAATTTCCTCTTCGTTTATTGATTCATTTTTATAGAATCCACTTGCTGCTTGGTCAATATAGTTTGCAGAATTACTGATATGATCCTGAATCCAAGCTGGTAAATCCGTTTCAGCTTCACCTATTTTAGCTTTTAATTCAGTTGCATTTTTGATTATATCATCTAATGTTTTCTGAGCCATAGATACTTCATGATCCTCTTCATTTATTGTTTCTTCTTTAACAACCGGCGCAGGTGCAAATGCTCTTGCAAACGGGTCAGATACTACTTGTCCAGGTTGTGCACCTAAACTATTCATAATTCCTTTTAAATTCATATTCATCTTACTATCTTATTTTATTTTTTACCCATTACATGCCAAGCCATTTGTATCATCTTTGGAACTGGCATTTTAAACAATGATTCTTTATTCTTATCCGATAATGCATCATATAACTTCAAAACCACATTAGCAGATTGAACATCTACTAAAGTTGTTTTTCCATAATCTTTTACTTTTAATGAAGAATGATTTTTTACTATATCTTTAAACGTCATTAATAACGCTTGCCCTCTACCATCAATTGATTCATTTCTACCTAACTTATCTTTCATTGAATCAACATCATCTTCCGATGGTGCTCCATTGATTGAACCACCTGGAAGGTTTAATCCAACTCCTGCTGGTAATCCAATTTCTTGCATTTTATTACTAACCCATTCTTTCACAATTTTATCAATTGCTTCCTTAACCTGGTCTTTATTTAATCCGATTACCTTTACTTCTCCACCCTCATTTTGATAACAAGCATGCTTTAATCCAATTTCACTGAAATATTGCATTAACTTTTCACCAATTAATTTACCTTTAAGTTCTTTTGTTTGAGGTAGAGCCTGTGCTACATGTTGAGGGTCTTCATCTTCGTTTACAAATGCACCACCAGCGTTGATATATTCTCTAATAATCCATCCATTTGCATATGCAGATGGGTAAACATCAAATTTATTTTTTGCTTCAGAAACAATCTGATTCCATGATTCGGTATCAGATGGGGTGTTTTGTTCTAAAAATAGGTTAATTTGTTCTTTTATATCCATAGTGTATATAAATATATCTTTTTTAGGTTAGACATAACTACAATGATAAATATATGAAAGTGATATTTAACCTATTTGAAAGGAAGCAATATTCTCCGAAATTATACCTTTTAATCCTATTTCACTATATTGATATTCATCAGTAATTAAAATAGTATTATCAATTTCAATTTCCAAAGGAATATCGGTAATAATATGTTCGGTATTTGTAAGCAACGGGTCTCCTTGCCATTGAAAATAATGAGGAGCTCTTTGTTCTTTTAATTTAATAAGGGTATCAAAATTCATTGCATTACACCAAAGAGCAAAGATGTTAAGGAATGATGGTTTAATTGGATAATATGGTTCATTAGTTCCTAAATAAAATTGGTCATTATGCCACCATACATCTACCCAGCAATGAAACCCCATCCTGATAACTTCTTGTATCTGATAGGGTTTATTTTCTTTCTTTTCGTCTACTCCTAATATGTTTCCTCTTAAGGATATTAAATACATTTGTCTAAATAATAATCTGATTTAAGACTTACTAATTTGTGTTCGTATGTATTCTTAGATTTCACATTAAAAGTGAAATTTTGAAAATCAAATGTTGTATTAGGCTTAACCTGTTCATTTGATATAAAGTTAGAAAGATTCGCAATCAACCCAAAATCATCATTTGTAAATTTAGATACATCATTACATCTAAGTATAATATCATTATCCCTAACACTATTGATTGGTTTTATCTTTCTTGATAGATTTATTTTAGTATTAGGTTGCTCTGAATTTATATAATTAATAAAATCACAATCTACAAATATAGTCGATACAAATGGCTCTAATGCTCTCAATATATCTTCATTACAATTTGGTATAATTAAACCAATATCATAAGTGTGTAAATCAGTGGTTAAACCTATTCTACCCCATTTTCTAACTTTGTTCAAATTAGATTTTCGTTCTATTTCTTGAGTATTAGTTTTATGTTCTTCAGAGAAACGAGATGTTTTTGATACGAAATGATATACTATACTATCCAAACTAACTATTGTACGAATACCCAATAGTTTTAATCTAAAAAGAATATCATCATCTTCACAAAACATTGGGGAATACAAATTATCCATACCACCAATTGCCAAATACATACCTCTATGTTGTGCTATAAAAAATGCATTTCCTTCCGTTGTTTGGTTTTTATATTTTTCTTGTGTTTCCTTCCCAAACTTTTCTAATTCTTCATAATTTACATCTTCAAATTCTAAACCAAAATCTCTTATTATTTTTCCAGGCCTTTCATGATCGGAAAATATAGGAGGTTCTATGGTAGTATATGTTACCGCGGTTGATTTGTTTAAATGTTTTTCTATGTTCTCCAACCAGCCTTCTAACATAACAATATCGTTATGACAAAACACTATATATTCTTTGGTTGCTATTTCGGCACATTTGTTGAATGTATCTGAAAATGTTTTCTTATCTTTTGAATAGTAATATTTTAAATTTTCATCAGTCAAAGAATCCAACCATTCATTAGTTCCATCATCAGAACCATAACTGGCAAAACACAATTCTTCCGTTGGGTAAACTTCCCTAAATCTTGTATAAAACTTTTTAGAATATTCTAAATTGTTTTTTAATCCTACTAGTGTTGATATGTTACTCATTATGCAGTATCTCCTTGAAACCATTTAAAATTTGAATAATATTCGGTATCCTTTATATAATGAACATTATCCGTTCTTGCTAATAATTCTATTATTCTTGGTACATTCATAGATGTAGCCCAAGCCATTGGACCGGATTGATTACCTAAGAATAATTTACAGCTATTTATTTTTTGAAAGAAATCATATAAACTATTTACTTTAATCATTCTACATTCATTTCTAAGTGTAAAATTATTATATTGATTTTCATCAAAACATATAAACGCTTTATCTAAATCTTTATTTTCATCTATTACTTGTTTATAGAATTCAGTGACCTTTTCGGTCATTGGTTTCATAGAACGATTTATCAATAAAGTATTTTGTAAGTTTTCATCTTTTGGTAAAGTAATCCAACTATATTCCTTTGGTGCAGGCATTCCGTTAAAAAATTCACCAAAATATATTTCAATCCAATTTGTGGTGTATAGATAACCACTATCTCTAAACTTTGTTAAGTTGATATCAATATGTTGGTCAGTGTATATACCAAATGAATTTAACCACTCTTGTTGTTCCAATACCGGCTTTAAATCATTATAGGTATATTCCAATCCCTTTTCAAAATTATCACCTATATTACCGATATATAAATCAGCTTTGTAATTAAAGAATTCATAGTTGAATTTACATACAACTAAACTATGAATTAAATCTCCTAATTTACCTCCTTGCAAATATGATTTGATTTCACTCATAGTTTAATTTCAGTTACATTAGTGTTAAAAAATTTCTTTTGTAATTCTATTTTTTTAAGATATCTTTCATAATTAGCACCAGCCGTTTCTTTTGCCAATTCATTTTCATTTGCTCTATCAACTAAATTAAAAACTAATTGGTTAGCAATTTTTAAATTATTATATTCATTACTATTAATAATTTGAGTAAATTTAGCTACACCTATTTGATTTTGTATTTCTTTACACAATAAATTATAGTTTTTAAAACTTTGTTCTCTTTTATCACCATCGCTATTATCTATTTTAACCGAATAAATGGATAATAAATCAAACACATATGCTTCGTCTAAACTTATCTTAATCATAAACTATTTTTTATCATTTACATAAATCTCATCATATCCCCCTAATGTAATAATATTAGTATATCCATATTCCTTCAATAATTCTCTAAAAATATCAAGTCTAGATATGTTTTCTATTACGATTATAGATGGATTATATTTTACTATATCAAATCCTTTTAATACATTCATTTCATTACCTTCCACATCAATTGTTAATATATCTATCCTATCAACATTTAATTCGGTTAAAATAGTATCAAGTTTTCTAACATTAACTTTTATTGTTTTCTTATCAGATGAATGATATACATTCTTCCAATCTTCTGCTATTTCACCATTTATTAAAATATCAGTAGTGTCAAGGTGTGAAAACGAATGATAATTTAAGTCACTATCATTCGTTTCGTTACCTACTACTATAAAATCAACTTCATTTTTATCAACATCTGAACAGGCATATTGATAAGCTTCAGAATTTGATTTTTTATGCAATTCTATGAAATAAGGATTTGGTTCAATACAAATCGTTCTCCATCCATTTATTCTATAATGGTATGAGTTTGAAATAGTTTCCGGCGTTGCCGCTCCTACTTCTATCATAATACCTTTATATTCATAATCAGTGAATACATTTTCTCTTATCCACTTATCTAGACCAGTTTCCGATTTATATATCTCGTTCATTTATTATTTTTTCTTAAATACAAATGTAGCAAATGTGTACCAATGACCAGCATAGCAGAAATCATTTGTTCCACTATAATCTGCGTTCAATAATTCACAACCATTTTGTTCTAATACCGAATTCAATCTCACTCTCAAATCATATTCAGTATATAACCTAACATCTTCGTTTGGTTTGGTTACATTACCATTTAAATAATCATTGTTGTAATCCATTGTTACAATTCCATATCCACCCTTCTTTAATAATTTACAAATACAATCTATAAATTCTTCGTCATTTTGAACATGCTCTATAACTGATGTTGATACTACTGAATCAATTTTATTATGTAGCTGTGGGTTGTTATCAAAATAAGTTTTAAGATCCGAATTAATCATCGGGTCTACATCCGTTACAACATATCCTAATTTTTTCAAACTTTCAGTAGCAGTATCTTCCCAGCTTCCAGCAGATAATACTAATCCTCCCTTTGGAGTTAAATCCAAAGCAGTTTGCAATGTAAATGCCTGTTGAATACACGCTTCTGGAATTTTTCTTGCTAACATTTCAGGAGAATGTTCTTTCATCAATTGCAAAGCAGATTGATAATTTTGATGTTCTTTTTGATTTAATAGTTTGTTCATATTATTTTCCGATTATTTCAAAGGTTGGACAAGGAACGATGAATTTACCACCTTTAGATAAAAATTCATCTTCTCTTTTAATAAATTCTGAAATGAAGTGCCAAGGTAATACTAACATATAATCTGGGTTCATTGCTCTTACTTCTTCTTCTGATTTGATTGGGATATTAGTTCCAATTGTTTTCAAACCAAATTTATACTCACTTCTTTCTGCAATTGCATCAATCAAAGTATTATCTAAACCAAAGTATTGTAATAAGGTATTTCCTTTTGTAGAAGCACCATAACCACAAATAACTTTACCTTTAGCTTTCTCCGCTTTTATGAAATTAACAGTCTGTTCTTTTAACGCTTCAATTCTGGCAAAGAAATCTACCCAAATATCTTCTTTATCCAATTTCAATCCTTTTTCCCATTTAGCCAAAGATTCAACTCTTACATCACATACATCTCTATATGGTGCAGTTGCAAATGAAGTTACATTTGATTTCTTCTTTTTGATGTATAATCTGAAACTTCCGCCATTAACATCATTTACTTGAGCATCAACTACTTTTAATCCTGCTTTGTTTAATAACTTTTGCATAGAAGTTAATCCCCAATAGTAAACATGCTCATGACAAATGTTATCAAAAGCCAATTGTTTAATCATCAATGGAGTATAACTCATTTGAATAATAAACAATCCATCATCTTCCATTACTTTAGATACATCCTTTAAGAAACCGATAGGTTCATCTAAATCATAGAACATAGCAATACAAGTTACTACACTTGCTTTCTTTTTCTTAAACTTAGAACGCTTAAAACTTTCTAATGAAAAATAATCTTGAATTACTTCATCAGCAATTTTAGATGATTCTGCTTTGAACGAATCTTCAGCAGGGTCAATACCCAACTTCTTAACATTAGAGGGAACATAACTTAAAAGTGTTCCATCGTTACATGCAATATCTAACCACAAATCACCATCGTTTAATTTGTGAACGGATTCAACACTTTCTACGATACCTTTTAATTCGTTTCTCATAGTTGTGTTAATTCCACTTCTATACCAATACTTTCCAAACATAGAATGTATTGGAGTGCACTTATCTAAACGAGCTGCACCATATCTCTCATCAATAACAAGGGTCATATCATGTTTCCCTGCTCTTGCATCAGAATCTACATTGATAAAATCTGAAACATAAAGTTCTCCTAAACTGAACAACTTTTTCGTAAATTTACTCATATTATTTCTTAATTTAATATTGTTGTTAATGCGTATTCGTATTTCTCCAATAACGCTTTGTTTGAATGTTTTTCATAAATTGGTTTCAATGGTTCTATACCATCTGCTATTATATCCCTCAATGGTCGTTCATCTACATATATCGAAGGTTTAACCCAATTTACATGTCTGAACATCCAACTTCTACTTATTCCGATTGGCTTTCTAACTGATAATGCATAATCCATACTTCCACTTAAACTTCTCGTTGTATGCGGGTCGTATAAAAAAACATTTATATCATTTTGTCTTAAAAAGTTTAATAAATCTATATGTTCTAAAAAATCATGATTCACTTCCAATTCAATATCCTTACCACTATTATCAATTATCTGCCTCATCTTTTCAACTTCAGCTTTTGCTCTCGCACCATCACAATCTCCAAATGTAGCAAATGGAGTATTTAATCTAATTTTAGCTTTATCAAATTGTGAACATACCAATTCAGCAATCTTAGGAAAGTTTTTATCTGGAAATCCAAATCCAAAACTTCCTATCGTTGGAACTTCATTTGGAGGAAAATCTTTGAATTCAATATCTTCAAAAAGTGGTCTAGGAGAAATGAATACTTTATTATCAACATTATCACTCAAAGTTGAATCTATATCAATAATTGCAGTTGGTGTGAAATAGAATCCAACTTCATGATATACAGCAACATGAGGAACATGTCTAAATGGTTTTAAAAACTCATCGGTTACAAAAGGTAATATGACTGGATAATAATTGTATAATACCAAATCAGGTTTTACTTTATTAAACCAATTTATATACTCTTCCCCAGTTTCTATTTCTGCCCAATGAGTTTCAAACAATTCAGATTTTTGTAAAGCAGCGTTTACTCTTCCTCCGTAATCCGCTACTCCACATCTTTCAGCCTTTCTACTTATGAATAATATCTTTTTCTTCACAATTATTTCTTTAATAATTTGATATCATTTTGAACCATAATTTTCACTAAATCCTTAAAGGATGTTTTTGGTTGCCATCCTAATTTTTCTTTAGCTTTACTCGCATCTCCCAATAAGTAACTAACCTCAACCGGTCTGATAAATCTAGGGTCTACCTTAATATATTTAGACCAATTATCAATTCCAATATGTTTGAACGCTTCATCTAAGAATTCTCTAATTGAATGTGTTTCACCGGTTGCTAATACATAATCATCAGATTTCTCTTGTTGCATCATTAACCACATACCTTCAACATAATCAGGTGCATAACCCCAATCTCTTTTAGATTCTAAATTACCCAATGAGATATGGTCTGCTAATCCTAAATGAATTCTTGCAACACCATCTGAAATCTTACGAGTTACAAATTCATGCCCTCTTCTTTCAGATTCATGATTAAATAAGATACCACTTACTGCAAACATACCATGAGATTCTCTATAATTTTTAGTAATCCAATGTGCATATAATTTAGATACACCATATGGAGAACAAGGATAGAATGTAGTATCTTCGTTTGCTACACCACCTTTCTTACCAAACATTTCAGAAGAAGATGCCTGATAGAATTTAGTATTCTTATTACCATATTCTCTAATGGCTTCCAACACTCTTAATGCTCCTAAACCTGTGATATCAGATGTTTGTTCTGGCATTGTCCAGCTTTCACCTACAAATGATTGTGCCCCTAAGTTATATACTTCATGTGGTTCACAGTCTTTAATAGCTCTTAACAAAGAGTTTTGGTCTGATAAATCTCCTTTTATTAGAGATATCTTACCATTTAAGTGTTCTATATTAGGTGAATAATAATTCGCCTTTCTTCTTTCAATACCAAATACTTCGTAATCACCTCTTTCCAAAAGGAAGTCTGCTAAATGCGAACCATCCATTCCGTTTATACCGGTGATAAGTGCTCTTTTCTTTTTCATATATTATTGTAAAAATTGTTTTGTTTTTCTTGTCTCTCTATTTCTTTGTGGTGATATAAAGAGTATGATTCTTCGGCAGGAAAGTTACTAAATGTATTATATCCAGTTATTCTTTCATGAACCTTCCCATACCATTCTACTTCAGGAGTATTTCTATAAATTCTTGTTTGATAATCAGGCCAATTCACCCAACCTTTATCATTTAAGTTCCATCCCCATTTTTGAATATGGTCGGATGTTAAACCATTGACAGTATTTACTCTAGGAACAAACACAATATCCACATTGTTTGCTTCTAATATTCTTTTTAATCTTTCTAATAAAATCTCGGAAGGTTCTTCATCTGCATCAATTTGGAAAATATAATCGCCATTACAATTTCCTTTTAAGTTATTCTTAAATGATGCAAAATCTTTGTTTAGAGGAAATGTTATTACATTTATTTGCTTTTGTAAATCTCCTATTACATTCAAATAATCCTTTACTTCTTTTGTAACGGATTCGGAATCATATTGGATTACAACCTCATCCTCTTTATCTATTCTTGGTAACAAAAAGTTAATAAGAGAAGTTATCTCATTTAACTCATTGCAAACTGTTATTGCGTAACTTATTTTCATCTTAATCTTTTATATCATTTCCACCGGTTGTATAGGGTGGTATAGTAGAAGTAGTTGTATATTTACCTCCATATGGATTTACATAATCTTTTAATAATTTATTAGGGTCTTCATCATTTACTTCCCCCAATTTATCTTTTAATTCTTGCCACCCAGCAGGTGTTAAATTGAAATTATTAGAACCGGCAACAAAACCTTTAGTCCAAATAACAAATTCTTTTGATGTCATAACTATTTATCTTTAATTTTTTTATCAGATGGAGGTGGATTCTTTTTAACAACAGGTTGTTTTATATTCAAATCTTCTTTTCTTTCCAATACTCTTTTATTCTTATTATATCCAGGTAAAAATTTACTTTTCAAATATTGCTTATCTATATCAATAAGTGAAACATTTTTAATGGAAGTCATTAAATATTCTCTATAATTATCATGGTATATAATCGGAACTCTCTTTATTAAATTAAATAAAGGTCTTCCATCTTTTGGAAAATGTTTTAATAACAATCTAAATTCAATACTCTCATCAATTTTTTTCTCATCAATTCTATCCATAGCCGTTCTTATTGAATCAAAGAATTTCTCTGGACTAACATGCTTTAATTTTAAAGCAGAGAAGTGAACTTTACCATTTGTGATATATCTACCTATGAAAAATATGTAAGCAGTATCCACACCTGACAATACTTTTGTTTTCTCTGGGTCAGCATAACGATATACGGATATTTTGTAAAAATTACCAGGCTTCATCATTCCATGAGGAATCTCATTGAAACCGGTAATTAAATTAGTCCATTTAGGTGTATATAATTGATGTGCTCCCATTTGTTATTTAAAATTCAGGTAATACTAAATCAACATGCTTTGCAACCTTAATGTATTTACTACACAACTTACCTAATTCTTCAGTCATTTTTTTATGAGAAAATTTAATTTTATTTTCATTTCCCATTTTTGTAGATTCAGAAAGGTATTTATCATAATTATTAAATACTTCAGTTAATTTAATAGCCGCATTAGAATAATTTACATAAAACCATTGAGATTCTTTCATTAAAAATTGATTTGCCGCAGAATCATGAACATTCTTTAACTCACCATCTAATAATACTGAACCCTTTTGTGTTAAGAAATCTGTATGTCCACTCCAATTAGATGCAATTACAGGTTTTCCTGTCAAACTGAACTCTAATAAAGGTCTACCAAATCCCTCACCATGGGTAAACGAAATCATAGCTATGATTTTATCATCATTGTATAATTTCCACATATCTTCGTTTGATAAATCACCATGTAAAAGATATATTGAAGCATCACTTCTTACAGTCGAAGCAATTCTATCAATCTTTCTTAACATTTCTTCTCTATCTCTAATACTAAATCCAGCAGAAGATGTTTTCAAAATCAATGCAGGTTTTTCACCTTTTGTTTTAGCAAATGCTGATAAGAAAGTTTGAATCATACCACCAACATCTTTTCTATCATGATATGTATCACCTTGCAACCAATGCCCTACAAATAGAAATGCAAAATTTTCTTTTACTTTATCTAATTTATCAATTCCTTTTATTTCATTGTAATCAGCTCCTTCAAATAAAACTTCAACCGGAGTTGTAACTCTATGTTCTGCAATAATTTGTTGGGTTTCTCTATTTTTTTCAGTATATACTGTCCCTAATATTCCTTCCTTAGAATGTTCGGATGTTGCAATTACTAAATCCATTCTATTACAACCATCTACCCAATCTTTAGGGATAACGGTCGTTTCGATACCCGCAGTAACACCTATGTTATATTTACCAACTTTTCTAAATTCATTTGGCACTGTCATTTGAATATACACATCGGGTTGTTGATGAATTTCAGATACTATATTATCAATTGCCCATTTATCAAATTCATTTTCAGGATTTAACTGATCCATTGGAGTATTTCCCCAACGAGTTGAAACTATTTTAATATCATATATGTTCAATTCTCTTAATGAGAATAACAAATCTCTAGCATGATCCCCATAACCACTTCTGGTAGAAATAGGTGCTTGATATAATAAAAAGGGTTTGCTCATAATTAGTTTTTTACAAATACACCATTAACAGTCTTACCTGTTCTATCTTTAATTTCATTCCATGCTGCTTCTAAACAATCCGCAGGTTCTAAACCTAATTGTTTAGCCAAAATGATAAGTGTTACAAATGAATCACCAATACCATCTTTAATTTCTTCATCTTTAGATTTTAATAATGCTCCCGCAGTTTCACCTACTTCTTCTAAAACCTTTAATAATTGTTTAGGGGCATTTTCTTTTTTTAAAATATCTTTATCAGCTGCCCATCCTGATACATTTTCAATTAATTCATCAAAACTCATAATTATTTAATTTTATATACGTCAAATCTTTCTTTAGGTTTCCAATTTTTAAATGCAGTTTCCATTCCTTCTGCCATTGTATCACACATTCTTTTTGCATAGAATCCGTTTTCTGATAAGAAATATTCTCTACCTTTTAAACCCATTTCTTTTCTTTTTTCTTTTGGGATATCATACCAATATCTCATAGCTTCTGCTAATTCAACCACATCCACTTTATCATCAATAATATATGGAGTAGGAACTGAACCATTCATTGATTGAGCTTTTGCCCATAAAGGTTTAACCCATTCACCATGTTCTACTTTTCCTTCCCATTCTCTCCAATCATGCAAAGAACCAATCTTAACATAATCTTCAGCAGTTAAATATTTTCCATTTAATTTGAATCCACATTGGTCTTGCAATCCACCGGTTACTAAAAGTATAGAAGGCATACCTGCCATAATTCCTTCGGCAGTTGTTAAACCAAATCCTTCGTTACCTGAAATATTAACCGATACATCACACAAACTCATCAACTCATTCAATTGTTCGGTTGATAATTTATTAGTAGAGAATTTTATCTCCGCATTAGGTGCTATTCTACCTGCTACTGCAATCAAATCCGTTCCATTTTCATCTACGGGTTGAGTGTGCATTAACAACATTACTTTCTTTTTCTTTTCTTCTGGCAATCCATCAATGAATTTTTGAAAAGCCCATATTACATCAGCAGGTTGTTTTCTTCTGATATTTCTATTAGACCAGAATAAGATATATTCATAATTGTTTGAACCAAATAATTTTTGTTTCAAATCTAAATTAATCGTATCCAATGGTTTGTATAAATCAGATACACCATGAGGAACATAACTTACTTGCCAATCCTCTCTAGGTTGCCATGTTTTGTTGTTATCCAATTGGCCAACTCTTTTGGTAATACCATAAGTTTGTTTAGAAATACAACCAATCCAATCACAACTTTCATAGTAATCTCTATTATACCAAGGGTCTGGTAAATCGTCCCAAATGTGATAGAAGAATATCGGAGTAGTTTGTCTGATTTCATGTTCGATATCATATAACCAAATCCAATATCTAGGGTCAGTAAAGTGTAGGATTGCATCAATTTCATGTTTATTCAACAATGTTCTAATTAAATCAGCATCTCCATATCCATTGTAAGGATAAATTATTACACTACCATCTTCTACCCCGCTTACTTTTCTCGCATCTTCCGATACATCAATTATTTTTCCAGCTTCAGGATGTTGAACTGCTGCTCCCACTTGAATCCAATTGTATTTATCAAGCGTTCCTAAAACTATTTCTTTTGACATAGTAGCAATACCACTATGCATTCTTAAATCATCCGATAAAAGTAAGATTGTTTTTTTCTTATTACTCATAACTTAATTAAAATTGAGAACCTGAAATTTGTAGTTCTGCAAATGAATCAATTTTTTCTTTGAAGTTAGGGTCTTCTACATATAGAGTTAAAGAACGATTTACTAATTTTTGTAAACTCATTTTGTCATCTATTGTAACCCTTTTGAATTGTGTATATAAATCTTTTAAGATTTTCACACTTGTTAATTTAACATCCATATCATTTTCTATTTGTATATATAAATATATATATTTATTTTTTAGAAAACGATAATTATTTCCAAAATATTTGAACTCCTAATATACTGGCTGCTAATATTAAACAAATTAAGGTTTTTAGGGTAATAGGTTCTTTAAACATAATGATACTCATTGTAACAAATACCATTATTCCAATACCAAACCCAATTAAACGAGAAGGCCATAATGCTCCTCCAAATGCATTAACCAAATGATTTACTGATTTTAAATAAAACCACATTCCTGGCATTGCACTCATTATGATAATAATAGGATACTTATCAAACCATCCGAATTTTATACTACCCTGAAGTTGCATAAAGGATGATATCTGCCCCGCTATTCCCCATAGTATCCCTTTTATTAACTCCATACTGAACAAAGTTTTCTTTCTTTAAATTCACACCAATCACACTGCTTTCCTTTCTTTGCAGGGTAATCTATTTCTTTATATTTTCCATCCACATCAAACACACTATCTACGAATTCCATAAATCCTTTCCATGCTTTGTTAATAGATGGTTTACCACTTGCTGGTACATGCTTAGAAATACGAGGAATAGGATAATCAGCATCTTCTTTAACCTTTCTCTTAAGAATATGAAATTCTACATTTACTTTATCTTCATCAATCTTATATTTTTCCGCATAGAACTTCTTATATAAAAGAATTTGTGCGTTTTTAATAGGGTCTGATTTCTGATATTTACTCCATCCAGCTGTTGATGTTTTAAAGTCAATGATTGTTATTTTCTTAGTTGCAATCTCTTTGATTATGATATCCACAAATCCAATAAAATGCACATTATCTTTAATCTGCATATTCAATGGTAATTCTATTGCAACTAACTCATAACCTTTTTTAGAGAAGAATAATACTAACTTACTTTTAAAGTATTGTAATATTTTTCTACCATCCCCAAAGAATTCTTCCAACTCTTCTTTAGTGCAAGGAAATTCATTTTCTCCTAATTTCTCTCTCTCCTTATTAAAGTTTTCAACTAATCTATCCTTTAACAACATATCCAAATCCATTGCCATTGCAGAGGATTTAGTAGCATTATACATTACATCTAAAAACTTTTGTAATGTTTCGTGCATCGCAGTTCCGAAAATTAAATGAATATTCGCATTTGAAATTGATAACCCATCTATATAAGATAACTTATATTGTTGAGGGCAAGAATTCCACATTGAATATTGTGAAAATGATACTCTTGCCATTATTTCTTTTTTGTTTTTGGTTTAGAACTTTTTTTACCTTTTTCTTTTTCTACCTCTCCATATTTTCCTTTAAGGTATTCAAAATATTCTGGACCTTCTTTTATAGCATTCAGAATATTATAGTAATCTATTGCAGTATTCTTAGAACAATTATATTCTATTTGTAATAGTTCTACTAATTTTTCATTTGTAGTTTCTTCTGATTTACCCTTTACATATCGTAAGTATCTTTTGCCAGGAGGAATAACTCCTAACAATAAAAGATAAAACAATTTAGGCTCCATTGTTTGTGTCAATGGTTGTAAATCTGCAATAGCTTCTACGAAATCATAATCCATAGATAAAAACCTATGAACCATATAATTACTCCAAGTCTTTTTATCTTCTTCTGATAACTTATCAAAATACTTAGGATCTTGGTCTTTCGTAATTGCGTTTAAGTGATCAAATAGTGTCTTAGCCATTAAGATGCGATATAATTGTTATAGAATTCTAATTTAAATTTACTATACCCTATTTTACAATTATCTTGCCAATCGTTTAAGTTACCATCATCTGAAACCCATTTGTAAGAAACAATAGGTATCTTAAACTCTTTACAAACTCTTGTTATTGAGTATAATTCCATTTCAAATATACTACATTTATTTAATAATTCCAACTTTTTAGGGGAGAAATTTTGAACCTTTTCCTTACTAATAAAGGTTTCCGTCGTAAAGCAGCTAACTCCTTCATTCTCAATGGTTAAGTAATCACCATCGGTATCAAACGGAGTGATAGAATACGGAACTAACGGCTCCGCATCCATATCCCCATTATATACATCTTTAACCTTTAATAACATACCCTTTTCCATTGTGAAACTACCACAACTTCCAAAGTTACATACTAAATCGGGTTTATGTTGAATAATACCCAAAGCGGTTTTATATCCTGCATTTATCTTACCAACACCTGTGTGAACTATTGGGAAATCAAATAATGTATCATATCCTTCCGATTCCTCTTTTAACGCACAAACAAACATTACTTTCATATTCCAATAATTTATAGGTCTAATGTCAATGAAGATTTCTGAACATCTCCTCCTTCAGTTTGTGGAGCTTCAGTTTGTAAAGTTGTTTCAGTTTGTGGTTGCTCTTCAGGCTTCTTTCTTAATTGATGTGGAATTAATTCATCTACTGGTTTACCACAATTTCCACATAATAAAATATCAACTGGAATTACCGCATCATTAGATGTTCCGGTAACGAACTTTGAAAATTTCTTTACCATAACTGCATTAATGAAATATTCACTCCCACAATGAGAACAAGTAAAATCTTGTGCCTGTGACCAATCTAATTTTGGTTGTTGAGGTTGTTGTTGGTTTCCTAAAATTTGTGCCATAACTTTTAATTTATTTTTTGTTTTATATTTTGTTGTAATATCTCAAATACTTTTCTATGACCCTCTTCATTTGGATGTGAATTATCCGGTGTTCCATATGGTCTATCCGGCAATAGGAATTCTTTCCATATTGTTGTATCAGTTCCGCTATAAATTGGTTCTATAAGAATATCTGAAACTTTATTCTTTTCATCTATTTCATCTATGAAAAAGAAATCTTCATCTTTGAATTTATCATAAAATGAATTTTTTTCATCACTTCTTTCTGTCAAAAATCTAATTGTTGCTTTTGAATAAAATTCACAATCCGATAATTGGTAATCTCTATATTTTAATTTATATCCCATCATTGGAACAGGAATATCAAAGAATAAATGTTGTATATTATTTTTCTTAAACCATTGATGAACCAAATATAAATGATAAGAGTTTTGTTTGAACAATTCTCTTAAATATGATACCCATTTGTTATGGTCAAAATCTTGTTTATAGTTCCAATACTTTCTATCATAAAATGGTTTGTAATCAGTCCAATAACCAACCCAATCATCTATTCGTAAAATATCGGCTTTTGTTTTATATTCCTTTTCAAATTCGTCTATTTGAAATGTATTTGTAAATACTTCTTTATAGAAACGATTATCAAAGAACGGATTTGGTATCATATCCTTATCAATCTGTCTTTCAAAGTATGTAGTTTGAAATAAAACTAAACTATCTTTGAAAAAATCAATTGGTTTATTCAATATCACATTTGCTCCTACAATGTTTCCTGCTCCTGATATGGATATATTTTCAAAAGGAACTTCTAGCCAATCGGCTATTCGTTGCCCAAATATTTTATCTTTATCAGCGTTCAACCCATATCCGATTGAACACCCCCATAGTATTACTTTTTTTATAGCTTTTTCCATATCCAAATTGGTTCACAAAATCTTTTACCTTTTGCTTCTTCCGCTTTTGCAATTGCTTCTTCGGTATATCTTCCTTCATCACCTTCAATGATTGCACCTGCTCCTGCAGAACCAGGTCTTTTGGCCATTTCCATGCCCAAACATCCTTCATATTCAGCACCTAATGTTTTGATATAATCATTCATTGGGTTTGTAATCTCCACATATCCCTTTTCTCTATCATTTGATTTAGCATATACATCCGCAATATTAACTGCCAAATAACCCCCTTTGCGTATCGTTGGCCATAGGTTATGAATTACTTTATGTAAAAACATTTCATTCCAAGCATCTATGGATTTATACCTAACCCAGCTTTGAGTATCATCGTAAGAATATCTCTCCACATTGAAATACGGGGGTGATGTGAAAACAATATCAAAGTGATTTTCGAATGGAGTGAAATCAAAGTCTTCCGCAGGAGAACAATGGAATTCTGCTTTCTTATCAACCTCAAAGAATGTGCGATGTTTTTCATACCATTCAGCCTGTTGGTTGTATATCGGATGATTTTCTTTTCTCGGGTCAATCCCCACATAATGTTTTCCATATTCACTTGCATAAAATCCTGCTACTCTATCTCCCCAACCTGCTGAAAAATCTAATACATTTTCAACTTTTAAATAATCATATAACGCTTTTGCCACATTTGGTTTAAATTGTGCACAAATGTATTTTCTCAACCCTAAACAAGTTCTCAATGAGTTTCTATCAATTTCATCAAACTTAAGAGTATATAACCCACCCATAAGTGAAATCATAAACTCTCTCGTTTCCCAAGTTCTTTTTGGCCCAGGAGAAACTGTTCCGTCTACACTCCAACGATTTGCTTGTTGAAAAAAATTAGATGCTTCATTACCAACATTATTTCTACTGAAGTATTGTTGTTTACCTCTGAATGTTAAAGGGTAATTACTTTCTGATGCTTTTCTCGGAAACCATTCTCCTTCTTTAAGGATATCAGCCCACCATGTTCCTTTTAATCTCTTATATGCATCCAATGCTTCTGATTCTTTAATATCAGCATAAGGAATAGGATACTCCATTAGAATATCAGCTAATGTTTCCTTAACATCATTTATATCAAATGTGCTTTTTATATAAGTCCATTCTTCTTTACCGATATGGAGATAGGGAGTCATTCCCTTAAATTTGTCGAAATAATCTAAATACATTTTATATCTTTTTTATGCCCCAACATTCCAAAATAAAGCTCCGGGTGAAGCCATTTCTTTAATATGTTTCCACGCTTTACTATCATAAGTCAAAGATGAAGGAAACGGAGGTCTTTCATTTATGGGACAATCTTTTTGGAAAGGCATTCTTTTTGGAATTGTTATTGCTCTACCCATTTCTCTTTCCGTTGTTCCATGTCCAATCTGAACACCATACACCTTAGCTTCAGGCCAAGCAGTTTGTAATCCTCTACTCAAAGTTCCACTACTCATAACACTCCACACTTCAGTTGGTGTTATGGGCAATTGTTTAGCAAAGTTTGCAATAGTTTGAATAATAATTGGATGGTCTAATCCAAATGGAATTAAAGCAGTTGTATCTTCGCTTCCTTTAACTCTGTCTTTTGCTCTTCTTTGAATTACTGTCAACATACCATTAGGAACTTGATTTACTTCTGCTCCCACTGCTTCTGCTTCCAATGTTAAATCAGTTTTCTCATCACTATCTGGAACATATATAATTGCTTTCTTTCCTAAATCTCTACAAACATATGCCAATGCTAATTGTGCATATCCTTGTCTTGGTGAAGCATATACCCAATTATTTATATTTGGATAACGAAGAACATAATTGTATGCTGCTCTTCTTTTAGTTCCTCCTGGTAAAAGGTCTTCTCTTACTACATATATTCCTTCAATTTCTTCAATTACAATTGGAGGTAAGTTTACATCACCATCTAATTGTTCATAACCAAAATCAAAAAATTCTAATTCTTTCATATTGTTTCTCTTCGTTTGAAGTATTTCAGAATAACAATTTTACCAATTGATCCTGATAATAAGAATAATATTATAGTAATCCAATCTCCTTTAAGAAAACTATCAACTGACCATGCAGTAGAAGCAATCCAAAATAATGTTTGTATATTAAATAGTATAACCGATTTTGTAATATTATTTTCAACAACCCATTTGATTTCTAATACTTTAAAAACAGCTAATGCTAATTGTGAAAGTATTACAAAAAAATATACTAATAATTGTTTCATTACTTATTTAATATTTGTAATACCGCAATTATTCCAGCCATAAATTGAATTTCTTTATCAACTACTAAAGCATCTTTTGCAGTTGCTTCAGCTAATGCCTGAATAACAGGTGCTACATTTCCAGTCGCATACTCATCTAACTTATCATATAAATAAGAATATGTATCGGTGAAATCAGTAACTCTATTATCAGCTACCAATTGTCTAATGTTCATAAACTTATTTCTGATTTGGTCTTTTGATTTTAAAAGTTCAACTAACTTTAATCTAAAATCAGTATCTACAATTGTAGCACTATCCGTTTTAAGAACACCATCTACACAAGCCAATTGGCAAGTATTGATAATTTTGCGAATATCCGGATAATAAGCATCTACAATAGGAACTAAATCAGATGGATTAAACTGTATATCTTCTTTCTTTAAGATTGATGCGATTTGAACCGCTACATCTTTTTTAGTAGGTGGAACGATTTGGAAAGATTGACATCTACTTTGAATCGGTAAAATGATTTTCTCAATGTAATTACAAGTCAAAATGAATCTACAATGTTTAGAAAATGTTTCCATTAAGTTTCTTAACAATGCCTGTGCATTTGGTGTCATATAATCAAACTCATCTAAGATAACAACCTTATATGGTTTAAATCCTACACCACTTGCAAAGTTTTTCACTTTATTACGAACTGTATCAACATTATTTTCATCTGATGCATTGATTGTCATAACATCACATTCAATGTTTTTAACAATCAGTTTAGCCAATGTTGTTTTTCCCGTTCCCGCTTTTCCATAAAACAATAGGTGAGGGATATCACCACTTTGTAAATATCCCTTTACCTTTGCTTTAAGATTTTCATTACCTACATAATCATCCAACTTTGTAGGTCTATATTTTTCTACCCAAAGTGAATGAACTACTTCTTCTTGTTGTTCAAAAAAACTCATACTTTGATTGGGTTAAATTATGATAATTGTACTTCTACTAAATAATAAGATGAAGTAAATCCATCAACTGAAAAATCTACATTTGCTAAACCTTCTTTAGATACTTTTAAAGTTGCTTTGTTAGCTTCTTTGTTAGCAGAAAGGATTTCCTTAAAGTATTTAGCAGAGAATGAAATTGGTTTAACTTCACCATCAAATGCATCATTTACTACCAATTCAACTCTATTTGTATTGATATTAGAATAACCAATTACAATTTTCAATTTACCTTTTTCAGATAAAACTGTAAAGTTATCAATATCACTCAATGCTGATTTAGCTTTGATGAATTTCTCAATAAAATTACCATCCATATCAATTGAGATACCGAATTCAGGTAATTGTTTCAAATCTGGTACATTTGGAATAACCGCCAAATCAGCTAATTGATACTGAATAGTAGTTGAATCCGATGTTAAAGATAATGAAATAGGTTTTTCATCAGCTTTCTTTAATGTAATGTTGATGTCATTTCCTAATACACCTAACAAACTTTTTAATGTGTTTGTGTTATACACACCAATAGTAGAATCTTCAAATTCAAATTCACTTACTGATACTGAACCTAATACGGTCTTATCATCTGAAATGAATTTTGTGGTTAATGTGTTTCCTTCTGATTTCCAAGATACTGATTCTACTAACCCAGCTAAGTTATACTTAGAAATGAAACGATTTAAACGATTTTTGTCCATAACGATTGTTTTAATTTTTATTTTTTATTTTTGTAAATATAGTTGTTTTATTTTGATTTTCCAAATTAAAATGAGAAAAATTTATCAGATTTAGTGATTTTCAATTGTAAATTTCCCCAACTTAATGCTCTATAAAAATCCTCTAATTTATTCTGCATTTCTCTTTCAAAAATCATATCGTAATCTATGTAATTCTTTACGAATGATTCAATTTCTTCCGGGTCATCTGCACCCTTAAATGCAATAGTTTCCAATCCTAATGGGTTTTGTTTAAGATATACCCATTTCATTTTATCACCATTCTTCATAGGTGAATATTTGAAACCACAATTAAAGTGTTTTAATAATTGATTGTAAGTCCATGCTGCTTTAACATGGGCAGGAGTTCCTTTCATAAATTGGAACATTGCTCCTTTAGCAGGTGTATATTTAGATAATTCTTTAACTGAACTACTCTTTGCAATGTTATACGGCTTTACTAATGGTAGAGATGATTTAAATGTTATGATTTTTTCATCCATAGTTTCCTTTTGCTCACCTCTTAGAATATCAATCAAAGTTTGTTTCATAAAATCTTTGAACGATTGAGGAAATGATGAACGAACCACATCCAATCCTTTTACTTGCAGTTGGTCACATTTAATACCATTCTCCGCAATAATCCATTGTGCATATCTTTTCTTTGCTACCCAAAATCCTGCCTTAGAAACAAACTCTTTTTTAATTTGCAATCTATGTGTATCAATGTTAAATGCTTTTGATGCTAACATATCATAGAAGTTATTTAAGAAGTTTTGGCTCTCACCTGCAATAGCATCCACTTTTAAGGCAATTTCTTCATCATCTTCATTTCTCCAATTAGGAAATCTATGGTCTAATAAAGGAACTGATGAAAAGAATACTGAATCCGTATCAATGTAGATATTGTAATCTATATCCTTTGTTCCCAATTCTTTATTGTATTTGATATTCAACATATTAGCAGTATTTTTAATTACTGTCTGGCCTGTTGTAGTTACTGCTTCCGCATTATCAATATCATAGAAACGGAATGAAGGTAATCCCAATACACCATATAATGAGTTTAATAAGATTTTTTGCACCAATTGTCTTTTACCATAGAATGCATATTGTTCTTTATCACCCTCCTCACCATATTTCTTTTCCAACTTACGATACTCCACACGCTTTTGAAACCACTCTTCTAAGATTGATGGAATACATCCTTTTTTATCTCTTCTATAAATTACACCATTTGATGAAATAGCATAATCATTATCTTTTATGAATTGTTGAAATCTTTCTCTACTAACGGTCTTACCCATAATAGTATATGTTTCATCCAATCCTTTAATATATCTTTCAATATCCCAATCTTCCACCTTTGTCATCTTTGTTTCCGGTGAAATATTCAAACTCATAATAATTGATGGATATAGTGATGTTAAATCCAAGTCATAAATCCAATCGTGCTTTCCAACAATCGGGTCTTTTACATATGCTCCGATAAACTTCTCATCTTTTGCACCTTCATCAATGCCTCCACTTTCTCTCATCGCATCAATTCGTGCATCTGAATCTTCTTTCTTCATTTTATTAGATGCTACCAATCCTCTTTGTCTTAAGAAACATAAAAGTGCTCCTTCCATAATTCTACCTGCAAAGATAAAATCATCATAAGCAATATGACCGGCATGACAGATACCTCTAACTAATTCAATAAATTGTAGTTTCTTATCCATATCTACAATCAATCTAACGTCTTCTAAGTTATACTCAATAAACTTTTCAATATCGTTTTTGAATAACTCATCTAAGTTACCGGTATATTCTACTTTACCTCTACCCAACTCAATTCTTGCGACAGTATCTAAACGATAGTTATCTAATTCTTTGTAGTTGTATTTCTGATAAAGGGTTAAGTAGTCTAATGCAGATACTCCTCCGATAAACCATCTCTTTCTATATGGAGAGAAAAACATTTCTTTAATAGGTGATAATCTTTTTGCATTTCTTTCACCTACAACATTTTTCAAACGATTATATAAATAAGGAATATCAAAGAAGTCAATGTTCCAACCTGTTAAAATCGTTGGAGCAATACTTTCATATATTGTTAAAAATTTTTGTAATAATTCTTGTTCGGTATCAAATGGTAAAATTGAAATATTATCCTTTTCTCTTTTACTAACTTTTCTATCTTTATCTAAAATCAAAACATATTGAGAACCATCTACCGAATCATGCATCGCAATAGAAGTGATTTCATTCAATGCCTTTTCAGTATCGGGCATTCCAGTTTCCATTTCAACCTCAATGTCAAATGTTAAGATTTTATGTCCCTTTGATGGAATATCCGAATTGGTATATAAATCAACTAATGTTCGGGTTACTTCCGGCACATCCGTTTCAAATAAACCTTCATCATCTTTTGAATACTTAAAAACTTTTGTTAATCTATCTCCGTAAATACTTTCCCATTCTCCATTGAGTGCAGGTTTGAATGCATATCGTTGATACGGCATTGTGAAATATCCCTTTACATCATCCCAAATGTGGATAGTATTATTGTTTCTCTGAAAATATATGTTTTGATACACTAATTCAATTGTTTATGTAGTTCTTTAATCATTTTATCATCGTTGTTAGAAAGTTGAATGCTTCTCTCTAACGCCTTTAATTCATATTCCTTTCTATAACTTTCATCATCTAAGAATTTATCCAACATATCAAAGAAATCCTTTTTGTATTTGAAGAAATGTGCCGTTGGGTCTATCTCTTTGTAACAATCAGATTCTTGAAATATCATAGGAGTTCCGTTCATCATACAATCAGTTGCAGCTACACTCCAACCATAATGTGTTTGTCTCATCTGAACCCCTACTTTACATTTTTGTAGTTTCTTATAGTATTCTTCTTTATCCAATTTAGAATTATCCATCCAACTCTCTTCCGGAGTATCACTTAATTGAGGAAGCCATACAACGAAATCCTGTCTTCTTTCTCTATATTCTTTCATCAATTTAATAAATCCAGAATAGTTTTTATTTGCAATACATCTATGATTGAATACAATTACATTTTCTTTTTCCTCTGAAGGTTTATCTAATATTTTATCAGAAGGAACTCCTAAATTCCAAACTACTAATTTCTCTTCTAATGTATTAATAACATTATCATTAAACCATTCTTTTGCCTCTTCAATGATTCTATCTTTTTGTTCTTTTGTATTAAGATAACAACATTTCATTCGGGTAACTTGATACAAAGCCACAACCATATTTCTAAAATTAGCCAAACGGTCTTCGGCATTACAACTTCTCATTTCAAACCAATGAGAATACCCAACTATGTCTTTTTGTGTGAATCTTGCTACCTGAAACCAATCTGGCATATGAGAATAAACTACATCATATTCCAAATTCTTTAATAGTTTCATTATTTCAATTGGAAACACAACTCTCATTGCAAGAATGTTTCCAGAAATATCAACTAAATGTTGTTGAACATTTGGTAAATTTAATTTACCTACTGCTTTTGGTAGGATTAAGTGAAAAAAATAATCCCCCTCCTTATTGAGGGAGATTATATGATTATAGATTACATCTATGAATGAATCTTTTTCTAAATTCTTTAGGTTTGTTATGTTAGGTATAATTAATACCTTTCTAGCTGAACTACTATTAGCACCTTCCCAAAACACCATTTTTTCTATAATTTTTGTTGGAACAAATATACGACTTTTTTCTGATATTTCCAACTAAAAATTAAAGATTTTCGTTAATAGCGTTAGTATAAGCCATCTTAGATTGAACACCGGTAAATCTACCTACTTCAACCCCATTATTTTCAATTACAACAGTCGGAACTGAACGAACTCCGTATTTAGATGCTAATTCAAAATTCTCATCAACATCCACATCTTCAAATACTACATTTGTAAATCCGGCTTTTACCTCTTCAAACATTGGTTTAAGAGTTTTGCAAGGGCCACACCAACTTGCACTAAATTTTTTAACTGTTACCATATCTTTTTCTTTTATTTTAATTATTATCCTTCACAACTTACACATTCTGGATCCATTGCCTTTTGTGCAATATCTCCTCTTAATACCGATTCAGTTCTCATATAATAAAGTGTTTTAACACCTTGCTTCCACGCTTCCATATGAACTTGATTAATCCATTTTGGTTCTGCCGTTGCAGGAAATGCCAAATTAAGAGAAACTGCCTGGTCAATATATTGTTGTCTTACACCTGCTTGTCTTACTAAATCCAATTGGTTAATTTCTTTGAATGTTTTAAATACATCCTTAACTGAATTACATCTACCTTTGTGAGATTCTTCAGTTACTTCAGAACACTCAACTAATTTACCATCTAAAAAACACCACTCATCTAAGAACTCTAATCCTTGCACCGAACCACCGTCTTCTAAAATCTTATCCCAAACTTCTTTATTGTTCTTTCCGATTTTTCTTAACACTCTTTCTAATTCAGGATTCTTTCTAATGAATGTTCCTTTTGAAGTTTGTTCCGTAAATACATTTGCTGCCCATGGTTCAATACCACTACTAACATTACCACTCAATTTAGAGTTAGATACTGTTGGTGCTACTGCTCTTAAGTGAGTATTTCTCAAACCACTTTCTCTACACCATAATGGTTCTCCATATTCGTTTGCCAAATCTCTACTTGCTCTTTCAGATTCAATCTTAATTCCAGAGAAAATCTTACGAGTTTCAAATTGAGCTTGTAAACCTTCAAATGGTAATCCTTTTTGTTGTAAGTAAGTATGCCATCCTAATACACCCAATCCTAATGCTCTACCTCTTTCTGCTGAACGAACTGAATTCTCAAATCCCTTTAAGTTCTTAGCTCTTTGGATGAATTCTTCTAATACACCATCTAAGAATATTGTTGATGTATAAACTAAATCCGTATCTTTCCACTCATCGTATTTAGCTAAGTTTAAAGAAGATAAACAACAAACGAATGAATGTTGCTCATCGGTATGTAAAACGATTTCAGAACAAATGTTAGTCATATGCACTTTCAATCCGTTTTTCTTATACATTTCAGGGTTTTGTTTGTTTACATTACCCTTATACATAATATATGGTTCTCCGGTTGCTTTTCTCTTTTGTAATAATTTACCCCACTTTCTTCTTGCTTCACTATCACCTTCTTCCAACTTCTTCATAAATCTATCACTAACCACTACACACTGATGTAGGTTTAGAGATTGTCTATTCACATCACCCTTTGGTTCTCTAATCTCTAAGAAATCATCAAAGTCTTTGTGTTCAATTTTAATGTTCACCGATGCTGCACCTCTTCTAACACTGCCCTGATTCGTTGCGAGTATCGTAGAATCGTATATCTTAGCAAATGGTATAATACCATCACTTGTTCCATTACCTGTAATTTTAGAGCCCGCAGGTCGTATCATATTGATTCCAATACCAACACCACCGCCATGCTTTGCCAATAACATCAATTCTAAGTTCTTATTACCAATTTCATAGATACTATCACCTACATCAATTCCAAAACAACTGATAGGTAATCCTCTATCCGTTCCTGTGTTTGATAATACCGGAGTTGCTAAACACAACCATCCTTTCCAAATGTAATCAAAAAATTTCGTTGCCAATTGTGGTTTATCCAATCTTTTAGCAACTGCCGTAGCAACTCTCCAATACGCATCTTTCGGTTTCTCACCTGCTTGCAAATAAGTTTTAGATATAGTTTTCACATATATCTCATTGTTTCCCCATGATGGGAAATCCACATCTACCTCCCACCCGAAATCTTCGCCGTAGTTCTTCATAATTCTATAAGTTCGTTGTTATTAAAATATATCATCCCAATTCTCACCCTCTCCCGCTTTTGAATAATCAGTAGGTCTGATTGCAAAGAAATCGGTATGAGTTACTCCACCAGTCAAATGGTAGAACCAATCTAATTGAGATGCTTTTTTATCATTAAATTCAAAATAATCATCACCGCCAGGTATTGGGTTATATCCTAATTCTCCCAATTTTTCATTAACTCTTTTGGAGATGAAATGTTTTAAATCTTCTTTTTTCAAATTTTCTAAATCACCCATTTCAAAAATCTTATCAATGAATTTATGTTCTAAATCAATGATGATTTTCGCTGCTTTGTAAATATCCTCTTTTGCTTCTTCCAATAATTCTGGATATTCTACACACATATGTCTGAATAATTGACAACCCATCTTTGAGTGTAAGGATTCATCTCTAACACTCCATTTCATTTGTTGACCAATTCCCTTCAATAAGTTTCTCATTTGGAAAGAATATAATACAGCAAATGATGAATATAATGCAACACCTTCAGCAAACGCCGAAAAGATTGCTAATGAACGAGCAACTTCAATTCTTGCTTTTTTGTTCTTCATCAAATCAATTGGAGTCCAATCAGCAGTTGTATTAGTTAATAATTCAAATCTTTCCTTCATTGCCTCATCGTGCAAGAATCCTTCAAAATCTTCTAATCCTAATGTTTCGTTTAAATACGAATATGCAATTGAATGGATTGTTTCCTGAGAACCAAATGCCATTGCCATTTGTTTAATCTCATGCTTTGGAAACCATTTAGTAACCATTCCTGTCCAATAATCAGAAACCGCACATTCAGTTTGTGCAAATCCTAAAAGGATATTTCCCACTAAATGCTTTTCTGATTCACTTAAATTCTCATTCCAATCCTTAACATCCATCTGCATCGGAATTTCGGTATGTAACCAAAACGCCTGCATTTGCTTTAACCATCCCTCCGTATAATACTCTGGATATTCAAACGGCTTAAATGGAATTCTTTCTGTAAATAATTTGCTCATTTCTAAAACTTCACTTTTTGTTTCTTAATAGGTAAGAATAAATAGGATATATATTGTAAAAAATTTGTGGTTCTTTAGAAATTTTTTTACCCTATTTTTTCTTTAGTTTTTCTTGCTAAAAATGAATATTGGTTCATATTTAATACCCTTTCCAGCAATAGAAGATAGTGCAAGTTTTATAGTTTTATCCAAAGTAAATCCAACTTCGTTTGCTACTCTAATAGTTTCAGTTTCTATTTCTTTATGCTTAGGCGTATTTGCTATATTCAATAATAATTTTCCTTCTTTCTTCAACCCAATATGACAATTTGCCATAGTTTGTTTTAAGAATCCCTCTACCCATAAATGAGGAGTAGGAAACTTTTTATACGATTGTGTATCCTCTTCACTATACTTTTCAGTATCAAAATAAGGAGGAGATGTAAAACATAAATCTAATGATTCTTTTTCCGGAACAAATACTTCAGAACCCATTTTATGGAGTATGACATTTTTTCCGTAAAAATTCAATTCTTTATTTAATCGTAACAACCCTTCGTAAGTTTTTTCCGATGGGTCAGTTCCTATATATGTTTTACAATTACTTGTTAAGAATCCAATCAATCTTCCTCCCCATCCACAACTCATATCCCATATAGTTTCTCCACCATATGTATTGTAAATCCATTTGGCAGCAGATGGTCTGAAATTACTAACCGTCTGATTACCTCCGTATATTTTAAAATTTTGTCTTAAACGATTTAAAGTAAATTTACCATCACTATGCTTAAGATGCCAATTCCAAGTCTTTCGTATAATCTCTTTTAATTTAGTATCATCATTCCAATAATCAATTGGTCTCATTTTACTATTACCACATTGAACATCTACCCAATGTGGAAAATAACTCCATGCTAAACCTAAGCAATGCATAGTTTGGTCAATATATCCATCTCTGAATATACCAGATTCATCGAATTCGGATAGTGCTTTCATATCACTAACCTTACTATCGGTTGTAGAATGGTAATGTGGAAATCCTTTTCTTCTATGATATCTAAAGATTATATCCAATGCTTCTGTAACATTTTCTATATCTTTTATATTTTGAGTAACTCTTTCGTATTCTAAATCCAATTCATCCCATTCTATAAACTTTGCAAAAGTATTATAGTTTATCATCATAATAAAATTTATCAAAAATAATAGGAGTTATATTATCACCATTATCATTTGTTAGGTGTAATGATAGAATATTATATTCGATATATTCTTCCGCTTCCTGAATGTTCAAACTATGGTCTTTGATTAAAATATCAACCATCATTTTCCAATCATATACAATTCTTTTAGTAGATACATCATATCCAATAATAGCATCATCAAAATAATCTAATATTGCCATACCAGCACATACCTCATCTACTATTTCTAATTTATTCATATTATCCCATATTTTCTACATACTTCTTATGAAGTAATTGTTTTTGTAATAACTCTCCGTTCTTAGATTCTTTTTGTGTAATTATACCATTCGGAGATGTAGAAGAGTAAACCTCAATAATACCTTTGTTAGTATCCATCTTTGCAGGGAATGTTAAACCATCTTGCCCAAATCTATTCTTCATAACATGGAATCGAGCAGTGTTGTTTAATTTATCCGCATCTTTTCTACTAACTGATATAATGAAATCGGCATTCATAACTTTTGCATATGAATCTGCAATCTTATCTGCCTGAATTACTTCCGAATCAATTGCACTTCTATTTGTTTGAGATGCTGTCCAAATTGGAATTTGATATTCACCACTCAAAGCTCTTAAATCAATATAGATACCACCTTGCTCTGCATAATCAGAATTGTTCTTTGAATTAGTAGAAACTAATAAATCCGCATAATCTATAATAATTAAATCGGGTTGGAATTTAGTCTGTCTAACCATATCAACATGTGCTGCAATTGTATTAGCAGTGATACCTTTTGGTGGGTAATATTTAATCATCAATCCACCTTTTAATCTACCAACCTTTTCTTTGATTTCTTCTTTATTCTCTTTCAAATCAGCAGATGGAATTGAAGTAAATATAGTATCATATCTTTGACCTACATAGTTTTGTGTAAGTTCTAAAGTATAGTGTAATACATTCTTTCCTGCTTTAACCGCTGCTGCACCTAATGATGCCAATACCCAAGTTTTACCAATTCCAGATGGTGCAACAACTACTCCCAATTCACCTGGCCCTAAGCCACCATCCATCAATTCATCAATTACCTCCCAACTCGTTCCAACTGTTCTTCTATTTACTTCTTCAAAGCGAACTTCAATTTCTTCTTTGTAATCCAAACCTAAATCATTAGTTTGACCAACTTTAACCGCATCCTTAACCATCTTTTCAATCTTCTCAAATTGACCGGTTTTTAATAACTCTACTGAATTAAGAATTACATTTTTAAAGTTTTGATTTTTACAAAAAGTTACGAATTCAGATTTAACCCATTCTCTATCAGAGTGAGCAGTGTTTTGATATACCGCTTTTAATTGTTGTAATACATTTTGTTGTAATGTATTATCAGATATGGTTTGAACTTCAGTTTTAAAATAATCGGTAGTTGGAATATTTTTGTATTTGTGAAAATATCGTTTAGTTACATCAACAATCCATTTATTAGTATCAGATTCGAAATACTTTGTTTCCAAAATATCAGATACCTGCTCTAAGAATGGTCTATCAACGACCAAATTAGATACAACCTTCGTTTGATAACTCTGCCCGTATTTTGATAAATTATCTACATTTTCACTCATACCTCAAATATAAAATATTATTTATTAATTTCCAAATTATTTTAAGATTAAATTACCAAATGAACTTCGTAACCAATCATTTACATCAGTCCAATTTTGTAATATCTTATACTTCATACCCATACCAATAAATTTCATCTTATCCATTGGTTCTACCTGCTCTCTAAATTTGTCAATTATTTTTAATTTAGTAGTTCCACTTATATCAGGATTATCCAATTGCATTAAATCAAAATTTCTTTCAATAATTTTTTTACTATCTATAATAGTTTGAAAAACTTTGTATTTATCTTTTTCAGCTTCCGCTGCCTGTAATAGTTCCTCTATCGTAACTCTTTTATCTCCTTCGAATAAAGGTAATCTTTTTTGTAAAGTTTTTAATCCGCATCCTTTTACTCCATCAATATTATCAGATTTATCACCATCTAATACTCTATACCAAATAAAGTTTTCAGGATGAATTCCATATAATTCTACCAATCTTTCTTTTGTAATCTTTTCCTTTTTAAGAGGATTCCAAACATTTACATTATCTGATACTAATTGTAAAAAATCTTTATCAGATGAAAGTATTAAAGCATTTTCATCTTCAGTTATTACTTGTTTAGATAAATAACCAATAACATCATCTGCTTCAATATTATCATATACCATAGTGGTTACTGGCAAAATACTTAATATATTACCCAACCAACTTATTTGTCTTTTTAATGAAAGTTGTTCATCTTCTTCACTCATCATATCATCATATTGACGATTTACTCTGAACTTAACTTTTCTATCTGCTTTGTAATTTGAAAAAGTTTGTCTTCTCTTTTGAGAACCACCCTTTCCATCAAATATAACAACTACTCTTGTTGGGTTCTCTTGTCGTATAACCATTCCTATTGACTTTAGAAATCCAACAACTCCTCCTACATGATCCCCATCTTCATTCATCGTTGGATTTGTGCTCCAACATCTAAAAAATGTATTAAGTCCATCTATGAATAGAACCTTTGAATTTCTGGTTCTAACAATAGAATGTTCTTTATCCATCTCTTTCAGTAAACTTTTATACTTGTCGTTCATTAAAGTTTGTTTTTATATCTTCCGAATATTTTAAAATTGTTTCTAAACTGAAATGATGGTATTCATATTCTCCTTCTTCTTTGTAATTAGGAGATGCCATTAAATCATACTTACCATTGAATTTAATAAGTTTATGACCTATATCTAAATCATCAATTAAGTTTAAAACCGTCATATCAATAGAAGAATTGTATTTTAAATTTTTATCTTCTAATAAAATAATTCTCATATCCACCCCAATTGATTCCAAAAATGAAATGATATACTTTACTTGAATTAAGAATTTAAAATAATAATCCAACATATTATCATCAATATCTCTCATGAATTTTGATAGTTTTTCAACTTCAAAATCATCCAATTTTCTTTTAGTGCTATGATAAAATTGAGGGTGTAGAAATAAAGATTTACCATGAGAAAATAATTTATTCTCATGTTCATTCAATGTTCTATATTCCAATTTATCCAAATAAGAAACCCTATTCAAAAACGATAATTGAAATATAATAACATCACCCGATTTATATTCAGGCAATTTCTTTAATATATTAGTGAATATATCATGAGAACCAACTCCTGATATAGCGTGATTTTCTTCTTGTAAATTTAAGTGATTAGCAACTTCACTATAAATGGAGAGGCAAACTCCATCAGCCTGCCTCTCTCTATTATATGTTGAATATGAATCACCAAATATCCATAGTTTATTCATTATTCTACCTCATTTGGTAATGCACTATCAACTTCCATATTGTCGATATCATAAGTATCTTTCTTATATTGAAGAATTGTTAGTTCACAAATTCTTTTGTAAATTTGCTCTCTTAATTCCTCATTATCCATCATCATCTTAATGAAATCTTTAGATTGGAATTTGATTACTTCACCGGTATCGGTATCGGTATATTCATACCATGCACCACCTTGTTTAACCAATTTGTTTTCCTTCATTACCGTCAACCAACTTCCGTAATTATCAATACCCCTATCAAAGAAGATATCGAAATCCGCTGAACGCAATGGTGGCCCTAATCGGTTTTTAACAACTTGTGCTCTTACTGAAATACCTACTACTTTATCACTTCCACCAACCTTCATTTTGATTTGCCCAACATTCTTTAATCTTAAGCGAACTGAAGCGTGGAATGCTAATGCTTTACCACCACTTGTTGTCCAAGGGTCACCGAACATCACACCTAATTTTTGACGAAGTTGGTTTGTGAAAATAACTGCAATTTTTTGTCTACCAATTGTGTTGGTAATTTTTCTCATTGCCTTTGATATGATGATTGCCTTATCAGTTGCATAACCATCTTTATCATAATCAGCCTCCATCTCTTTCTTAGTAGATGCTGCTGCTACCGAATCCACTACGATTGTTACCAATTTTTGTGCATCCTTTTCTCTAACCTTTTCAATAATGGTTTCAATTGTTTCAAAGATATCTTCTACTGTATCAACACTTACATACAATAGTTTAGATACATCTACTCCGATTGCATCAAAGAATTCTCTACTCACCGCAGTTTCAGTATCAATTAATACTGCAATACCACCTTGCTTTTGAGTTTCCGCTAAAAGGTGAGCAGATAGTAATGATTTACCACTCTGCTCTAAACCCGTTAGTTCGGTAATTCTTCCTACTGGAATACCACCATATGGTCGGTTAGAAATAGCAACATCTAACATCGCTGCTCCGGTTGAAATCCATCCATTTACATTGGTTGGTGCTCCTTCCGAATCATCATCTAAATAGAAGGCGATTTTTTGGTCTTTTTGTTTCTTATTCAGACTATCAACCAAAATGTCTGCTAAATCATTTTTTGCCATAATCTATATTATTTGAATAAATCTTCGAATGCATCTGCTACTTGTTGAGTAGTTTTAGCTACCGCTGGTTTTTCATCATCCCAAGGTAATTCAGATGTTGGTTGTTTTGCCGCTGGTTGTTCTACAACATCATCTAATTGATGTGGTTTAGAATCAAAATCGAAAGAATCAGCTACTGATTGTTCAGATTTAGCAACAATTGTTTCTTGTGTCGCAGAAGTTGCAGTATCTTCGGTTGTGTTACCACTTAACCAATTCTCTAAAATCTTCTTCAACTCATCGTAAGATAATTCAGAATAGATAGATGTAATATCTTTTTGATTTTCCAACAAATCTTTGATTTTAGCATCTTCATCGTGCAATTTAGTAGAGTTAGGTTTTACTCTGATGCCTGTTGTTGGATAAGAAGCCCCACCTTCTGGTGCAGTATATTCTACTACGATATCTCTACCATTTAACGGATGAGATAAATCACCATAATCAGGGTCTGCAAAATAACCTAATAATTCTTGGTAAACGGTCTTACCGAATCCCCAAAATTTAACACCTTCGTGTTCCAATCCTCTAACCAATACTGGAACAAATGTTCTTAATTTTGGCTCCATTTTCTTAGCCTCGCGGTAATCTTCCTTTCCCCCCATTCTTTTAAGTTTGTCAGCAAACTCTACAATAGGGTCAGGTCTTCCGAAAGAAGCTGGAGATAAATAAGATTTGTTGTTGATGTTGTAGTGGAAATACAATTCAATGAAAGGAATTTCTTTGTTGAATTTGTAAGGTACTAAACGAAGTTGATGTTTTCCGACTGTTGGTTTCCAAAGAGAATCGGATGTCTTTTGTGTGCCCTGCAATTTGTTAAGACGGGCTCTGATTGCGTCTAAATTTGTCGCCATGTTTTATGTATTTAAGTTTTAAAAAATTAAAGTTTAAGCTTTACAAATATAAATATTTGGAACTCAAAAACTTAAAACAAATATATGAAATAATTCTTTAAGTTCCAAATATTTTTAACTCTATTTTTGTAGAATTTTTTTAGGAGAGGTTCTATTGGATTTTACTTCTTTGTAATTATCAGCGATTCTCTTTTGTTCATTGATTTTCGCTAATGTCCAATAACCATCCATATGGTTTTCATACAATTCCTCCCATAGAGTTAGATTTTCAGAATAACTATG